AAATCACAATCATAAAAATAATTCATTTTACTATTGACTTTTTATTAGCAGGCTTTCATAATTGATTGGTTACATACATTTATTCTCTTTTTGTATTGGGAATTTTTAGCGAATCAATGCTAAGAAATCATCTTCTGAAATGATAGGAATATTAAGCGATTTTGCTTTCTGATTTTTAGATGAAGTACTATTGGCATCATTGTTAATAAGATAATCTGTTTTACTTGATATAGAACCTGACACTTTGCCACCATGAAATTCAATATCTGCTTTTAATTCATTTCTATTAGCATAATGATTAACTGAACCTGTTATAACAAACGTTTTACCATCTAACGTATTAAGCCGTTCTTTTATTGCTGATTGTGGCATTACAAACATGAACTCTTTAGATAAGTCAAGGACTTCTGAATAATGCTCTGAGAAATACTGATTTAATGATTGAATTAATGAGTCTCCAACACCATGTAAATATCTAAAATAATCTGCTTTTGTCTCACTATCCATAACTTTCATAAACTCATGGATATCATAATCAACTGATTCTGCTATCATTTTACTTGCTGACTTACCAAGTAACGGAATAGATAATGCTGCGAGAAATTTATCAAGTGTAACTGCTCTTGACTCATCAATGGATGTAAGCAATTTATCTACTGACTTCTTGCCAAATCCTTCAAGGGTTTTCATTTTTGATTCATAATCTGATAAATGGTAAATATCTTTGATGGAGTTGAGCCAACCTAGATTAATAAATTTTTCAATAGTCGCTTCTGACAAGCCATCAATATTAAGCGTATCTCTGTTCACTGCACTGACAAGTTTGCCAAGTAGCTTTCCTTTACAATCTGGATTAGTACAAACAAGTACCTTAGAGTCATTCTCTTTAACTACTTTAGTATTTCCGCCACAAATAGGACAATTATCTGGAATTGGAATACAACCTCTATCAATATTTTCTTCTGCCCACCGAATCTGAGGAATTATGAGGTTGGCTTTGTATACTCCAATATGCTGTCCAATAAAAGGTACGCCCATTATTCCATTCATAACTGAAAGATTATGTAGAGATGCTTTCTCAACAATACTTCCTTCAATTTCTACTGGTTTAAAAATTGCTACAGGAGTTAAAGTACCAGTTTTACCCATTGTATATTCAATATTAATCAGTTCTGTCTCATATGAATCGTTTGCGACTTTATATGCAATACCATTATTATAATGATGACTTGTATTACCAAGTGATTTACCATATTTAACATCTTCAAACTTGAATACCACTCCGTCTTGAGGTAAATATTTTTCTTCTGCTATTTTTAAAAAATATTCAATGGCTTTTTCATAAGATAACTCAAGCAATGATAATTTAGCAAATGGAACTGTCTCAAATCCTAAATCTTGTGCTTCCATAAGTGATGCGAAAAATGAATTAGAATTATTTGAACCCTCAACCACTTCCCATGCATACCATCTCATACATCTGTTTTTTACAATAGAAGTATCAAGGCTTGCTAATGTTCCAGAGGCAAGATTACGGCTATTTTTATATTCGCCATTTTTGTTGATTCTCTCAAAATCATCTAATTTAATAAGTGCTTCACCGTCAATGATATAAGTTCCTTCCTTATTAATATGTAATGGAACATTTAAAAACTGTTTTACATGCTCTGTAATATCGTTACCTATTGTTCCATTGCCACGAGATTCACCCCGAATGAATTCTCCATCTTGATAGATTAAACGGCAACTCAATCCATCAAGTTTTACGGAAGCTACTGAATCATGACCTTTTGCAAACTTTTTAATCTCTTCTGCACTATGGCATTTATCAAGCGAAAGCATTGGTGTTTTGTGCGTTATTTTGGGAATGTTATTTAGTATGACAGTACCCACATTTTGAGTTGGGCTATTAGACAATACAATTCCACACTCATCTTCCCATCGTTTTAACTGTTTGAGCTTAGTATCAAACTCCGCATCAGACATAATTGGATTTCCTGTATTATAATACGCTTCTGACGCTTCGTTTAATTCTTTTACACGATTAACTAACTGTTCTTTATTCATTTTCTTACCTCATACTTTTTAATCGCTGACCACAATTATCACAATAATTCTGAGCAGGAATATTATTATCAACAACATATCCGCATTTTGGACAAAATATAAATCCTCCACGTTTAATTTTAATTAATGGTGTTTCTCGGCTCTTATATTTATTAATCAATGTTTTTAATTTTTCATTTTCCTTTTGAAGATAAGATATTATCTGTTTCATATCCATATACTCTTGAATTTCAGACTCTTTATTTAAAATTATTTCATGTTTCATACGATTACCTCAGTTATATTTCACCACATACCGTTTGTGTGACATATTCTTTTATATATTCTATCATTTCATCTTCTTCTGGAAAGAACAAATCCATTTTCTTTTTAGAAGCCAACCATCCAAAAAAGTTACTGCACAATTGTCCAAATCTCCAATCTGGAAATGATTTTTTATGTATCTCACATAACTGCGTGTAAAACGAATCTAATTTTTCTGGATCTCTCGTATCAATCATCTCCTTTTTTAAAATATTCTTGTGCCAACTCTCCATATTTTACAGAAAGTTCGTTTGTGTCTTCTAACAGGAAAAAATTTTCTTCACCATAATGTTTCATAATTTTTTCTTGATTGTGTAAGATTTGCGAAACGCTCTAAATATAAGTCCAATAACTTTATTATTCATATACTTATCCTCGTAATTCCTCTCGATCCTCTTAGTCTTTGTCCACAATTATCACAATATTTCTGTGTTGGAACATTATTATCAACTATATATCTGCAAACAGGACATTTTAAATAATTCCCAACTTGAACTTTCTTCATTGGTGTATTTTTATATTTAAGTATTTTGTACTCGTTATATTCATCTTCATTTAATATATACTGCATAATATTGTCTCCCAAGAAATGAACATTTCTTCTGCTTTTTTGTCCTCGAAAGCCCTTATAAATCAATGGTTTTCAGACTTCCCATCATACATAATCAACTCTTCTGCGTATGGAAGTGACTCTACCCACTTGATAAATGACTCTGACCACTCTGTAAGCTTATGGTTTCTACGCTGAAAGTACATATTACGGACATTTTCATAATTCATTGTTATTGTACGCTTCTGTAACCAGCTCTCAGGAAGCCAACGCACAAGCTCTTTCCAATATCTCTTATCTTTTGTTTCAAGATACTTCTGACGAATATTTTCTAATACATAAATAATATCCTCTTCACATGTTGAAATATTATCTAACCCGTCATCATCATTTGGATTATCAGCAAGAGATAAATTCCTGTCGTAATCATCAACTTCAAAACAATCTAATGTAATTGGTGTTGTAGCAAGCTTGTGCATTGTACTTGTTGAATTTGCAACTGTTCCTACCTTATAAGTATCAAATTCTTTCCACCAATAAAGAGGGGCTGTAATATCAACTGATACAAAAATCTGTCGCATAAACTTTCTATGCTCATTCCCTGCTTTAATAAGAGTCTGTGCAAGTTTCATATCATTTGCTCCAATTATATAATTGTCGTTATTTTTATATCCAAAACAATATTCTCCGACATCGTAACATTTATCACAATATTTTTCATCATCACAACCATAATGACTATCACTCTTATGCCAAGAATTCTTCGGATTTCTCATCCCACGGAGACTGTGTTCAAATCCCCATACTTCTGTGTTCTCAAATTTCAAATCTTAATCCTCCTATTTCTTAATTTTAATGAAAGTTTAGATTACTGTGAATTACCAATTAAAGTATTGTCTATTTCTACATACTGGACATTTGATATTGTAACTACCAAGACCATCATGCATTACACCCATTTGATCGGTTACATTACACTCACTTTTTTCAAACTCAAATATCGAACCGCATTTATCGCAGGTCAATCTTTTAGTTAGTGTTATTGGCTCATGTCGTTCTATAATATTCATGTCTTATCCTCCTAAGAAATAATGGCTTCTTGCTATTTTTCTTTTATCCACAGTGCAATTTTATCATCAATATATTTACTGTAATCTACTCCTGGAAATCTTGTACCCTTGCACACAAATGGACATAATTTGTTATTATCTTTCTTCATTATATGAAATGTGACATCCATATTCGTTGGTTCAAGATTACAGTGCGTTGTTACTCCATATTTTCTCTGCACTTTTGATGTATATGGGCATTCATAACAATGCATAATTACCTCCTTAATTTTCGTAAGAAACTGTCGATTCTTGTTACTGTATTATTCTCTGTTCTTTACAAAACTTCATCGACAATTCCGTACTTGACCGCCTTATCAGAATGAATATAGAAATCTTTCTTCTTTTCACGAATCTCCTTAATATCATCTTTTGTGAGATTTGTTCTGTCGATTACATATTCTTCATTCTTTTTATTCAACCAGTCCATTTCTTCTCTGTCTTCTACCAAGTCCTGATATTTACCATTTCTCCAACAACTCATTTGATGACACATAAATGTTGAATGCTTATAACAATATCTCTTATGACCTGCTAAGAAAATCTTAAAAGCTGCACTCATCGCATATCCTGTACAATATGTATAGATTGGAGTTTTGCTATTGAGAATAATATCAATTAATCCCCACATATCATAAATAGATCCACCATATGAGTTGATGTATAGCTTAATTGGCTCACGCTTATAATCTTTTTCTTTTTCATCTTTCTCATCGTCTTCTCGAATCTGATATAAAATATCCCACATCAATTTGCCAATAGATTCGTTGTCTACATCATCTGATAAATAAAATGTCTTTTTATTAGTATTTGTATATGTATTGTCTCTTGTTGAACTCATAAAGTATTCTCCTTATATTTAATTCTCTGTTTCAAATCCAACTTGTATATATCTATCTAATTCAGATTTAGCATTTTCATTCAATAATTGTTTTTCATCAACCAATATAATTGTTCCTGGCTGTACTCTCCCTTTCAACTGACTTGGTGTAAGTACAATTGGATTGAATTTTAAGTGCATTTTATATACATAGTCTGCCATGCTTCCCATCGGTTCAATAACAGGAATTTTATATTTACCACTAATCTTCATCAGATTATATGTTTTGCCGATCCCTCTACTATTAAAACCATATAATTGTTTAATGTGTGTTTGTCGTTTCTTTACATAATATTTCAGCTCATGATATAATGCTTTTGATTTTAATAAATATGACCAGTGTTCTAATCGTTCATAAAATTTCATATATAGTATCATCTCCTTTGCTATGTACTATATATAGCAGTTGCGTGTTTATCTAACCACTATATATTGTGTTAAAAACGACATGAAATCCGTCTTTCCTTGGCTTTTTGAGTCCCTGAAACGCCCTATTTATGGGCATCCCAGGGTTTGAGTTATTTCCAAATTCCTTGTTTTAATTTTTCTTTTACAAACTCATTCTTCATTTCATAAATATCAGTACCACATGCATTACATACTCCATAAATTTTCTTACCATCAAATTCATAATGATAACAGTTTGAGCCACAACCACACGGATTTAGTGAGTCACTAGAGTAGTAACACCAAACCTTCTCATCATCTTTATAACATTGTGTCTTTCGTTTGTCTGTGATGGAATCAATCAACTCATTCAAATCTGTCAATTCAATATTCTCTTTTTCTAACTTGTCACAACGCTCACATGCTTTATTGAATAGCTTTTTCATTTTAAAGAATAAATCAACAACCTTTTCATGTGGCATCTGTCTCATATCTTCATAACATTCATTGTCGGAAAACATTGTTTCCACATCTCTTAAATGCTCTCTCATTACATCACAAGCAATTGCACAAGCTTCATTAATTTTCTCAATCGTTTTATCTCTGTTAAAGCCAGCATAATATTCAATTTCTGCAATCGCATCTGCTGATGTTTCAAGATCTAAAATACGAATAGCCTCTTCTATTGACACGCTTATATAATTTCCTCCATATCATAATTCTCTCTTATATAGTCACATAACTCTTGTATTGTGGTCTTGATATGTTCATCATCCTTTAGACAAGGATGAATATTACACATACAAGAACCTTTTGCACCATTCTTTTTAAACAACTTCCAGTTGAATGTAATCCACAACAGAGGAATTTTAGTAAGATTTTTCGTAAATAATCGTGTTAAAATTTTCATAGAAGTTCCTCTTTCTCAATTTCTTTTACACAATCTAAGCAATAACATCCTTCATGTCCTTCGATATGATAAAGAAAGCACATCCAATTCTGATTCCATTTACCATTATCAACACATCTTTTACAACTACCCTGTCCTTCGCCTTTACATTGTGTTACATTTAATTTATTCATAGATTGTTACCTCCTACTGTATTATTCTCTCTATCGAAGATAATTCTTTAAGAAATATTCAAAATACTCTCTGATAAACAGTCCTGAATATTGATTGTTTGGCATAAACATAATTGGAATATTATATTTAAACCAAAAGCTATGTATTGATGCAATGAATGATTTTCGATTATATTTTGTATCATAATTACCTTTTGCAATATCTTCATAAGAAGCATTTTCAATTAACAGAACTTTTGTTTTAGGTGCAAGACATAATTCTTTTTCAAATCTATCACGCTCTTTTGTCAGATTACCACTTATTTCTTCAAGACTTGCTTTTCTCTCAATGACACATGAATTTGTAAAATACAAATCACGAAGTATTCCAAGTTTTTCATTAGCTAGGATCATGAATGAATAATCACCATAGTTTAAAGCTTTCTTTTTATATTTAATTTCTTTTCTATCAAAATAATCCGTAATGTGAGAATTGACTTTCTCTCTTGTGTCAACAAGGATTACAATGGAAGATATTAGCTCTTCCATTTCCTTATCTGTGTACTTATATTTGTTAAATATCGTCTTCGTCCTCCTCAATATCGTTTTTTATTACAAATTTACTCAACCAAAATTCAAATTTATCGGGTACTTCTTTATAAATTTTCTTACCTGTAACTGGATTTATTTCACCAGTTGGTTCTTTTTTATTCTTTTTTTCAAGGGAAATAATATATAGAATAGCACCTTTGTTGAACGGATTACGGTTGTATGCACTTGTCCACATTTTGACTGTACGTGTTTTTCCACTATAAATTTCATACAAAGTAATTGTTGTAAGATATTTCGTAGAATTAATGTTTGATACATAATATAGTCGCTTATTTGCTGTCGGCTGAACATAAGATACATACCCATATAATTCTTGTTGATAATTAAAAATATCCATGAGAGAGGTTTCTTTATACTCTACATTTTTAATAATATCCTTTAGCAAGGATACCGAATCAAAATCTTTCCAAATCTTTTCTGTCTGTTTTTTACAATGCAATTTGACTATATCTTTAGGTAGTCCAAGTTCTTCCAGCTTATCTATTTTAAATTGCTTTTTACCATATACTTTATCAAAATAATCTACTTGCTTAAGTAAAGTATTTATTTCTCCGAATTCAGAAAAGAAATTCAACTTAATCAATATCTCTAATTGTTTAGAATTAACAGATGTATTTTTTATGTCAATCAATAAATCTATAAAATCATCATATTTATTATCTTTCAAAGCATATAAATCATCACCTACATTATCGCCAATATATTTAATAGACGACATTCCTTTATATATTGTATTATTCTCTCTATTGTAAGAATATTTTGAAGTTGAATGTCTAAATTTAATGTCGCTTAATTTAATGTTGAAATAATCTAATTCTTTTTTCAATTTATTTGTTCTTACTTGATCATCGGAATAATTATTGAAACACACACTATAATATTCAAGAGGATAATTAACCTTTAGATATGCACCATAGCACATATCTAATGAAGTAGCTGCTGCATGAGCACTACAAAAACCATAACTCATACAGCTTTGAATCATTTGCCAAGTCGTATCGAATCCGTCTTCTGAACCAGTATTGATTATCCATTGTTTCCTAATTCTTTCTTCGAGATTGGCAAAATCTTCTGGTTTTATCTTCTTTTTAGATATCTTTTTTATTAATCCAATTGACTCAGCAGGTGTTACACCAAGCCAATCAAAATATTGCATTAAAGACTCTTGGAATAATATATATCCATGTGTATCGTTTAAAACTTTGTCTAACTGTTCTGAACCAGTTGTATAGTCTTCACGATTTAAGAATTGTTCCCTCCATGAGTCAAACGATGGTCTAATGGCTGCCGTTAAATGTGCGCCATCTTCAAATGAAGACACCTTATATCTTTTTGCTTGTTGTGAACCATTATCACTATCCACCTGATTAAGAGTACAGGTTATTCCGTTCTTAAATAAATCCCATATTCTTTTATCATCTTTGATGGATCTTAACAACTCATTCGCTGTAATAATCGGTTTTCCAATCTCTTTAAATGTTTCATCAATTAATTTCCAAACTTTAACAATTAGATAATCGTTTTTGAGTACTTTATATTCATCCGCTTCGGATGATGTAATCAGCACACAAAGATTTTCGCCTAGTCTAGTAACTCCATATTCGTATAATAAATTTTTGTCACTTAGAATGTGGGCGCAAGGATGTACTGAACCAGATACGATTGTTCCTACATATTTATTCGCTTCTTCTATGATTGGTTTCCATTTTTCATCATTTTCATAGGCTTCAAGATTTTTTGCTACATCATTAAATTCATCAAAATCCATACCTTTTGAACGACATACATTTCTAAATGCCTCTGAAATCTGCATAGTTCCAGGTGCATACATTGGATAACAACCATGCTCTCCCAATAATTCTCTCGAAGCTTTAACGAATGGCTCTTGACTTTTCACATTAAAATCAATATCTGGGAGTGACCGATTTTCTAATAGTCGTGCCGTAGAAGCAAATCTATCTGGGAAAAGAGGGAGATTAATTTTAAACCTATCAAGCTGTGTCATTCCCAATATCCTATTAATATAAAACGAACCACAGCTACCTCTTCCGCCTCTCGTAAGTACTCCACCGTATTTATTTACTGCTAAATCAACGTTCTTCTCATTAAATAAGAAATAATCTGCCGTATGAACTTCGTCATTTGTATCCTCTATGATTTTCATTTCATATCGAATGCCATCTCGGTATCTTTTAAAATCATTGTCCGATATATTTTCTTGTTCTCTAATGACTTTGAATCGTTTATTGATTTCTTGTTTAAGGAGTTTTACACGCTGATTTGGCGTAAGATTTGGATAAATAGTTGGCATCTTGATAGAATAATCAAGCTTGATTTCTTCGCAGTTATCAAATATTAATGTATTATTAATTGCATCATTAATTTGATTATCGGATAAAACATTCTGTTTTTTAAATCGTTCTATCATTGTCTCCGCAGTCGGATAATCTAAGATAAAATCATCTTCGCTACCATAATTAATATGCTTGCCTTTTAATAATTCAAGACGTTCTTGTTTACCACTCTCATCTATATAGTGTGAGTCATTCGCAGCTATTAAAGATAAACCATATTCATCTGAATAATAAATAGCTTTTTTATTTACCTCTATTTGAACAGGATCAAGATGAGTTTGGACTTCAAGCATTATGTTATTACCGAAATGTTTGAATAAGGGCTTAAATATTTTCTCAATTGAATCCTCGTCTCTCAATAGACCAGCAACGCAGGCTGTTGTAATATATACATCATTCTTATCTAAAGCCAATAAATCTTTCATGAAAAATCTAGGTTTATAATAAAAACCATTTATATTTGCCATACTTGACACATAATTCATTTTTTTTCTTGTTTCATCAGTCTTAGGAATTACGACAATATGATAATTCCTTTTATCTTTTTCGGAAGCGTCTGGAACAATATATCCTTCAATTCCTGCTATACATTTAATACCATATTTATTGCAAAGCGTTCTTGCTTCAAATATATCTCCAAACGAACCATGATTAGTCGTAAAGTAACTCGTATGACCATATTCAAGTGCTTTTAAAATATATTCTTCCTGCTTTGTATTTGTATCAGGTGAAAAAATATTAGAGACATGATCGTGCTTATGATAATTGTTATATCGCATATTGCATTTCCTCATTTCCTATAAGTTCTAATAATGTATTCTCTTTTATCTCTGATAAGTTGTTTTCATTGGTAATGATTTTAGCTTTGTTGTATGGGATTTTATGAGAACGGCAATAGGTACTTAGCCCTATTTTTTCGTTATTTGATATTACAAAAACATATTGAGCAGCTTCTGTAATATTAGAATTATTCAGAATTTTCTTCTTTACAATGTCTAAATCGTTAGGAAGTGTATTTAAAATTAATTGATCTATTTTTCTGCTTGATTCAGCATCAAATGTAAGATACCTTGTATCTTTTTGTTGCCAACAATTCATATTGAATCTTTCTTTGCAAAGTTTGATGTATAAATCAATCTCATCTTGGGTATATTCTGCTAAACACAAAGACCATGTGTTCCAACGACTACCATCGTCTAATATGTGTAAACACAAACCTAATTCGTTAAGTTTATTGATTTTATCTATTCGAGGCATTTCTCGGATTTCTTTTAACTGATAAATAATACGTGTTTCAAATCTATAATATGGCTGACATAAATATTGTTTATCTACCCCAAAAGTACTATATGATTCTTTATAATATTTCGGAGGTGAACTACATAAATCTTTTAATTGTTCATATTTCCAAAATAAATAATCCTTTTCATCAATTGCATGACTTTCGATGTATAATGGCTGATTTTCTCTTTTATCAATATGCCCATCTCCTAGAGTTCCAAATAAAATAATTTGATATTGTAAATCTGATAAATTTTTATTTTCTTTAAAAGTCCAACCATTTAATCTATGTATTTCGGAGCACCATTTTTGAATTACTCTCAAAGAAGCTCCGCATTCATCAGCCATTTCTTGATGAGACATCCCTTTTATGACATATCGTTCATAACACCAATTATAATCTTGATACGGTGCTTTAAATTTCGGATTGTTGCTACGCATATATTTCTCGCCAAGTTTAAGATATGAACTTCGAGAATTTATCATTCCAATGCTCATATTCATTTTTTTGCATATTTCATCAAAAGATAGTCCGATTTTATATAACTCTTTAAGCTCCGTATCTTCTTCTTTTGTCCACTTATGTCGTTTAGCATGATCTGATTGCGTTGTATCTAATAAATATCCATGTCTTATAAGTTGATTATAATGTTTATTACAAAGTTCTTTATTTTTATATTTACCATCTCTATGCCAAATATAGTATTTAATACTTTCTCTATCTCCACAAATTGAGCAACAATTAGTTAAATGCTGTATATCGCTTGGAATAATCTTATTTGTATCTGTCGGTTTACCATTTCTTTTTATTTGCAACCAATGTCTATTGCACAATTTTGCCCTTTTATGAAAATTTTTATCATCCGCAGAAGATAAACCACAAACAGAACATTCTACATCGGGTAATATAGTTCCTATATCAATCCACCTCCTCAATCTCATCACATATAACCTTTAGCGAAAACTTTCTGCCAAGCCAGCCACTATCTAGTACACCAATAACTTGTAATTCGTCATTCATCATTGAATGATCCTCCATCTCATCAAATGAACCATCAAAATTCCACTTGATAATCTGTAAATAATCATTTGGTTTAATTACAAGATGTTTATAATCACTCATTTGCCCAATCTCATATTCATTGATACCATCTATAAATACTTTTACAGGCTTGAAATCTGTACCAGATATTCTGTCAATCATCTTAATTTTTTCTATTAGATTACGAGTTATATCTGAAATATCCAACTGAATATCTACATCAACAGATACATTCGTATTTAATTTGGGAAGAGTTTCTTCTATATATAATGTAAATTTATCTAAGTCCTCTTTTTTAATTGAAATACCAGCCGCAAGTTCATGTCCATCACATTTTGCTAATTTACTGTCATTACAAATCTTTCTAAAATCTGGAACTCCCACAGCTCGCATTGAACCAGAATATGTATCTCCACAATCTTTCAAAATAAGAATAGGTTTCTGATACTTTTCAAGTAATTTATTACCCAAAAGTCCTGATATACCATAAGATGTATCAATAAACGCAACTATCATTTTCTTATCAGTCTGAGTTTCGCACTGTTTAATTACACTTGGTAAGAGTCTTGAAACTTCTTCATTCTGTAACTCTTTACACTTCTTTAGTTCTTTAACATATGCCAATACTTGTTTATTGTCATCAGCTAAGAATGCGTCAAGAGCTATATTATTCTTGCCAATTCTATTTGCAGCATTCACAATAGGAGCAAGACTAAATGCAACTGCTGTGCTGTTAAAATCAAAGCTTCCCACTATTTTCTTAATACATGGATTTATTTTCTTACTTAAACCAATCTTTGCAATGTATCTATTCTCTGGTGAAGTCATAGACATCATATCGCCAATTATTCCACTTGCAGCTAAATCAACAAGTTCGTCAGCAAAATCTGTAGTATTTATCTCATCAAAATACTTACAAAACTTCCATACAACTCCTGCTCCTGATAACTGTGGATTCTCATATTTTCTCTGAGAAGATACCAAAATTGTATAATCGTCATATGGCTTATTTTCTTTAATCGCATGATGGTCAAGAATAATAATATCTACGCCCATATCTCTCAACTTTTTATACTGGGACACGTCCTTGTCCAAGCTATCTACAATAATAAGCAAATCAGAATCCTCAAATTGCGATAAATCTTGTCCTATTAATCCATGCTGTTTCCCTTCGTCAATATGAATTTGAATATTGTCTGTAAAATGTTTAAGATACCTTGTCACAATTGTGCCTGATGCAATTCCATCCAAATCTGTATCAGCTAATATTGAAATATGTTCGTTGTTATTAATTGCACTCATTACTCTCTCATACGCTTCATTAATACGATATAATGAATCAAGAGGTAATAAATCCTCTTCTGCTGGGTTCATGAAATGGTCTACATCTTCAATACCACGTTGCTCAAAAATAGTCTGAACAATCTCATCTTCTAACATTCCACGACAGTCATTTAAAATCCTATAATTCGTTATCTTCATCTCCAATCATTGTTATTTCATTCAATAATATATTTTCTAAACATTCTTTTCCTAAATCAGATGGTGAAACTTTATCTTTGTATCCTCGCCCAAAATAACTCCAATAGCCAAGTTCTATCTCTGTGAACCTAGAATAATTCTTTACCATATCAATATTTCTCATAATATTTTCTAAGCCATATCCGACATCATGTAAGAAAATTATCTTTTTAGGATTTAATTCAAGTAACATTTTGACTTGTTGAATAGAAATAGATCCGCTTCCAAGAGATACACAATTTCTTATTCCATAAGAAAAACACTGCATACAACTCTTTTCAGCCTCAAAGATATAGATTGTATTATCTACTAAGAATTCATAATTTTGAGAATAACCAAATAATGTTTGGCTCATGCTGCAAGGTACAGCATAAAAATATTTCATCTCACCATCAGCAACATCATAATTAAATCGTTCTTTAACACCCATAAGCTGCCCAAACTGATTTCTTATAGGGATAACAATGCCTTGCGATTCTACATCATATCTTATGCCAAAAAATTTTTGTGAAAGAAGTGATATATTATCGGCAAGAAACTTTGTATTCCCACAATGAACATAGCAATTTAAGATGGAATCATCATATGTATTGACTTTATTCGTTCTTCGTTTTCTAATCTTCTCATAAAATCCTCCAAAAATTCCTCTATTATCAAAGAAATCATAGTAATCTGTAATACCTAATACATGTTTTACTTCATTAAGTACATCTATAAATTCAACTTTTCTCTGGTCAATAATATATGAAAAAATATCTTTTCTGATATTTCTTGCATAATCTATAGTGTACAGATATTCATTATTTTCAAGATTAATTACTATACTTTTCTTTGATGATTTTTCGTCTCGTCCAAATGATATGTATTTAGGACGAATTACTATGTTACAATAGCCAAAATGTTCAAGAACATCTTTTAGCTTATCTGGGTGATTTATCAGTTCTTTTTTTACATCCGCTAACATATATCACTCCATAATTTGTTATTTTATTTCACACCATACTGTTCGTATAAATGCTTTTGTGGTGCAAACTCTCCATAATATTTATTCTCTGCTTTAAGTCTAGCAACCACAGCTTCTTCAAAATTCCATCCAGCATACACAGTTTTTCTTTTGCCATTAACGGTAACTCTTGCAACCCATCTGCCTCTTGAATCTAAATTCACACCAGTCACACCAGAAGTATTATTAACTTTTAACGAAATATTTTGATTATTTTCTGTATATGTACACTTTCGAAGATTACATCTTCTATTATCCAACTTATTTCTATTTTTATGATCATACAAATAATCATTAAACAATATAAAATGCATTGGAACGTATTTATCTTTAATTATTGTATAAGCATATCCAACATTCCAATTCCACGAATATTGTTTTATTAATTCATAATCTGCTTTATCAAAAATTGTAGATTTACCATTGCTTAAAATACATTCCATATAATCTTTATGTTCAATATATTTGTTATAAGCTTTTCTTATCATTACAGGACATGTTTTAGCATATTCTTTTTGAAGGCATCCACAAGACTGTGTTTTACCAGAAGTAAGTTGTGACCTTAATATTGACTTTATGTTTCCACAATCACATCTACACTTCCAATAAATTATTTTGGGTTTACTTTTTTCTTCGTCTATATCAAGAACAGTTAATCTTCCAAATTTTTCGCCTTTTAAATTTTTAAACCCACTTCCATGTTTCATTATTTAATCTCCCCATGTTTAAATCTCGCTTGCGCTACTTCACGGAAGATGCAGTGATCACCGTCATAACGTAAAAGATAACCAACTCCGTTATCGCTTGAATTAGCACCAGACCTACATTTTTCCACAAAAAGTGCTCTCCATACTGCATTAGGATCAGGTTTGTATTCTTCTTCTATCCACTTATCATTAACTTTTTTGAGCCTAAACGGACGACAATAGTATTTACTTTTTTCATCCAATTCTTCCGCATACACAGTTCTCATTAGGAATAAATTTTCCAAAATCTCTTTAATCTGTTTTGCATTACTCAAACAACTCGCGTCAAGAAACAGTTTGCCCTTCATGTATTCCGCTAACTGAACAGAAGCAAGCATGATCAAATTATATTTTTTTGCTAATTTATCAAGTTCTCGACTATCTCTTACAAGTGATAAGTCTTGTCTAGCAGATGAAAAATCTCCTTCTTGAATTTTGAATGTGTCATATAGTACAGTATCATATCCATGTCTCAGAACATTTTCACGAATTTTCTTTTTTACTACCCTCATATCTGCGTCATTGATTGAGATAAATTTAACTCTTCCTTTATAATTCTCTCTCCAAAACTTCTGAACATCCGTTAGTTGTTCTCTACTTTCTGCATTTATATCGCCAGATGTCATTTTCTTTTTTGTAAGTTTGAAATATCTATTGCGCTTTCCAAGTAACCAAACCATGAATTTTATCTTAAATTTTTTAATATTTTCCTCATTGGAGATAATAAGAATTTTTCGATCATAATGTAGAAGTGCCATAAGAACTGTAATCCACCATGTAGATTTGCCTGCACTAGAGAAACCACCCATCATAGTAAGTGTTCCTTCAAGTAATCCCATTATCTGTCGTGATAGAAAAGGAAAACAGTTCATTTCCTCTCCGTTTTTATCATATCCTGCTACATCAAATGGAACACCATTCTCTTCCCCATCTTTACAAGATTCAATAAATTCATCATTAAAATCTATTTCTTCCTCTTCAAGAACTTTACTACTATATCCTGTACCATAACTTGATATACGAGCTTCATACCAATCCGTGACTTCTTCAGCAGTCATTTTTCTAAATAACTTTAGTGGAACTACTTTCTTATCTCCTATCGTTATTTCTTGTAGAAGATTAAAACCATCCTTATACATATTCATCATAATATTCTCTCTATAAAGAATATCTATGTATGTATCAAAATTCTGAATATTGATAATATCAATCTGGTGTTGAATTGTTTCCCAGCCACCTTTATCTTCAAATTTTTCAATAACTTCTTGATTCATATTAGACAGAATGGTAATTTCATCCAGAGAATAAAATCCCTTCTTTCGTAAATTTTTCAATAAAGAAAAATAAAAAAGACCATCTGCTGTGACAAAATCTTTTTGCTCAAATGTTGTATCATCAAGCAGAAGCATATCTTTGAAGAAACAACTAATGACATTACCCTCTATTTCAATCCTACCTTTTAATAATTGAGCAGGATACTTTTCTTTCACGCCTGTAATAAACTCACTTATGTCAATCACCTACACTTTCTTCAATTTCAGATAAACTTCTACGTTTATTTCTTCTCTTATAATTTATAGTTGGCATATCTACATTCACCTCTTTGGGCTTTTCAGGTTCTTTCATCTTAAAATCAGCAATATTATTTTTCAGTATTGCAGCGAAGTATCGAATCTTTGCATATTCACTTACAAAATCTTTTTCAAGAACCTTTGTTATATACTCTTTATTCTCTGTTAGATATGCCAAAATATGTTCATAAGAATATACCTCCAATAAAAGATTTATCTCTTTGAACAGTGCAGAATTTAGAACTTTATATCCAAATATCTGATTAATGCACTCATATGTATTATTTTTTACTTCTCTCTCGTGCAATACTTTTTGATATTCAGCTTCATTGCAATAGTAGGTGTTTTTACCACCTACTACTACCTTGAATGCTTCATTTCTATCTACCTTAGTACCGCACAGTCTGCATTTTACCAGCATGTGCTATACCTCACTTAATTCATCATATCGTAGATTCTTTTTAATCCATCCTCATCAACATCATTGAGCTTGCCATACTCAGCAATTACATTCTTGACCGATGCCTTGAGTTCTGCATCCTTACACTCCTTATACATCTTACGAATAACAGTATCTAAATCATCTGGATATGTAGATGTCTCCGTTGTTTTCTCAACTGGTGCATCAATATCGTCAATATCATCCTCAATCGGATCTGACTCTACTGGCTTTTCTTCCTTAATTGGGACTGACTTCTTAGAAACAACTTTCTTTTGTTCAGATGATGTAGCATCAACACGACCATTCTTAAGTGCAGTTTCAATAGTATCAATAAATATCTGTCCCATATTTAACTGATCAAATGGAATATACTCAGGAATTGATAAATCCTTTAATCTACCACCTGCTTCTACAATCTCATTGCCACGGAAGTATAATCTACGCTCTGTCTCTTTAACATAACGCTTTGTGCTATCGCCTTCACCTTTCTCTTCGATTTCTCTGTCAATAAGTCCTGTTGCGATAATATCAAAGCAATCTGCAACTGCACTCTCATAATCAGCAATAAGAGAAGAACCTAATCTCTGAAAACCTTCCTCATCAAGCGAAGCCTTATCCTTAACCGTCTTTAACTTTGTATGACCAATCATCCAAGGCATAATTCCTGCATTATATAAGTCATTAAGGAACTTCTTTACAAGCTTTGCACATTCTTTCTCTCCATTTGTGTATCCGCCATAAGCAGCTTTGATTGACTTAATCTTCTTTCCATTCTCAAGAATAGATAATCTGATTACCTCTGACTCTGCAATTCCAAAAAACTCTTCTGCACTATCGAAACACACCATCTCAACATTGTGCTCATTGCCTTTCTCTTTAATAAGCCAATCCTTAACCTCTACTAAATCTTTCCATGTATTAGCGTGAGTAGTAAAGATATTATCAATCATATTAGTACCATGCTCCATTCCACATGATACGAGCAATCCTTTTTCTGGATCTCCAAACTTTGCATTAATCATATCTGCCCACAAGCTTGTCTTACCAAACTTACGAACACCCATAATAAATCCTGTAATCTTATTAATCTCTGTTGCTGATCTCTGTAACATAGGTTTCTTCATTAATATAATTCCTCCATATTATTATTTAATTTTGAGAGAGGGCAAACGCCCTCATCTCTTTTAAAGCTCATCATCGTCATCTTCAAATAAATCTTCTGTACCATCTGGAAGTTCCTCTTCGAGTGGCTTTATAACCATATCATCCTCTGTGTACACCGTATCCTGTCTTCCTTTAGTAAATCCTCTTGCTGGCTTTAAGAACTGATACTCTCTGATTCTCTCTCCATATACATTTCCACCAAGCTCTGCACGAATATCATCCATAGTAATTAATCCGCACTCTAAATCATCTCTCTGTTCATCAGTGAGCATGTCCTCTGTAATCTCTGTTTTCTGTGCCCCATTCAACATATTAACAATAGCCCCATACTCCTTGAATGTATCATCATCAACCATAAATTTATGCTTAATTGACTCTGCTCTTTTCTTGGCTTTTTCGTCTGCATCATCTGAAGGAACTGGAATTGTAATTGTAACTGGCACAGGAATATTACCCTTACGATTATTGTCATACTCCATCATGTAGCCATTTACATAATACTTACCCTTCTCCTCAACACTCATATCATCTAAACTCTCAGAGTTAAATAAAATATTGATTGTTGCTGTAGATGCCTCTTCTGCATCATCTGCTGCAAGATAAATACGATTAGGCACATAAGACTCATATACTCTCTCATTTTTATCTGAATACTGATATTCTCCATTTCCACGAATAAAGAATTTCTTATCAGAATACTTTCCACTGTTAATTACCTTTTTTATAAAATCAATAAAATCCCACTCGGAAATAAACTCATGTCTTCTCTTATTACTCTTTTCAAGTTCGGCATTTACATCAGCTTCATTCTCAAGACCAATCTCTTTTAACTCTTCATCAGTAAGACTTGTACCTTCTTTAATCTTCTCGGCAGCCTTCTCAAGCTTATATCTACGACCAGGTTTCTCAAGGTCAACAATAAACTTCTTGAACTCTGCAATTTCAGCTAACTTTGGTGAAGTAAGTCTCTCCTTAAATGGAATCTTAATTGACTCGCCTTTGACCTTATTACCATTCTCATCTACACTGCTCTTAGTGAAGCTATAGATATCTCCATGCCCATCACCGAAAGCACCTGCTGTTACTGTAAGCATATGACGATTATCACCACAAGCCACGTTAAACATTAACTGTTTACGCACCCAACCAGACTCATAAGTTTTCTCAGTATCAGGATGAAACTTCTCTGTCTCCTTTGGAATACTTAATTTTCCTGTCATTTCAAAATTCATTAAATGAATCCTCCTTATAATATGTAATAAAATTTTTGATAACTATATTTGAACAGTCTTGCGACTGGAACACAGAAAATAAATTTATGTAAAAATCTATCTTCAACAGTGATTTTTGAGCGTAAAAACCCAAGGGTATGCTGTTCTTCCACCCATTCATATATTCACTATTCAGTTTTGATTTTTGGAATTTTTGAACTGAATCGTTCAGACTAATTACTAAGCAGTAATCTTTACTTTGATAAATCTATATGGCTGATAAGCATTTGGATATTTCTCTCTATCCACTTTACTGATAAACATATCATATGGTCTAATCCATACTCTCTGATCCTTTAAGTTCTGATACGCAACCATCTTTTCTTCTGTTTCTGTATTAGTTCCAATGGCAACAATCTTATAGAAACCACCTTTGAAATGTTGTACTGTGTCTCCTGGCTTGAAATCTCTGTCATACACAAATAAATCATCTACGCCATTTGATTCCATATGTCCCAATATCTGAACATTTATTGTGATAAATTCACCATGTTTTAAAAGTTCGTCCTTTTCAATAAGTGCAGCTTTATCAATTAAATAACCATCTTCTTTTTCTTTACAAGTAACTATCTGACCTGACTTCCAATTATTTGCAAAATCTTCATTAAATCTAAACTGTGACACTTTTCTCACCTCACTTACATATTCTCTGTTACTATCGAAGAATATGAACCATTCCTTCTCTTGTACCCATTAAAACAGGTTCTTCACCATTAGCTTTCATCTTCCAATAAGCACTTTTACTTTTCTCCATTTCTAATTGATGTTTCAATCTTTCAATTTCTTTCTCGTAATAGTCATTATCGAACTTCTGAGTACCAATCTGTTTATAGTCTTTGGAAACGTATTTTACAGAATAATTTGATATGTAATCGCTTGTACCATCTGAATACTGAATTGTTGGCTCAAAGAACCCACGCTTTCTACATTCATCACAATGACATATATCTGAAATGTAACCAATTCTTCCATCTCTATTTTCTACGAAATCTCCGATATTAAATTTTATATCTGTTACATTATTCTCTTTTGGTATATGGACTTCTTCAAAGAAAAGGTTTACATATTCAATATTTTGTCTTGATCCGATAAATCTGTATCCTAAGTTTTCATATTCTTTAATTGTATTACGTGCATCCGATAATCTAACTCTTACTTCCATATTCTCACCTCCTCAAATTTCCCAATGAAACAGTGATTTACTTTAAGCTCGAATAAACCGACTGTAGTTCTTCAATGATAATCTTCTCAGGAAATGTAATACATGTAACAATATCAAATGTCTGACATAAAATTACAACAATTCCTCCAACAATTGCACATCCTGCCAAGATTCCAAGTCCAACAGTAGCCATATCATAATCCGAACGCCAGTCTTCCTTGTACTTTCCCCAACAGTATTTTGCTTTTCCAACCACATATTTTCCAATGAACAGTAGACAAATACCAATTAACATCCACACAACACTTGTTGCAATTTCATATGTAACATACTTACCACATAGTTGCTGTAAATATGGAAGTACATTTGCAGAAGTCCAGTCAATTGCAAGACCAAACTTTTCTGCAAGAGCGTCTAAAATTTTAATTACTTCTTCTGACATAAATAAGTTTCTCCTTTCACTTACTTATTCTAATTATTTAAGATAAGTTTTCTTCAACCAATATATTTAATTTTTTCCAACAAGAAATACATATATGGAATGGCTGACTTTGTAATCTGAACGATTTTAAATATATGATCTTTTCATTGCTTAATTCTTTATCGCAAATTTTACATCTACATTTTTTAGTATTTCTTACTTCAAATTCGTTAAATTCATGTATAAAACTTTTATCCATTTTTCCTCCCTATATGTTTATTCTCTATTCGATTTTCATTTTTATTGGAAATTATTAGCTGAATCGCTAAGACTAATTGTTTAAGAAATTTCTAATATCAGTCATCATTTGCTCTGACTCATCAAGATAATATCTATGAGTATTTTCACCATCATAATATTCAAAATACGGAATTGGTTGCTCATCTTCATCATACATCCATCCAAGTTCTGAATACGCATCAAAATATACTGACACATGTTTTCCATTATAATCAATTACAAATCTGATAATCGCACCTGTAAATGGTGGAATAATCGTCACGTCCCATTCTTTATCAAAGTGAAAAGCAGGAAGTTTTCTTGCCCAACCTCTAAAATCATGCATCTGTTCCACCTTTGATAACATTAGTGACTTATTTACATTTTCTTGTAAGTTCATTTGTTTCTCACCTCCAACTATATATTCTCTTTCTATGGTTCAATTCTGATAATTTCTTTACTAACCTTCTCAGCATATTTCACACAATTTGCTGTTCCACCTTTTGAGCCATCCCAAACTGCAATAACTCTATCAGCTAAATCAACCATATATTCATTTCTTTTCTGCATTAACCAAGGCTTATATTCTTCATCAGATACCAACTTGACGATATCTGCTTTAAAAAGAATGTAATTGTATTGGTCAACGCTTTCTTTAATCCACTTGCAGGAATGATTTTTACAAGGGATTGCACAATGCAGCTTAATGTCATATCCTTCGTTTTTTAATTCTAATACTGCCAATGCAAACACTGTATCAACTCCAAGAGCCATTCCTGTAATTGCTTCTTCACAATTATTCTCTTTTAGAATTGATTTGAACTGCTCTTTTAATCTCTGCCAACGTGGATCAGATAGATTATATCCATATAATTTATTTGGTCTGTGACCTGTTACACATATTTTCAATTTTTCACCTCTTCAGGTTCTTCTAAGACTGCAATACTTAAAGTTCCTGTATCACAATTTCTACCCATTCTTGTTTTAAATCCAAGTTCATTCAATTCTTTGTCTAATTCGTATAGATCATTTTCATCTGTGCTGTAAATCTTACTACCTTTACAAATCTCGACAACTCTTGCATAATTTTTATCTTGCCAAGCCGAACTCATATATAACCATTGGTCTGTATCTACTTTAGATATTTTATTTCGTGGAACTACTGTGAATGATTTAAGAACTTCTTCGATTTCATCTCTATGTTCTATGTAGTTATCTACTGGATCTCGTATCAAATTAAGACACGCCCTACGAACTCTTTTATATTCCATAATAATATTCTCCAAATTATTTAATTCAAAACTGGTTTGCAAACATCAGACCATTTTTTATTTGGATATTTTGCGATAAATTGATCACACTGATTCCAATCTTTTATGTAACTGAAATGATATTTTCCACAATCTTTACATTTTTTCTGAATTTCCAAAAATCTAATCTCATTAGTGTTCTGTCCATGAGTCCAATGCCAACAAACCATTTCATTATTCTTATGTCTGCAAAATATTTTCTTTAAAATATTCATACAACCTCCTCAAGAAATGTCAGATTCATGTACTCTTATTTTACCAATTGCCATTAATACCAACATGACTAGGAAGTACAGTTGTAATTGTTGAGTAATTTCCTGCAATATCGTTATTTATCATATGATATAACCTCAAATAATCATTTACAGATAATTTCTTAATCTTGGCATACAAACCATCCATATTCTTCCATGTTTCGTCATGCTGCTTAACCGTAACTTTCATATCTGTAATCTGTTCCATGAGTTTCTGTTTTTCTTCCTTACGGTTCTCAATCTCTTTGTCCTTCTGAACACAAAACTCTGCAAGTTTCTGTTCCTTATAGTTTTTTAAATACTCATCAACTGGATTAACTTCTTCCAACGCTTCTTCATTTTTAATTGTTTCATTCATATATATATTCTCCTTTATATTTACTTACTCTTCACCAACAAAAACTAATCTATCAATATATTCTCTACCTTCACCTTTGAAAATAGGGATATCTGTATCAATAATCCACTCATTTTCAGACCTAGAAGTGTCTCTTAATTGTGCAGTTGCCATAACACCATCAGATTCAATGATAATCTTATTCCTTACACAGCAACTTCCTCTCTTCTGATAAGTAGGCAAATCGTTCCAGTTAATACCTTTCTGACTCATAAGCATATCCTGAATATCATTACATGACTTATTCTGTAATTCTTTATGTGAGAAATTGGCTTGACCTACCATCTGAATTGAGTTACGAGAAGCATCTAATTGTCTCCAATAGCAAAGATTTGTTACTTCTTCTTTTGGAATATTGAAACAACGAGCATCGAACATTGCACCTTTATCAACCGCTAAAGATAAAATATGTTCATAGTTTTCATGAGTATTATCCATACATTCGTAAGTATATGTACAATAATCTCCTACATTATTAGCAAAAGCCCTATTAAATGCCATAGTAGCCATACTTGCAGCAATACTACAAATTTTTTGTACTTCGTAATCAAACCAAGCTGAAGATGTAAGTTTCTTATAATCAACGAGGATCAATGTAATCTCATCTGACTGTGTATAACCAAGAACACAGCCCTGAATATTCTCACATAAGTATTTCATTGTTTCCTGCATTGACTTGATTAACACTTCATCAAATGGTTTCTGGAATCCTCTTGTGAATGTATGGAACGCCTTTCCATCAATTCTGATAGCAACTGGACATCTTCTCATTAATTTTGTCTTAGGAATTTGCTCATAAAACGTCTTCATCCTAACTCCTAAATCATCATGTGCTGACATATATGTACCTCTCTTTCTATATGTTATTCTCCAAATATAATCACCATCTACTTGTATATCTACTATCTATAAATAACTCTTCCTTTGGTCTTGGATTCATTAAGTCACTGCTACTTAATTTAAGATGATCACCATAATATCCACTCCACGAACCACAACCTCTTACATTTACCTCTCCATCAAAACAGATACGAGTAATTCTATAAGCAGGGTGCTGACAACATTGCCAGTAGCTGATTTTGAAACAGTTGTCCGTATTTACATTCTCTAAATGTTTTGGTATAGAATCCCAAATCTCACACTCGTCATTGATTTGTTTTAATGTATATCCATGCCTAAGCATCACATTAGCTCTCTCAATTCTTTTGTGTCTTGTTTCACAAGCTAAAGCATCTTCAGGTGCATCAAATAATTCTCCACATTCAGAACATCTATATTTAATTACTTTCTCCAATATTTCACCTCCTCGTATGAAACCGATATTTCAACTGATTTTTCGATCCCAGAAACCCTTAAAAATAAGGACTTTTAAAGACTCATTTTTCTATAAAATCTTTGCATAAGCATCAACTTGACCAGCGACCAATTTTGCAATTAATCTACACTTTGCAAGTTTAAAACCTGTATCTATATCAAAGTTATCTTCATCACAACAAGTTGCCTCTGCTTTATAACCACAATATCTTACTTGAACCTTCTTGCCATTAGTTCTAAAACTAAGAGATGTTATAGGATATGCATTTCCTGTAAATGGATCATAAGCATTTTCGCCCTTTCGAATACTCCAATCACTCCACTTCCTCTTTTCAATCTTTTCAAAATATCTCTCAAATTCATCATAAGACATACAGCCTGTTCCATAATTACATTTAAATGAAATCACTCCATCATCCACACCAGTAACCTCAAAAATGTCTCCAACTTTATCAAAATTACCAATCTTCTGTACTAACTTAATCTTGTCACCTTTAATAATCATGCTGCCTTATCCTCCTTATTCGCAAACTTTTTGTTAAATGCATCAATAGCTTTCTGATCCTCTGCTGTTACATCATCATTGAATCTTCGTCTAGCTTGTACAATATGATTATTTCTTACTTCAATCGTTACCAAACTCTCATCTGGTTTATTCTTCTTTCTCAAGAAAAGAATGTGGCACTTACCGTCAATAACCTTATCTATATATGAAGCAACACAGTTATTTTGTGAGGCAGCCTCATCCTTTATATCCTGTGTAGAATCTGGATAAATAAATATGTAATCACCAAAAGAACATTCATACTGTTTATTTATTCTCTTTTTAAACAACTCTTCCGAAAATTCTTTCTTCATTCTGTCATAATTCCTACAAGCAATTTTATGTGTAGTAAGGAAATGTCTTGGATACTTGTCAAATTTGGGACTAATAGATTTCATCATATTTGCATAGTCATATAGTTCTTTTATTACATATGCAACATTGTCCAATGCTTCAAATGTTTTCAATTGATCAATATACAATAAAAGTGCTTTTGCTGTATAACCAAATTCATCTAATAATTTATTGAAATATGACCAATAATGATATTGTCTTGCTTCGTTATCGTAATCATAATTATCTGTTGACCAAATTACATAAATATCTTTATCTGTCAAACTCATATATTCCAACTTATATGCAAGTAAATGAGCATCGGGATTCTTCTTATAATATTCAAGAATATTATTCGACAATTTTATCTCTCTGTTTTTACATAATTTAATTAATGCCTTGGGAATTTGATTGATTGTATACCTGAATTTGTTCCTACTATCTAAAATTTCATCTATTCCTGCTGAAAACAACTGTTCATAATTTGAATATCGTGGTACACGATTTAGAATTGTTCCTATATTATATATTGGATAATAATCAGACTCTTCTCTCTTTACAAATCGTAGAAATTTTGCATACTTTTCATCATCACAACAATCAAATAACTCATTTAAGGTAAAACCACTTAGTTGACTACATAAATTTTTTACTGGTTTACCTTTAATTCCAATAGCAGTCTTTGTTGCGAAATCATATTTTACAGTACGCCCATCTTCATAATCAAAAATGAGATACTGTTTATCTTTATATACTCTCGTTTATATCACTCCTATCTGTTATAATTTCCAAAGGAAACGAATCTTTCCTGTTCTCAGTTCACATCATTATGTGTTTCACCATCTGAGTAATAAATGTTCCAATCCTTGAATAACTCAATTAACTTATCATTGTCCCAATCATATTCATTACAATGTGTAATGGCGATTGATTTTTTATCTCCAAAGTTTCCTATATCATTAGAGCATCTACTATATAATTCTCCTAAATCAAGTATTCCGTATCTTAATGTATCCTGGAATGGATTTGGCACATTTGTTTTATCAAACATATATTCATTGATAAATCTCTTATTACATTCAGATGGAAATTTACCAGCACCATGTCTCGTTAAATAAGTACGAGATACATAACAAGTTTCAATACTTATCTCATCATTCCATTCAACATTTTCAATTATTCTCTTGGGATTTTTAATACCTGTATTAGACGGTGTTAGATGTGGAAAATATTCTGTATTATTCTGATCAAGCAATAAACCTTGTGCAGCTTCAAACACAATATTGTCAAACTGATTTAAGAAATAATTATCTGATATAGTCAATGAGTGATTATTCATAAAACCCCAATCATCTAAAAAGTGTTCAAATATACTATTATCAAAGAATATTCTTGACCATTCATCTGTTAATATAATATTCTCTCTTTCAAATTGTTCTAAGTAATATTCCCTGATATGGTTATCTACATCAGTTACACCAGCTTTGTATCTTTTGATAGTTTCAAAAATTCCTAATCCACAACTACCATGTTTATTTTTTCCACGATTCTCCTCTATAATCTGATTTGCCATCATATCAAAAGGTGTTGTCAACATACAATTTTGATTGATATAAACATTTGGTATATATCCTAATTTTATCAATTCATCATATTCCTGCTTAAAAATAATTGGATTAACAATAAAATCCTCAGATAAATATGTACTTGCATTATTGAATGTTCCAGATCCAAAATGATGAAAGACATGTCTGATTCCGTCAGGAGTCGTTACGGTATGTCCTCTCTGAGCACCACCATTTGAACAAACAACAATACTATTAGGTTTCTGTGAGAAATAATCTGTCATTAATCCCTTTCCACAATCTCCAAAGTTAGCACCTATCACAATCTTAATGTCTTTCATCTCTTAAATCTCCTATCCTACCAAGTAATTCCTTCTGAGTTAGAAGGTGTAGCAACTGTATCTGTAACATTATTCTCTGCTTCACTAACAATAATATCTACAATCTCATTTGTAATACTATCCATAGTTACTCTTCTAAAGTGTGTATCATCAAGATACTTCTTGTAAGACTTCTCAATTTCTTCTTCATCCCATCTGTGACCATGATTTACATCTAAATGATAAATGTTAAACTTCTGAGAAGCCTCTTCGTATAAATCCTTAGTCTCTACATCAGACTGAAGATTATCCCCTGTCACCTCTGATAAGCCATGACCTCTACTCTTAAATGGAAGATATGGATTTAACTGCTCATCACCCATTGTAATAATAATTCCTTTTCTTCCACGGTTTAAGCAATCAAGTTTTGTGTGACGAGAACCGAAATACCATGCTGCTGTGTAGGATTCATAACTGTTTCCACCACCACCAAATTCAAAATAAATCTTATCAAGCTGTTCAGCAATACGAATATCTGACTCAAACTGTGAAGCCTGAATTGGACAGCTATCACAAGCTAAATCACCAATACCCATAATAAGAAACTCAACATCTGTAACCTTTTCATATAACTTAGTCATAATTACATTTAACTTCTTTGCCACTTCAACAGCAGCCTGTCCCATAGAACCAGTTACATCAAGTGCAAGAATAACAGGAATTGTGTTTGGATGTTCCTCTGTATCACAGCACTCTCTAATAACATTCTTAGGATCAAGTGCAGAATCAATATTTCTTGCCTTAAACATATCTTGATTAGAATAAGAACCTCTAATCATACCATCCGTTGAAACACTCATACCCTTTGTTGTTGAATAACTTACATAACTATCTCTTGTCCATGAACCACATCCCATATTATACTTCCTCCTCTTCATCTACTTCTGTATCATCGTCATCATTGCTACTCATATCAAAGTCGAACATTCCGTCAAACATATCACCCATATTTCCACCCATCATCATAAGTGGTAACATAGAACTTATTCCACCATTTCCATTCATCATGCCAGTAGAGCCATTGTCACCCTTCATCATCTGAGAAAGCATCATATACTTGAAGATATTGTTTGTACCTTTCTTACCCTTGATAATGTCACTACCAAACATTGAAACAATCTTCCCATAAAAATATGTATTACCCATAAATACATGTCTTTCAGGAAGTACAGTGTCGATTGTTGAATCCTCATAATTGATTACTGTGATCTTTGTCTTATCAGCTTCAATAACACATCTTGGCTTGCCATTTACAAGAATGATGTCACCCTTCTCTACCTTATTAGTTGGAATAATAAAGAAGAATTCCTCTCCAATATCAAATACAAAGTTACTACAGTTTGTGAGCTTGCCAGTCTTGATGTTATATGTCTTATAACCACCATTTGTCTTAACTGCAATTCCACCATTCATAGAAAGTCTACACATTCCACTTCCTACCTTGCCAAACATACCATTTAAAAAATTGTTCATCATATTTATTTCCTCCTATGATATAAAATTATTGTTTACAATTACTTATTCTCTTAACTGCGACATTTTCATTAATTCTTCTTTGTCTGCTTCTGATAATGTCAATCCTGCTTTAATCCAAGCCTCTGCTTGTTCATCAATTTTCTTCTTATGTTCATCTTGAATTACCCCATTTTCACTCAGTAATCTCTCACAATTCTCATACTGAATATCATTTGTCTCATGAGCATTTCTGAGATTATTTTCTAAGCAGCGAATAATTCTTATTAGCTCATCTTTTGTCATATGTTTTAATGTACTGTCGGAATATGTTTTTCTTCCATCACCTATTGACATGTTCCACCTGCCTTTACTATCTCAATCGCCTTTTCAAGAGGAATAAGATAATTATTGCTGTTGCCACTTCCATACAGTTTTACAGAAAAGTCCGTTTTCAACTGCTCTACAACACCATCAATATCATAAGCTATTGGTTGGTCTTTTATATCTCTATAATCTAACACATAATTACTACACTCTTGACAGTGTGATATATCTCCTGAACAATCACCTTCATAGTTGCAATAAAAACTCAACTTGTCTGCATCAATTAATCTCATTTTGCTTCTCCCATTTCTATCTTTTGACCAATAAACTTCTTAAGCTGTTCATTTACATTATCAGGATAAGTTTTCACAACATAATCAGTGCAAACATGAATTTTTGTAATAATCCTATTCTCATCATACTCAATACTTCCAAGTGTTCCACCTGGAATTCTGATAGGCAAACAACCATCCTCATAACTACAAAGCACATAATGTTTCCAGCATCCATTAGGATCAAGTCCAGCAAGTTTATCCAATTCTGTTGTGATTCCACAATAATATTCATTCATTTTTGAATATTTTGAATTTGCATATTTGTTAATCAGCTTCATAATGTTATTCTCCTAATCGTACTCATAATCATCAGTTCCACTTCCTCGCCACATTCAGGACAATCACACCAAGCACCATCTCCCCAATAATCAGTATTGAAATCAACTTCTTCAAAACTCACTTCGACTTCTTCATGGCAAAATGGACACTCAAATGTGATATAAGAAGGTCTACTTATGATTGTGTAACTTACTCCATTATTCATATCAATTACGAAAACCTTTCTTTCGTATTTTCTAAAAACAAATCCTTATCAATGCTCCATCCAACACAATGACTTAATATTTCTTTCCTAGCATTTCTAAATTCGTCCAAATGGTTTCTGAAATAATTAACCGCATCGTTTTCGCATTGGAATTCATCATTATATTCCCAAAAGAAATGTCTTTGATTTGTTGCAAAAAATGAATCTGTATCTAAACAATATGCTATAACCCATGTTGCGTATTTATCTGAAAAACTTTCATTACCTTTTAATTTTTGATACATATTCACACCTCCAATCTGTTCAAAGGAAAGAAAAATTTCTTTCTAATCTAACCACCTATTATCCAAATAATAGAACCCAAATACTACTCCACCGATTAAAATAACCCAAAAGATCCAGAAAATAATAATTGGAAAATCAGATTCTAGCCTTTCTATCGTCTCATCAATAGTTGAATTATTATAAAATGATGTATTATCAGGAATGGTTTTATCTCTCAAATCTGTAAAAATTGTTCCTTTATATTCAGTGCCAACACCATAATATTTATACCTTACATGACTTGATTCCTTGATAGTGTCAATATAATCAGTACCAGGTAAATCAATTTTATTACTTGTGAAATTTACTCCACAAAATGATACTTCTTTACACTTAATATCTTCACTTCCAACTCTATCCCAAGTCCAATATGTTTCTGTTGTATAATAAGTTTGTGATTTGCCATTAACAGTTCTTGTATGAGCTACTTGTCTTGTATGCATTGTATATCGCTCTTTGACTTTTTCTACATACATATATTCTCCACCAATTTCAGGATATGTAACTGTATCTACCGCTTTTAAATCACCATATACAAACGCATTGCCAACATTTGTGTCCATTCCGTATTGGAACATTTCCTGACTTTCTATCTTAACAGCCTTGTTATAAATTTCATTTTTATCCATTTGGTGTTCTGAAATCTTGGAAGAAATCAGAATACCAAACAGAATCATAACTGCAATGATAGAAATACTGACCAAGATTTCACGTTTTGTTATTTCAAAATCGCCAAAATCAAAACCTTTTCTATCATATCTCATAAACTAATCCTCTTTAAACAAATCCTGTGGAGCATCAACTGGCGCATTGTAATCCAAATACTCATATTCCTGTACTTCATATCCAAGCAATCCAAGAAACTGTCTTGTAGGGAACTTTCTCACATATCGCTTGTATTCCTTAATCTGTTTATTGTAATTGCTGCGATACTCTGCAATCATGTTCTCTGTCATAGATAACTCATTCATAAGAGTCTTATAGTTCTCATTGGACTTCAGCTCAGGATATGCTTCTGCAACTGCTGTAATAGCTGTTGTTACATTCTCAATATCTCCTGTTGATCCACGACCATCCACAACTGCTGTCAATGTATCAGCTTCATGTTTGTCATACTGTTTTACGCAATCAGCAAGGTTATACACAAGGTCAACTCTTCGCTTTTCCTGTACTTTAATATCTGATGATGCTGTATTTACCTGCTCCTCAAGTGCAATAGCTTTATTCTGCGAACTCTGTACACCAAATACAATCATCAAAATAACCGCTAATACTCCTACGCCAATAATTACTGGCACTTTCCAATTTGTGTTTTTCATTTAAAATCTCCTTTATATGTAATATTTTTATTAGTTACACTGTAATATTCTCTTGTTTGTTGGGATTCCCATAGCCGAATGGCTTAGATATGATTAAAAATTTTCCAATGAAAGATTGGTTTCCTATACCTGTTCAATTTCTGCTGTTTCTACACCTTTGAATACAATTTTGTCATTGTCAAAATCATTATAAATAAGTGTTGGATCTTCCCACTCTTCATATCTCATGTATCCAATAAATCCATCTGTTCCGATATAAGGTTCTAACCAATCTAAAAATTCTTCAATTTCAGAATCATAATTTTTCAAATTGGCTCGAATGTTAATTTTCCATGTCTTAGAAATATCATCAAACACCATTTTACTGTTAGTTGAGCCATCAAAATAATAGCTGTCACAACAAGCTACCATGTCCCATCTATCACACTGAAAAAAATTATGTTCTGGTAATATCGAAGGAGCGTCTGTTCCTTCAATAAGACAATTTAAAATTTCTACAATGCCTTTTGATGTGTCTCTCAATAAATCAAAACACACATTTATCTCTGTATACATTCCCATTTTGTTTTCACCTCCAATGTATTATTCTCTTAAAATCCAATGATATGTTCCATTCATTTGAAGTTATTCAGATATGATTTTCTGAAACATATCATCAACTGAATCCAACAAGTCATATCTCTTATCAAATGCTGCTGTTGAACTTTTTGCAAATTTACGCTCAACCATGTCAATGTAGTAAGTCATTGTGCCGTCATCGCCCATATAGAACTCATTCCATTCATCATCAGACATCAATCTCCTAATATTTAACTGGTCGATTGCAAGATTGTCAAAGCTAACAACCTTAAACTTTTCAATAATATCTGCAAGATTTTCATATAACCAATTTTGCTTTACAACAATATTTTTATGATCTTCTGAATAAAAATCATCACCACGTCTTAAATGCTTATAACCAAGAATCAACATCTTCAGATTATTATTCTCTAAAGCTTCTACATCCGATGATTTTAATACCCCGTTGATTACATGAATAACCGCATTTGGATATTGCTTAATAAATTCAATAAATTTTTCTGTGGGATTTACAAGTGATACACCAAGACCATAAATAAGTTTTTCATCAACAAGCTTTCTAATAAGTTCCTGTTTTCTTTCAAAATGAATCTGATTAACTGTCATGTTTACAATGACTTTTCTATCTTTGAGTTTCTGTAAGAACGGAATTAAATCAGGATGACTTGTAGCATCTCCACCACCAAGAGCAACTTCCTGATACGGATGAAGCGTGTTAATGAATTTCTCATTCAGAATATCTCCAAATTTTCCATCTGTTGTACTACCTTCATGACAGAATGGACATCCCATATCGCAGTAATTGCAAATTTTTATATCCATATTTTCTGCAAAAGCTGGCACAAACTCATCATCTTCTGTCTCTCTAATCTTTGTCCCATCGCTCAAAATTGTAGTTTTAAAGTTACCATTCTTGTATCTTCCTAATAATTCCATTCTTAAAATCCTCCCAATTTTTATTTAATCATGACCGTAATATCCAAAAGCCACAACTCGTTCACCATTTGGTGTGGTTGTTGTTTCTTCAAAAGTCTCATAATATTCGCAATATTCATTCCAGAAATATTCATAATCATAGAATTCGTTTTCATGAAGAATTTCATTTACTTCTTCTTCATTTGACCAATCAACATCTTCTCCAACATACTTATCAGTTTTCTCAAAGGCGATTGCTTCTTCTCTAGTATAGAAATGATTCTTTTCGGGTTTATTGTCATCTGGGTAACACCAACCTGAACCAGTAAAAAGATATAAATTATCTTTCTCCCATCTGTCATAATCTGATTCCATACACATTGTTAGGCTGTGTACAGAACTGCTATTGGATTCAAACACCCCTCGTCTAATTTGTCTCTTCATAAATTTTAATCCTCCGTTCCATATGCTCTTGGATACTCATGGTCAATTGCATCCATATTTACTAATCCTGCTTTCTTCATATCTGACCAATAACAATATTCGTCACCATCCTGGATAACAACATACTTCTTATTTGTCAGATATTCTTCTAATGATATATTCTCTTTTTTAAGGAATCCACTAAGCATATTTTCATCAACGTATCCTGTATACGGCTTTTCAAAATGAAAATATCCATTGTCAGTTTCCCAATATTCGATTGTATCAATTCCCCAATCTTTCTCTTTCTGTTCAAGCCACTCATTAAGCTCATCCTCTGACTTACCATATTCCTGTGCATAATCGCTATCTTTATTTTCTGGATGATTTTTATCAGCGATTGAATCTGAAATCATAGGAATGACAATCTTTTTAAGACCAGGAACATATTTTAATGCAAGTGATTCAAGCTTTTTATAATTTTCGTCATTATACTCATGTACCAATGAAGCACAAGCATACAACCATTTGTCATGAAAATTACCTAATGCTCTAAATGGACTTCTACCAAACTCCATATCATGATCCCAAATATGCCATTCACAATCTTTTTCACCAGTTTCTTTGTCATCCCATAAATAAAAATCATTTGCAATCTCATCTGGTGTATAATGCTCATCTTTCTTCATAATACAAAGCGAGTGCTGACTACTTGAATTTGTCTCGAAAACACCTCTACGAATCTGTCTTTTCAATTTTGCTTACCTCCTTGTTTTAATATTCTCTTTTTGTAACCAAAAGAAACCTGAAATTACTGTTATTGCATATCATTTAATTCTTTATTAATATCTTTCTCAACTTCTCTTCTATACTTCTTTTTAAATAATCTACGATTCTTCTTTTTCATCTTTCTCCAACCATTGTGATTATTTGCCCAACAAGCATAATCATGAGAGAACCAAGATTGATGATTTTCAGAAAATTGTCGTCTTTTAATCTCTGATCTCATAAATCTCCTTTACTTACAATTTCCAAGTCCAACCTTGTAATCGTCTTTCACATCAATAGTTACTTCTCTCTGAAATTTTCCTTCTTTATCATACAAAGACAAGTAATATCTGTTGCCACGTTGCTCTAGTACAACATCTTCATTCTCGAATAATTCAATTCGTTTCTGTTTCTGAACCGATTTTTCCTCTATTCTGTCCAATACCATTTGCAAAGATGTAGGATATAATTCTTCGAGAATACAACTAATATCATTATCTAGCTGACCATCATCATTTGTATGTTTATCAATTACTCTAATCACATCTTTCTCAAATAACAATCTGTTCGCCATTTGAATCTTCTCCTTTCCACTCACCCAACTCATAAAAGTCGTTAATCTGTTTATCAAGTTTTCTAACCTGTTTACTTAATTCAAGCTCTTCTTTCTTACTATCTGTTCTCTGACACTTTTCCCATAATTCTTTACGCTGCTTAGTCAGTTCATTATACTTCTCAGAAATGTCAATCTCTTTTACAACTGAAATCCCAATCTTCTCTCCACAGTGAGGGCAGAACCGAATAGGATAATTGTCAGTCTGTTCCCATTCATCTTCGTATGATGTGATAACTTCTGTATGAGAAGTACAGAAATGAGGGATAGAAATACCTTCATCTTTATACTCTCCACCAATGTCGTTTATATCTTCATCTGTAAATACAATAGCTTTATCATTCTGAATCTCACCACAGCAATAAGTAAATGGCTTATATTTATATGTATAAGTGTCATTAAATTTTAATTTAATTAATTCTATCTTCATTTTTTATTCTCCTAACTCCCTACCACACCAAGGACAATACGCAATGTATTCTTTCTGATGAACAAATCCGTCATCATACTCATCCCATTCAGATGTTTCAATATCCAAGTAATATTCATTCGTTAATGGATCAATATATATTTGATTGTCTGGTGAATCATAATCACAACGATTACACATATTTATTCTCCATTCTTTTTATTTTCTATGGTATTCTGGCTGCAAAATCCATCAACAAAAATTTTAAAATTGGTATATAATTCTTCAATCGAATCAGCTACCATACTTGTACAAGGATTACTCATGAATAAACTATACTGCTTGTTCTTATCTAATCCATTAGCGTCCATATATTTTGAAAATGCATCCAAACACGTTCTTAGATAATTACACGCTGAAGCATATGTTTCGAACATATATGCCGTTTCAATTCCAAGCATATATTCTTTTTTCTGCTTGTCATATGTAATATCTATATCATTCATGGTATACATATTGGCTTCGTGACCAGATAAATCATCCCAGCTTGTTATTCCCCAAATGAATTTCCAATCATCTGTTTCTATACAACAATCTCCATATTTCTTATCCATTGCTTCATTATATTTTTCTTCTTTTTTATATGCTCTCTCAGTACGCCAATAATCAATTTGCTTGAATGGAAAAAGTTCAACGATTTTACCATAATATATATTTGATAATGAGTTACATTTACCAATTGGATAACCATATTCATCTTTCTCCCAACTGTCCATACAAGCATAATCATGATTCTTGTTAAGTTTTCTATATTTACAAAAAATACAACTATATTTTTCTAATAGTTTCATAAATATTTATTCTCCGCTCTTAATGATTTCTTCTAATGTTCTTGGTGTATAGTTTATATAACTTTTCATACATCCGACATTCCACATATTACATGGCTTATCATATAAAGCTGTCATCTGATATTTTACCTGCTGCATCATATTATCTTCGAAACCTGTATGTACATGACCGTAGAGATGATAGCTTCCGTAATAATGATTCTTAAAGCATGGAATTGGATAATGACATAAAACTATAATCTTACCATCACCAATATCGAGTTCCTTGTAATCAGCGATCTCACAAAATCTACTCTGTAATTCTCTGTTCTTTAACAACTTACCATCATGATTACCCTTGATTAGATGTATATTCCCATTCAGATTGTTAAAAATTTCAATAGTTTTTGTTGCGTTGTACCACGAAATATCTCCAAGCAGGTATACATCATCATCAATTTCTACTGTATTATTCCAATTTTTAATAATCGTCTCGTCATTCTCTTCAATTGATTTAAAAGGTCTATTGTCAAATGCCATGCAGTTTTTATGTCCAAAATGTAAATCTGATATAAAATAATTCATATAATTATTCTCCAAAAATAATCTTCTTAGCCCAATTCATAGTTGTAGAACCACACATCTTGCCAAAGAATTCACCAGCTTCAACAACTAATTCATTCTCTTCTTTTACACAATCCTCAAAAATTCTCTTAGGTAAATTCTGTGCAACAATTCTCATGTCTTGTGGCTCAATCTTTTGAGGTAAAATACCTTCATCAATCATCTTGTATAATTCTTTTTGGACACGATTTTTTGTAACAATCTGCTCCACAATCTCAGAAGCCTTTGCTTTAGCTGCTAATTTCTGTGGATCTTCAACTTTCTGTCTATGGTTGTCCTTCTTGATTTCGCTAAACTGTGAATTTACAATCTTTAATACAAATGGAGTCCTTGAGTTTGGATTGTTAAGTTCTGTTTGATTCTTAACAACAATTCCTTCAGGAATATCTACCGCAATATCTGACTTGTGCATAAACGACATACAATGTTCCCATGAGATAAATTCTCCATCATAAAATGTCTGTACATATCTCAAATTTAATTCGTCAGCAAGTCTCTTAACCTCTGATTGAGATAAATAACATTCATTCTCTTTGTCATATACATCGTAAAAATATGATTTACCATAGGCTTCTGGAATATATTTAATAGTATGCTTTGTAAGCCACTCCATGAAAAATACATAATTTGGATATTTTGAAAATGGTTCAACTGCCAATGTCTGCACCCAATTCCAAAATCCATTTAATGTATTGTTATAATCAAGAGTCTGCCTTCTCGAAAATGCAACTAACTTATTTGTTTCTTTATCATAAGCAATAGCTGAATTGCTTCCATCTACCTTTTCCTGAATTACAATATGATCTCCTACATGGAAACCACCTGTATTCGCTACTGTTAATTCCGTATCTTCTTTGATACGTGATATATCCATAAATTTCTTTTGTTCCATTTTCAGTACCTCTCTTTCTATTTTTTATGTATATATTCTCTTATCTCAGCTCAATCTCACCAAATTTTAATGTGTTATCTTCAAACATTTTATTACCCCGATATTTACCAATAAAACAACGTTTAAACGAGGTCGTAATACCAGTTACTGCCGATACAAATTTTAATTCTTGCTCAATTGGCTTAATTAACGTATCAAGCGTCTCTTTGTTTGCAAATATATACGGCTCATGCCCTTCTTGATATACGAATTCTGCAATTTTTGTATTTAACTTATCCACATTTATCTTATCTACTATTGAAAATGTCTCCATTTATTGTTCTCCTTTCCAAACTTTAAATATAACTTTTCCACTATCCGTAAATACAAATATTATCTTTATTTAGGTAAATATGAGAAAAACCACCTATTGTATCCGAATTCATATCATGAATCAAAATTGTTTTATCACCGAATCTTTCTTTTACAGCTTGTAATAATTCAATGAATTCTGAAATCGTATATTGTCCTTCTTTTTCTAAATAAAGAGCTTTTGTATTATTACCATAAAAATCTACCCAGTCTTGTTCTTTGATCAATAATTTCTTACCTCCAAACTCTAAGAAATGCTTCTTTTCATCTTATCGCATAACAATCACTTTTATTGTCGCAGAACTCAATTACATCGTTCATAGCAACATATCTATAATAAGAATTCTTACATTTAACCTTAAAATATGTATTATCATCACCACAAACTTCTATGACTTTTCCATGCAAAATAGGTGTCATTCCTTCCTGCCAAAATGCAACCCACTTACCAATCAACATTGAATAATCTTTATATACCTTGTATCCATTATGTTTTAATAAGTCTATGACTGCATATATTTGTTGATCTTTTGTCAACCCCATAGTTTTATTCTCCCATCTGATCTACAATACCCTGTAACTTGTCAACATATATTTGAGCTTCTTCCTTGTTGAAAATCTTAAAGTTGCATGGAACAATAGTAGCTCCGCATTTATCAAAAATTCCTGCATTCTCCCAAGCTTTATAGAACTCAACAATGGTATCAAAATCTATATATTCACTATCTGGATTCCATTGAAGAACTACAATATCACCTTCACTTGGATGTATCTTCCTTAGTTCCGTCATATTCTTCTTAATGAATTTCTTTTTCTGTCTCTTATTCATTCTTGTAATATTCTCCATTCTTCACTACATTAAATTTAATTGGTAACATAGCTGTAAATCTACTCTTCATCCAAGGTTTTCCTTTAGTTGCAAATTCATCTCCAAACTCTTCTGCCAATACAAAATCACCGACAGTATAGATGATAGAATATCCAGTTAAGTCCTTTGGTATCTCCTTATTTACATTACAGGTTTTAAGATGAATCATTTTATCTATGCACTCACCCATTAAATCTTGAAAGAATACAAACGTTCCATCACAATTGCAACGTTGCATTGTGAAATATTCAAAATCTGCATCTGGATCATACTTAATAATCACATTAAAATAAGGTTTGTCACCTTTAAGATAAGGTACATCTGCTAAAATTGTTCCATTTTTGGTGTAATTAACAACCGTAAATAACTCTCGTATATCCTGTTCAATCATGGATTCATATTTATTATTCTCCATGCCATTACACTGACCTAATGCAATTCGTTCTTTTACAAATTCTAATGATTTACTCATTGTTATTCTCCTATTTACTCACTCTAAATACATTTGCATCACCAACTGCCAAATCTTTTTCTTCAACAAAAGAATTAAAATACTCATTATTCTTAAAATTGTCTTCTAATTTTTCGGTAATAATATCATCCAACCGACCAAAGAATTTTACAGAAGGATAAAACGCTGGATATTTCTTTATACGGTATTTATTAACACTCCCTCTTGATACAGATAATCCATGTCTTCTACGCTTGTTGTTATTCCAATGAATAGGATCAGCATAGAAAGCTTTTTTGTTTCTTTCATACTCTTCTTTTTCTTCCTTCGCCAATCTATCAAGTTCTTTTTCTCGTTCAGTTTTTGGATGAGGCTTCATAATTTCTTTAACATTTTCTCGAATTTTATCATTAGCTTTTGCTTTTTCTGAATTACTCATCTTATTAAAGTTCTGAAATATATCTAATAGTGTGTTTTTCAAATTGTTATTCTCCTGTTTCTACTTGATCTTCATTCAACAAACCAAATTTTCGTAAATAATACTGTTTGGTTTTATCATCGACTCTACAATAAAAATTATGTCTTCCTGATTTCTGTAAAAATAATGTATTGATATTAAGTTCTTCATTCATAATAATCAGTAATTCATTTAATGTAATATCATAACAATGAAATGTCTCGCCTATCAGAAGCTTATAATATTTTTTCTCTAATTCTGTTATTTCTGCCATATTGTCACCATCCTACTTTTCTATATATTCCAATATCCAACTGTCGTATTTATTTTCTTTAATCAACTGCTGATATAAATTTATCCATTCTTGTGCTGAAAGACCTTTGTACTTCCAAACGCATTCTTTCCAACGTTTGTGTGCAAAATGACCTCTTGTTTTTAACTCAATGCATTTCACACATTTATCGTATAATTTCTTGGAATACCAATTCGATCTCCTTCTATTCCAGCCATTATTCCAACCATCTATAAATGCTTCAGTCGGATCATATCTGCTTCTCATATTAGTAAGGGTTCTGTCGTATAACTCAGTTTTTGCATTGTATAAACAATGAAGCAGAAAATAGATATCTTCATAATCATTTTTAAAATTCCATTCTTCAATATTTAAATCCCAATATATTTTTCTCACCTACTTCCATGACCACATGAAACGTGGTTTTCCTTGGCTTTTTCAACCTCCGAAAGCCTTGATTTTAGAGCATTCCAGAGATTGAGATTTTAATAAAACTATCCGTATTGCTCAAAATTATTTTTTAATAAATTTTCACATAGAACAAGTTCTATTTTGTTATTACTGAGAATATATCTACCATCTGATAATTTCTGTGCTACGAACCAAATAGAACCAATTTTTATTTTTATTCTTTCTACCTCATTTTTATCAAATAGAGTTGTTTTAAATTCTTTGATGCATTCATACATTCTCATGTTTTTATTCTCCTAATGGTCTTTCATATGTAACCAACTTCTCAACAATCAGATCCTTTGGTAATAAATCCTTACAGAAATATGCCGTTGCAAATGGACTACCTTTTATTACAGAATCCATATGCTCTTTATTGTGATAGCAAATTCTTGCATCAAAACTAAGGATCTGAATACCATCTTTGAAATATTTATATCTTGTTTTACCTTGTAGGGAATTAAGCGGTAGAAGAACCGCAAATGGTTTATTGAATGAATAGAGTCTTTCTAAGACTTTATCTTTGATTGAGAATGGTGGATTGCTAACTATAATATCCCATTTCTCAGGTTCGTAATTGAAGAAATTCTGACCTTCAGCTAATGAACTTCTGACTACATTGTATCCTTCCTCTTTTAGCCTGTTGTAGAAAGCAGACCAATTTTCATCGAATGGACACCATATGATTTTATCCTTTGGAAGATATTTGACAATGTGATCTACAGCGTAGTAAGGCGTGTATAACTCATTATCTTCCTTATCTGATGTTAAATATCCAATATTTAATGCCAATATTTGTTCACCGATAGTAGCTGCGCAGCTTTACTCACATGTGAACGTTTATCCTTTCCTTGTTTTGTAATTACGTTATTATATTCTCTATTTAATTTACTATATAAATCTTTTTCCCACAGTAAGGACAAAATTTGAAATGCCTTATATAATCCCAATTTCTAAAATCATCTTCGTCATTATTACATCCTGGTTTATATAACCCGTCTGTGCTATACTCAACACCTTTATCTCTAAGACTTTCAGTATCTTCCCATTTACAATATTCAGAAGAATCTATATACCTACGAATAATTATCTCATTACCATTCATATACATTTCCATAGGTTGACCTTCAGAATCCTCATTTATAAGTGGGAACAGTCGTCTTCTAAACTCTTTTGGAATATTAATTCTCCCTAAATCATCAAACCTTCTAATAATACTTGTTTCTTCCATAATTACCTCCTAAAGAAACCAAAATTTCTTGATAGTTTTTGTTATTTTATTATGTTGTCATTGCTTTTATAATCGTGATAAATAGGCTCATTATTATCGAGAGATCGTGTTGTTTTGCCAATTATCTTTCCTTCTGCATCACAAACATTACAAGAAATAATTTTTTCTATTACCAAATCTTTAATATTAAACATTTTATTATTCTCCGTTATATGTAAACAACTTCTCAATTCTAATATTCTTATCATCGCTTTTTTCTTTGTTACTATCCAAAAGCGTTTTAATTTCTTTTTGCCAGATACATTCAAACTCATCAGGCATGTTATATTCACTAATTAAAACAGTATTATTTACGCTTGCCTTCTTAACCCATTCGTAAAATTCTTCATATGGAAAGCCTCCAGTTGAATACTTTGTTGTATCACGATACGGAATGTCGCAATAAATAACATAATTTTTAATTTTGTCTAAGGGAATATCTCTGAAGTCGAATACTTCAAATTGAATATTTTTAAGATTTGGGATTTGTTTGATAGTATTTTTATATGCCTCTAATGAATAATTACGTTTTCCAACTTTGTCTCTTCTGTATCCACCAAACCATTTTCCACCATATGAAAGTTGAAAACCAACATATCCAACCAAATAATCTGGATATCTTTCTTTATTATTTTGAATATCCTTATATTTTTCTTCTGTAATATCTTCTGGCGGTATCCAACCTTCAGATAACTTTTTAAGTACAGCAATTAAATATTTGTGATTATCTGTACCTATTCTTTTATCGCATTTAATTTTATCAATCATATTAGCACCACCAACGAAAGGCTCTAAATATCCTTCCGTCTCATTAGTTATATATGATTGAATAATTGGTGCTAAATTTTTGCTTAATCTATTTTTGCTACCAACGTATTTCATAAATTAGTTGGAGTAAGGAATTCCTTCTTGTGTACACGAACCTCGTCTCCTTTCATTATTCTTATTCTCTTAATTAAGTTGCACTTATCAATAAATCCTGATTAGCATATTCAGCTACTCTCCTATTTCCAATCTCAAAAATATCCTTATCTTTCTCAAAACATATGTAATTTCTACCAATGTTCAAAGCTGCAACTGCAGTTGTACAACTTCCTGCACACGAATCAAGAACTAAATCTCCTGGATTGGTGTAGGTCTTGATAAAATACTCACACGCTTCAATAGGCTTTTGACACTGATGTAAGCTACTTTTCTGAGTATCCCACTTAAATTGCAGAACATCTCTTGGATATCTTTGTGTACTACCACCGCCTGAAATACCAGTCTTTGTAGCACCATAACAGTTACCATCTGTCGTATGCTTTGTATAAGAATGAACAGGTGTATGTCCTTCTGTCATTTGTGGATTGTAAGTAGGGAGTTTCTTATAGAAAATCAAGACATTTTCGTGTGCCTTCATAGGCATCTTTTTAGCATTTAGATGACCAGTTGCTTTGGTCTTTTCGATAATCCATTCATAGCGATATAGCTTTTCATTACTACAAGCAAGTCTCTTATCAAATGGTGACTGCGCCCATAATGCAATACAACCATTATCTTTGATAATTCGATTGTAATGAGTCCATAAACCATCTTTCTTGTTCTCGTAAAACCAATCTCTTGTATATTCAAGACTGCTATTTGTTACTTGAGCCAACTTGAACAAATCTGTTTTATAAAAATATTGACCTGATAACTCCACATAATCGTTTAACGGCATTTCACATTCCCAAGAATTATTAGTCGTATTATAAGGTGGATCTGCAAGTATAAAATCGACTGATTTATCATCAATCTTTTTCATACCTTCAAGACAATCTTCGTTGTATATTTTATTAATCTCTAACATTTCTTACTCAGAGCAAATCCAGATTTAATGCTGCAGCAAATCTCATGCTCCTTTCAATATATTATTCTCTATTTCCAAATAACTGTTTCTGCAATGAATCACATAAAACTTCATAAATTTCATCTTTGACATCATTAAAATCATAATTAGAAATAAAGCTATATACTCTACTTTTAATAAATTCCTCATTATCTTTAATCGCCTTATTCATGGCTGTAATGGCTGGCGACTCATCATTCTCCCATGCATCTTTTCTACGCCACATAAGATAACTGATATGAGAATCATCCTGTAAAAGACTTACAACTTTATCTTTAATAAACTCAAGCGAATCTTTGCCAATTGCTTCTGACACTGCTTTGAATAAATACTCATATGATAAATTGGTCATAACTCGTTCAATGTCGCTTGGTTTTCTAAATAGTTCTTTAACAGCTAACGAAAACTGCTCTTTTGCTATTTCTTTCATCTCTTCCTGAGATAAATAGTCTTCAATATTGATATTTACTTCCACTTTTATACCTCCTAACTTCCAAAGAAACTTCGGATTCCTATACTCTATTCTCCGTCATATAATTTAACTGTTCCGTCTGAATTATAGATTGGTGTCATACTATCACCCTGAATCCAGTAATATAAAACATTGGTGTTTTTGTCTACTAAAATTGCCCCATAAAAATTTGTTTCAATAACCTCGAAATCACATAATTTTGAATTTGGACTCTTAATTGTCTTATCAATATTGACAACATTGGTACATCCAGTCGTTCCAAAACACAATGTTAATCCTAATACAACCGCTAAAATTTTCTTCTTCATATGATTATTCTCCTTTACTATAGCCAGTCTCTTCAAGAAACTCATTAAATTCCTCTTTTGTCATATTGTTTGGATAATACATATCTAGCACCATATCAAACGGCTTTAAATAATTATCTAACACATCTTCGGCATCTTCCTTTGCTTCTTGCATTTTCATATTGATATAATCTTCTCGTGTCATATTCCATGCAGTAGGACAATCCGTGACAGAAGAAAATCTACAATATAATCCATTTGGTTGCTTTGATACAAATCCTGCCATATTATTCTCCCAACTCTTTCAGTGCATTAACAAGTTCTGCAAGTCTTGGATTTTCAGGATGTTCCTTTGCCATCTTTTCATATAAAACGATGTTATTCATCTTCTCAATTTCTGACTTTAACTCCTTCTCGATAGATGCCTTCTGCTTTGCAATTTCCTTTAAACGATTTTCTTCATCAATCCTTGCGTTATATCCGTCCATATTAACAACACCAACGACTTGAGCTGTTACATTCTTACCATATTCTTCAACTGTCATTAATTCTTTTACAATACCAAGAACTCTATTGCCTTTTCCTCTTGCATTTACTACAACATATACTGGATGTTTTGATGGATCTTTCTTTACAATAAGATTCCATTCATTATCATATAAAGCAAAACCATAGTCCTTTTTACTATAATCCTCTACTAAATTAACAATTGCTACCTGCTCAAATCCTGTCATTTTATTATCCTCACTTTCATCTCTAATAATATTCAATTCACTTCTACTGAACCAATATAATCCATTGGAACTTGCTGCATTATACATTTCGTCAATCTTAACAGCTATTGAGTCGCCTGTAGTTTTAACAACTTTTCCATATCGACCAACAATATTTTCTTTTTTATATTGTCTTTTATTTGTAGATGCAACTTTTACTCGCTGACCTTGATATTCGTTATAATCGTATATCTTGCTCATCGTGTCACCTCCTGTTATTTTATTCGCCAAAAGAAATCTATGATTCTTGTGTCTTTATTCTTGGCATATCTACAAGTGGTGTCCAATATACTACCTCGTAATATCCTGAATATTCCGTAAAATATGTCCATCTTTCAAAACCAAAATTAAAATCTTTAATCCAACTTGCAATGCCATAGAATAAATTTTCTTCTTTTAGTTCATCTTTTTTATCTTTAAATAAAATTAGAACCTGTTCATTCATTGGTGGCATTCGATCTTTTGTACTTACCCATATGCTCATCTATTTATTCTCCTTCTGTTCTTCCATCACTAAATGACTAACGTTTATTGCTTCTCTCATGGCTTCTGCAAACTCATACGCACAATCAGAAGTAAATCTTTCCTGTACTTTTGCAATGTCATTTGTATCAACTTCACTATGAATTTTTGCATCAATAATATATTTTCCGTCTTTATATTGAATATCTATCATTTATTCTCCTCATCCTCACCTACAATTTTATCTATACATTCATTCCAAATTTTATCTTCAGACATCTCAATTGGCACTCCATATGCAGAATGATAACGTTTATGTGGTAATTCTTTTAATGGACACCAATTTGGTTTTTCTTGACAATATCCATTTTTACTATCAATCATTCTACAAAAATTATTATCATATATCTCATCCATTAATTCACAACATGCTTCAATACCTTCTTGTATTTCTCTACAAAAATTACAATCACAACAAGTTTCAGGCATGTCTATCACTAAAATAGCTTTACTCATTTATTTATTCTCCTATCTTCAGTCGCAGCAATCAATATATGCCCCATCTTATTAGCTCTATCATTGCCATAATCATATATAATTGCCTTTGCGATGTTCAAATCTTCATTATTGAAATATAAATAAGTTTCGCTGTCTTTTTCTAATGATTCTTGATTATGTATTAAATTGCATTCTTTATAAATGTGATCAAATAGATGTGGTCTTATTTTCAGAAAAATTTCCAACATCTGCTCTGCCGACATATTATTATCATCTTTGTTATTCATGTTCTCTCCTTTACTCATACATTCCCTCCGTAATTGTCACAGGACATCCATAAAATCCCCACGTCTCAACAAATTTTCCAGTATCAATATCGAATTTTGCTGTAGATGCTGCATGTGGAAATCCACCATCATATCCTCTTACATAGATATAATTATCAATTTTCTTTGCACCAATCATACTTAATTGATTCTTATAACACCATTCGTCTGCTAATTTATGTGCCAAGTCATATACTTCTTTGTTCATACCGCACCTCTTTTTTTTGTTTTTATATATATTTATTCTCTGAAAACTCAGAAGAAATTCCGCTTTCTTTCGGTCTTGATTTTATACAATATATAGTATTTGCTATAATTTGTTAATACTATATATTGTATATATTATTTTAGTTTTCTACTATCGTAGATGTTTCCCATACCATAACCATGAGTACAAGCCATTAATGTGAAACAAATACCCTCTATTCCAATAACTCTACCGCCAATAAGACTATTCTCACTTACAGTTCCAACTCTTTGAACATCGTTTTCATAAGTTATATTTTGAATAGAGGGTAAATTAAAATTTTTTGCCACCGTATACAAGTAACTGAACCCACCAGCATTACCTACAGGCTGTGCCAATAAACACATTGCTACATGATCTGAATCATATACTCTATTACCCTGACGAAATTGCTTTCCAAAATTTATTTCACCGATGCCACCAACTAACTGTGGTTTATCACCACAAGCAGAACTTAATCCACTTGTGGCTGATGAAAATTTACCATCTTCTCATCTGTACAAATATATGTATTGTCATACTGAGCCTTATATAAATGCTCAATCAACAAAGAGATGCAAGTTGTCACTATACTGTTACCGCTTTGTTTATATCCCTGAGTATCAGACATTCCAACTGCTTTACAGTTCTCATAATCAATATCATCGAATCCCATGAGCCTGTGGCACTCTTTTGGCGTGAGCTTTCTCACAACTCTTAAATTGTCTCTTTCAACTTTTGGTTCTGTATTACCGCCACCACAAGTATGCATAGCTGGTGCAATTCCATCTTCGCTATATACTCTGCGAGACTGTTCATGCATTCTCTGAAACTTTTCGCTGCATAAATCAGCAATATGTATTGGTTCGTTTGAGTCGGCAAGAATCTGTTTTGGCTGTTTATAATCGGTTGCCACTAAAGTACCCATTACTGAATCCTGCTGATAAACTAAATCTCTATTACCTAACCTGGTACAATTTTGTCCAATTGTTGTTCCTACTACATTCTTTTCAAATTTTGGATCTGTTATCTGAAGTCTTTTCTGTACCTCATCAGATAAGAAATATTTTTCCAAAACAGTATTGTCTGTCTCTAATAAATCCTTTAATCTGATTCCTGTATCAAAAGGCTGTGGAAATTCAAAAGACTTGGTATCAATATCCTTACGAATAGAGATACAGAAGATTCTATTACGATTCTGTGGAATACCTGTATTCTTTGCATTGATTGTCTGATAATATGAGTTATATCCCAAGTTATCAAGTCGAACCAACCAATCCTTAAAACTGTCAATATACTTCTTCGATACAAGAGCATCTACATTCTCCATAAGCAAATACTTTGGTAATGTATTATTCTCTTTTGCTTTTACAAGAAGTCTCTCAACTTCATACAATAAACCTGAACGAGTTGATTTAATGTTGTGATTGCCACAATTAGGGCAGGTATAACGAGTATCTACGTCTAATTCTGATGGATCATATTCACAACCACAATCATGACATGTCCATTTTAATCCTTCCTGTTTACCGGCGATTGACAAATCTGTACATGGAGTCGAGTATGTAAGTAAATCACTATATGGCAGTGACTCAATCTGCATCATGTCGCCAAGATTATGTGAAATATGGTCTGCTAACCAATATTTCTCAATACCTTTTGTCTTGTTCTTCTTTCGTGAAAGCTTCTCCCAATCATACGAAACATCTTTCTTAAAATCATATCCAAGTCTCTTATCTGTAAGCTGTCTTACCATTTCTTCTTTGCTTGGATAATCTTCATAGTTTTCAATCATTTCATTAGTCAAACCACAATGAATTGCAGCATAACTAACTACTACTTCTTTGTCTAAATCTGCTGTTGCAATCATATTTGCATTAAAAAGATGAGTATTATCAATTCCCTTCATCTGCGCACCAATACCACTGCAAAGCTCAATTACACTTAATTCACAATAATTATTTTTATTCTCTGTCAAAATCCTTTAATCTACAGAGATTGCGCAATCATTTATCCTAGAATTTACTGTTAAATCCTTTCTTTTTTATATTATTTTGTTATAAAATCACTCGAAAATAGACACGTCTGCCTAATCGAATGAAAAAAATATTTCATTACTTTATTTTTGTTTTTTGGAAATACTTGAACGAATGTCCAAGTTAAGAAAATTTTCTATGCTATATTATTCTCTAATTAACGCTTGTCCTCTTTAAATAAATCACCATACGATCTACTTGGTGTTACAATCAGGTTCATATAATCTACATTGCCACTATTTAATTCTTTCTGAATGGCATGATAAATATGATACATTGCTGTTTCTTTGTTTATCCTATCTTCATCTAAGAAAAGACTAATTGCAAAATTGTTCTGTTTTATAATTCTCACCACCTACATATTATATAATCAGCATATCTTCCAGTTTATAAATCTCATCTTTTAGCGATCTAATTCTGGTTCTAACCAATTTATTAAATCCCCCTACGGCTTCTTCATATGTATCAGCAAATAATCTTGCATAAAGACTGACACCGTTTTTCTTTAAATCTTTACCATTTACTTTATATTCATAGAAATAGTTATCTTCTTTGATTTTACCCCTTACAGGTTTACACATAAGATTTAATGCTCTTTCATCTTCCTTATATGCAAAAGCCCAAATATCTTTATTGTAATGTGTTCCGTCATCAATGTATTGTAAATCATTAAATGTATTTCTATATATACTATTATATCTTGCATCTATATTGTTACAATAAATCATTTTCTCATCTCTCCTCTCATGGAAATTTGGCTGAATCGCCAAGATAGAAATTTCTATATTAGGTTATTCTCCACTTGAAACTTCTTTAATTCATCTTGAATCATCTTCTGCATATCTTCTTTGTCAAAAGATATATTTGCAACTGGAATAACATTTGCATTTAGATTAACATCACCAACAATAGCTTTATCAAATGCTTCTAAAAACATTTCTGCAATTTCTTTTTCATAATTACCACACATTCCATCGCAGTTAATATCTGCAATTACTCTGGAAAAGAAATCCTTAAACTTATCAGCAATAAAATCTCTTTCATACCCTCTTGGAATATCAATTGTTATTTTCACCATTTCACCTCACTTTACTTTTCAAATGGATTCTCCATAATATAACGGTCAACTATATCTTTAAATGCAAAAGGGGAATCAATTACTCTATCTGAATATTTGAAATGTTTTAGAAACTCAAGTACCTCATGTGCATCTCTATGTGATAATTGGATAAACTTCACATATTCAGGATGTCCTTTGATACACACAACTGCCCAAGAATGATCATCAGAATAAAAACCAACATCAGTTCCAACGTCTACCATAGAATTCATCATTTTGTGACAATCATCAACTAATTTATGAGAATTTTTATATGTACCAATTGCGTCAGATAATTGAATATTTGCATATTCACATCTTTCCTCTGCATCTTTGTATTTCTCTATTGCATCCTTATATGATTTTTTAGCTGCTTCTACCTGAAATAAATCATCTTCTAATAGCCAAAGACGTAATTTATCTCGTATTTTATTCTTTAATTTCACTCTCCCACCCCACTTATTCTCTGTATGGTTCAGGTAACGGCATCCAAGCTTTCATACCACCATTGATTCTTCCCCAATACCATGTCCCATCATAGTATTGTCTTTGTACTTTTGTTACCATTCCTCGTTTTGTGGTAACAAGTACATTGATTACTTTCTTGCCTTCGTATCTTTTATCATCTTCTGGCATTTGTCCTTCGATACATTTAATCCATTCCAATTATTCTTCCACCTCACATCCATTTATAAATCTCACTAAACACATTACCCAACGAATCAACAATCATTAGATCCGTATCTTCATTCAGTAACACTTGAATTTTCTCCCTATTGATAACAACCAAATGATTACCACTAAAATATGAAATATAATTCGCTGCTGGATAAACCTGTAATGAAGTACCACCAATAATCAACATGTCAGCATTACTAATCGCTTCAACAGCACCATTTACAGCCTTATTAGGTAAATTCTCTCCATATAAGGTTACATCAGGTCTGATTAAACCTCTACATTCGCATTTTGGAATTGCCTCTTTAGTGTTAAACAAGAAATCAGAATGATATTCTATCTTACACTTACTACAATAATTCCTCTGAGTAGTTCCATGAATCTCAAAGACATTCTTACTGCCAGCTTTCTGATGAAGTCCATCAATATTCTGTGTTACAATAGCCTTCAACTTGCCCATTTCTTCCATTTTTGCAAGCACTTTATGAGTAATATTTGGCTCAATATTCCTTGTATCCATCTTCTGCCGATAGAACTCATAGAATACTTTCGGATTGTTGTATAAACATTCTCTACTCAAAAGATATTCAGGTTCATATATATCAAACTGAACGTCATGCTGATTATATAATCCATCCTTGGAACGAAAATCAGGAATACCACTTTCAGTTGACACACCTGCTCCACCAAAGAATACAATATTATTTGATTCTTCTATATATTCTCTTAATTGTTCGTACATAGTCACTCTCCATTCTACTCTCCGAAGACTTCCTCAATAACTTTCAACTTAATACTCTGACTAAATTCTGAACCAGCAGCTTTTGGATGACCACCGCCACCAAATAAACTTGCTACATCTTTACCAAGATCAATATCTTCTTTAACGGTTCTATAAGATACCGTACAACCATCAATATCAATCATTGCCACAAAATCAATTTCAGGATGCATTTTACAAAGTCTATTACCTAATTCGCTAACGAACCTATCTGCAAATACAAAGCCACAAACCTTACCGCACATAGGACTGGTAAACATGGTTTCATTCTTCTCTTCGATGTATCTATCAATTTCATCCTGCTTAATCTTTAGAACAGCCTCATCTTTGGCAGATAATAATGGGAATATTTCACCACGTATCTCCGAAATACACCAATGAATAAAATCATCTCGACCATACATATAAAGTAAGTCATTTACCTGCTTACAAATAACACCATCTTCACCGAGTTCTGACCATCTCCAAGTGTCATAATCTCTCACAAGTTCAACAAATCTTCTCAATGTCTCTGAATCTTTTAAATAACCATTCTCGATTAACCAATAATAAAACATCTCTGTTCCACTGGTTTTAATAGTTCCAAGTTCCATATCTTCATACTCGATAGTCACAGAACACCAAAGATACTTATTAAGTCCTAGAGCTGTTGGATGGTGATCTAATAAATAGAATTTATCAAATCTGTCATCAATAATATTTGCTGTATCTTCATTTACTCTAATATCTGTAATAATACACATATCAAATTCTGTTTCACTATCAATAAACTCCTTGACACTTGAATCAATGTTATCATAATCACAATATGAAATATCTACATCATCTCCAAATGCAAGTTTTGCCAAAATGCCACAACCGATTCCATCAAAGATCGGTATGAGTAAATAATTTTATCATACCTTACATATCTCCCTTCACTTGAATATATTGAATCATATCAATATATCTGCTATATTTTATTATTAATACTTAATCCAACCATCTGTAATACCAGTCATCCAATAAATAAGATCTTCTCTATCATTTTTTAATCTTCCATCTATTACACGAGTTAAGATTTCATTGAGCCAGTAGCCAACTTCTTTTCCACTTTTAATGAGCATTGTATCCATTACATCTTTCCCATTAACTGCTAAATCCTTTAGAGAAAAACATTCATCGTCTTGTAAAACTTCTTCCAAAATATATCCGATATTGTCAATCTTCTGCAATCTTGTTTTCTGATTAATGTTTGCTTGTGCTTTAATATCAGCTCTACGAACATTTAATAGTCTTCTGAACTGTTCTTCTCCAATTTTATTAAGCCATCTCTTGATATATTTCTTTCCCACCTCAAAAGTAGCATCATGATAATAGACTAATTCAACGACTTTTTCTCTTGTATCATTGTCAAATCTAAGACGTTTCATAATCTCATTGGTCATATCAGCACTTACTCTTCCATGACCTTTAAAGTGTCTGATACCATCTTCTCCATCTTGATAACAGTGTGGCTTACCAAAATCGTGAAAGAATACCGCCAATCTTGTTACTAAATCATCGGATTCACAATATTCTATTGCATGTACAGTATGATTCCATACATCATAGACATGATAAGGATTATTTTGTGGAAATTTAATCATAGATTTGATTTCAGGGATAAATAACGAAAATACTTCGTGATATAAGACCATTTGTACACAGAAATCACTCGATGCAGCAATTTTACAGAACTCACTGTTAATTCTCTCAATAGATATATTGTCTAAATTCTTATACATTTTAGAGATGTTCCAATCTGTATCAGGTTCAAGAACAAATCCCAACTGCGAGGCAAATCGAATAGCACGTAAAATCCTTAAAGCATCTTCCGAAAATCTATCCTCTGCTCTACCAACACATCTGATTTTATAATGCTCAATATCTTCCATGCCATTAAACGGATCTACAAGACCAACTTCATCATTGTATGCCATTGCATTGATTGTAAAATCTCTACGCTTTAAATCTTCTTTAAGATTTCGTGTAAATGTTACGCTATCAGGTCTACGACTATCTGAGTAATTACCGTCAATTCTGTAAGTGGTACATTCATATCCCTCACCGTCAATTACAATGGTGATAGTTCCATGCTGCAATCCAGTTGCAATAATCCTCTTGTCCTTGAATACGTCCATCATTTCATCTGGTGTAGCAGATGTTGTAATGTCATAATCATGAATTGGTCTGCCAAGAATACTATCTCTCACTGCACCACCACATAAAAATGCCTCATATCCATTGCTCTGTAAAATATGAATAATTTCATTTGCACCAGATGGAATTTTAATTTTCAATTTTTTCATTCAAATTCACCTCAATTTTCGGTTTATCAATAAACTTTGCCAATAGTCCTTCGTGGTAGAATACCTTGTCACTTTCAGTAATTTCTTCTCCCAAGAAATATCTAAGTACAAATGGCATCATATAGTTGTCTAAACATTTGAACTCAATATTATATTCTCCATTTTCTTTGTAGATTTTTTTACAGTACCCGTCAGTACCATTGATTTTGTGGAGCGAAAATAATTCAACTCTGAATGGAATATTAGATTTTGTACTTAATCTTTCTTCAACACAATTTCTCACAAGACTTAACATGTGCAAATTACTTGCCGTTGTCATATCATAAACAATCTCATCATTTGAAAAGAATACAATTCTCTCTTCGCCAACGATGTCATATAATAACGATAATGTCTGATCCATAAGGTACTTTTCATATGTGATGTGTCTTTTGGGATTGCAATTACCCAAAATTACCTGACGGATGTATTTGCTGTTTATAATATGTTCGTTGTCTGTAAATTGGGAAATAAAATCTTCCCATGTATCAGTTCCACAAAACATATTCTTATCGTATTCGTGCAAAGATGAAAAATTAGCCTTTTTCATATCAATACTAATAAAAACTCTTCCATCATTAGTTGTCTTAAATATATCTTTATTAGATAAATCTTTATGAGCCGTAGTGAATTTATTCATATCTTCCGTGTTAAATTTCTGATACGCTTCTGAATTTTTGATGCTTGTAATAGCCGCATCCTTTACACGATTATATTCCTCAAAGTAATCCTGTTCACAATTGTATTGCTGTAATTCACTTGCAAATCTAATCCATTTATTAACTGTTCCATAAAAATCATCAAAAAGCTTAATTCTGTCTAAAAAATATGGTTCTTGGAACAATCTAATTGGTATATTGCAATCCTTACAGAATCTTTCTTTTGCTCTATTTGATATTTCCATTAGATATCTCCCTTCACAATTCGTTCATTTACATACATTTTAAATTCATTGATTCTCTTGTAATCTGGCTTATCGGGTAATAATGTATTTTTCTTCGCATACTCAAAACGCTTTTCATACTCATTTAACAAATCATAGAATTCTGGAATAGGTTGTCTATTCTCATCTAAATATTCTCCGTTTCTAATACTCATTAACAAATCATGTTCGTCTGCTCTATACGTAATAATTTCTTCTTTTTCAAGAATATCAATACACATCATATATAAACGGATCAAATGTGCCATATGTTTACCAAGTTTATCATGAGCAACTGCTTTTTCATTTCGTTTGCCAAATTTACTATAACTACTTACAATGGATTTCATTTCGTTCCACATTCCAGCCCAATCTCTTAATGGGTAATGTTTCAAATTTACATCCATAAAAATTTCACTGTCATATCCTTCCTGAACAGCTTTATCAATATACAGTTTCAAATCACTATTTTCATGAGGATAATATCTGTTTTTAAATTCATATCTTGCATTATTGATGCTTTTTAAAATGTAGGCTTCATTTTCTGCCTGACCAACCAATCTTGCAGCCTTGTTTTCCATACGTCTTAACTGACTAGAACTATAATTTCCAAAGGTATGTATGCAAATCTTAGACAGAAACAGCTTTCTATTATTCAATAATTCTCTGCCAATATCAGAAAGATATAAATAATGTTCTGGTTTCAATCCAAGAATTTCAATAACATTCGGATTCTGTTTTGTCAATAATGTAATCATTTTATTAAAAGAATAAATGACCGTATCTGTATTATTATCATCTACTTGTTCAAAATCTTGGTTAAGCAGAATTTCATCTTTACTATTTAAAGATATTCCTCTTAAGTCTAAATCTGATGTTCCATCTTGCTTTTCCATCCCATAAGCATAGCTTCCACCAAGCCCAACAAGATCATATTATTAGCAAGATGAAGATTTGTTTTTAAAAAATTATAATCCTCCCCTTGCAATATTTCATTTATAGATTTTTTATTAATTAAAATCATCATAATACCTCCATATATAACCACCTGCTGTTTTTTGTTTTCCACGACACACAGCAATAATATTTTTTATGTTAGTTTCTCTAATAGCTTGAGTTATACTATCCCATGTTTTAATTAACTTCATATTTTTATCATATTGATTAACTTTTTTGTATGGTTTCCCGCTTTTTCTATATTCAACTAACGCAACATCATCACACATATCAATATATCTCCATTGAAACCCATTAGCCGTTTTTCTCTTTCCATTTATGCAATCCCATATATGACCGCATCCTAATTTTCTCTGAGCTTCTTGAATGCTTGGATATTTATTTATAAAATTACCTTCAATGTCAAATTGCGCTACTGGTTTTGACATATTTTCAATAATTCTTTTACTACTTTCTATATAGGCTTGTTTAATCGCTTGCTCTGCATCATAATTGCACCATCCATTAATAGTACCTTGCTTTAATTTATTTTTCACAGTGTTATAAGAACAATGAAAATAATCTGCTACAAATTGAATATTTTTTAATTCATTATACTTTTCACATATTAGCTTTGTATCATTAGATAAAGCATATTCATTACATTCATCCCATTCTATTTCTTTATAATTAAAATTCAATATTATAGGCAAATTGCTATTGCATATAGAATTTTTCATCCATCTTATATTCGATTCTCTAGCATCAATTATTATATAATTGAAAACATTATTCTTTAATGCCATTTCCTTTTTGTATTCATCATTTGCGTTTTCCTCATAATAATGCCTTCCTCCTAAATATGAAAAGTCGGATGAAGTGTAATGTTGTTTTCCATTGACCTCAATAATACAATTATGTTCAGGAATATAAAAATCGTATTCTTTATTATCAGACCATTCAAATTTTATATGTGTTTCAAACGGAATATATAGTTGGTCTAATAAATTACTCAAAAATTTCTCCCCATAGCTTTTATTCCCACTACAATAAGGACATTTATTAAGACGATTTCTTAATTTACTAGGTAGCATGTAAAATTCTTTTCCACAATCTTTACATAACCATAATAATTTTTTATTCATATTAGCTGTGTATTTAAAGCCATCTTCAACATTTGCAAGATGTGAAGCTAAATTAGGATCTGTTGTCCACATATCGTTAAAACCTTTTAAAACACGTTTGCCAAAACAATATGGGCAACCTAAATTACCTGTTCTAAAAGCATTACAAGGTAATGATAAAAATTCATGACCACAATCACCTACAAAATAATATTTTTGTCCTGAACTAATATTTTGAATCTTTATTTTGTTTTTATTAGAAAAATATTGAGGATGTTTAATTAAATAGTCTCGTATTTCTTGAATTTTAATTAAAATCACCTCTTCCACCAAAAGTTAAGATAATGATATTGTTACCCAAATTCTTATTTGTTCTCAGGAAGTCATACTCTTTTGATTTTAATTTGTCCTTAATCTGTTCAATTGTCATTACATTATCCTCCTAGAATAAATTCCCTTGACTATCTACCATACCTTTATAACCACACCATTTACATTTACAATGCATGGAAGCACCATCAAAATTCTCAGTAATATAATCTTTTTGATGACAATGCCATCCTATTTTACAAAAGAACTTTTGTAATGGTTTAATATAATCTGCTAACATGTATGGTACAAATTGCAAGATTAGTAAACCTACTAAAATTAAAATAATAACATATTTCATATTTTACCTCACTTATCTTCTTTCCAATCAACCATAATAAATGATAAAAATCCCAAACATGTCTCTATTAATAAAAATTTCCATAACTCAACTGGTTCAGGAAAAATAAAATTCATTAATAGATTTAATGTCATAAGCCATATTAAAAATCTTATTGTGGATTTCATACATTATTCTCCTATTACTTATTTAAAACAATCAAAATGTTACTCAGATATAAAGCATAAAAGACTAAATATCCACCACCTGCCAAGAACAGTAATTTGAATACAAAGTTGATAACATTCTTTTTTGTCCATGTTATCCCAACAATAAGGTTAAAAATTCCCATAATCAATAAAATAATGTTTAAAATATTCATGTTTCACCTCCAAAATTCCGTAAGAAATGTGCATTTCCTTATAACGTAAAATATATACCATATATAGTATATATTACTCATTTTCAATACTATATATGGTATATTTACAACAATTACTCACTTAATTCTGCAAGTGCCTTATCCAGATCCTCATCAGACATGTTCTCAAGCGCTGCATCCTGTCTCTTAGCCTTGATTTCAAGCAATCTCTGTCTCATCTCAGCATTTTTCTTAGCGTCTTCTCTCTTCTTCTTCTCATCCAGTTTCACGCTAACAATATACTTAACAATTTCAATCTTGTTAGAAATCTCCTCGTCTTCCTTTGACTTAGTATTCAGAAGACTCTCTTCCTCAGATTTCTTTACTTCCGCATTGAGTGTCTTAAATACTGAGTCCAGATTTGTGAGAGATAAATCCCACAAATCAATTACGTTAATCATTCCTCTGAATGGGAACTGATAGTTTGCTCTTGTTGCATTAATAAATAATTCGTTGTTTGTCATAATAATAATCTCCTTTTCCAATTAAAATTTAATCTTCATTACACGCTCTGTCGAACCCTTAACCTTAACAACTAAATCTGCTCTCTTTGTCATAGAGAATCCAATTCCTGAAAGCTGATCATCAGTATCTTCTACATGACACTTAGCACCTAAAGCCTCAAATACTCTCTTGTGCTTCATTAAATCATTGTCAAGGAATTCAAGATAGAATCCATTAGGCTCTTCACTATTTACACAATCCTTCAGGAAGAAGAATAAATGTCTATGACCAATTCCATCCTGCTCGTCAAAATAGTTTGGACTGTAACTAATTACTGATACAGGAACAAACTGATTTGTATTTACACCCCAAATCTCACGACTTGAAACAGATGAACTTCCAGACAGCTTTTCCTTAATTGAGAAGTTGCCATTCTCATCAAGTGTAACTTCTGCCACCTGAACATTACCAGAAACAGGACTATTGTATTCAAACGCAAAAATCTCACCATTGAATTCAATTTCTGCCTTAAATCCTTTACTTCCTCTTGCTGCATACTGATTGACAAAAAACTTATAAACACCTGGCTTCATATGAGACATATCTGCCCATGTAATATTTTCCACAGAAGGTTTTCCTGCCATCTGCGTCATAGGGCGTGTAATATCAATATCTAACTGACCTCCACATCTTGAAGTCTTTGGTTTTCTACAATTGCCAAAAAAGATCTCGTTTCCATCAGGTTCTTTGCAATGTGCATCAAGGTCGCTATTATCATTTTGTCCCTCATTCCACATGATCGAAAATCTGAGTACACCGTCAACATTACCGCCAGCAGCTTTTACATTCTGCTTCATATCAGAGTCAGTAATGTTTCCTGAATAAGCCCAAGATAATCCATTATTCCATTTGAACATTGTCTTAGCGTCTGGATTAACAGGTGCAATCATAGAAACAAAGTTCTTCTCATGTTTATTCTCTACAAAAGCTTCAATCTCCTTTGCAGTTGGAAGTACCTTATCAATGAAATCCTGTGCTGAAATCTCCTCAACCTTAGAAAACTTCTTAGGACTTACAGCAACATCTTTTTCCATTTGACCAAAAATATCATCTGCACCAACCATTCTTCTTGCAGCACTCTTATTTGAGAACAGTACATTATTTACAGTAATATCATTCAGATTAGCAAATCTTCTCTGTAATGAATCCATATATCCAAGTTCTGTAATGGTCTTCTTTGCATCCTCAAGCATCTTCTTTGTAAAAATAGCCTTTGGACGCTTATAATTGCTTGGAGCGACAATCTGCTCATACTTCTTAACTGCTGTATCAAGATCCATATCCTCACTTACATTGATAAGAAGTGTTCCAATAGAATGATTTCTAATTCTACCGATAGCCATACCTGCTGTTACCGACTTCTCCCAAGCATATAAATCCTTTTCAGTATCAGAAGTCAGCTTATCATATTCCTTCTTATACTTCTTGAACTCTGTGAGTACGCCTTTCCACTCTTCGCCCTTGTAAAGTGTATTTGAATTGATAAGTTCAAGAATTGTATCAAGTGCATCCATAGTAATCTCATCGAGAGAACGCTTAAATACATTTCTTGTATCTCTGAACTGTCCCTTAACTTCCTCGTTAGAACGACTACTTCTATTTACGAACTTACTTGGAAGCTCTAAGAAGAAATGATCCCACTGATGAGACTTTCCATTAATTTCCTCAAAGTTAAAATCTGTACCAATCTTAGGGAACTTAGTTGTATAAATATCTGTGACTGTATGAGCTTTTACAAAAGCATCAAGTGCATCACATACTGGCTGATATGTTGTATCGCCAAGACTCAGTTCCCAAATTGTATGAATCTGATTATCCTTGATAGTGACAGCAGAACCAATATTCTTAATAAACTGTCTACAACAACTACAATCATGCTCTCTACGCTCTCTGAAAATCTCATTTGTACCAGCAGGGAAGCTATCAAGATATGTATTCCATAATTCATCCTTATCTACATTTACCTCAAATAAATGTGTTGCCTCTTTCTGCATTTCATCGAAGTGCTTCTGTAAAGCCTTCTTAAACATCATAAATCCATCCATGTTTTGTACCTCTTCTTTCTTATATTTATTTTTTGTTAATTGTTTCTATTGTTATATTCTCCGTTTATATCAAACCAGTTGCCTTATCTGGATTCTCATTAGCCCATTTTATCCATCTTTCAGCATAAGATTCAGTTTTATTATTTAATCCAAACACTTCTCTTGTGAGTATATATCCTTTGCCAATCGACTCTTCCATATCTTTTGTATTGTTATCTACATCATCTGCATCTAATGGTCGAAACACTGTCTTGGTAAAATATCTTCTACCATATTTCTTTGTTGTCGTAATTTTATTTATCTTATCCTTATATAACTTCCATACGCCAGATGAATCTTTGTTGATCTGTGCTACATAATCTCCTATATTTAACACATTGTCTCCTTTCTAAATTCCAATGAAACGAAGTTTTCTTGTTCTTCAATTTATATTTATTAAGGCTATCACATCTGCTACGGATATTCCTTTTTCTTTTGCTTTTGTGATAATTCTGTCATTATTTGGTTTAAAATCTTCATGATTATTACATCCCCATTCACACCCTTCGTATTCATCGTAGTACGAACAGAAATCGCATTTTCTAAATTCATTGCTCATAAAAATAACCTCCAATTATCTCTTATACTCAATCCATTTATCTGAACCCTTGAACTTCACTTTTACTTTCGTAGGACATCCATCAGGAACAGATTTTAATGATTTATAATCATCTACAATCGTTGCTGTCTCTAAAATTTTATGATTCTTTTCACATTCCATTGCTTTCTCTTTATCTGCATAACCAGTATTACAGAACTGACAAGTATATAATGTCTTTGTAATCATATAAATCTCCTCTCCAATTTACCAAATTCCATTTACTGTCTTATCAATAGCCTCTCTCATTACTCCACCTGTCATTTTGTTCATTGTATCTGCAACAAGACCTTTGAATCCTGCTCTTATTCGCCTATTATAATGAGTACATGGCGTTGAACAATAATTATTTCTTCTACATTTTTCACAGTTGCCATTCAATTTCCACTGTTCATTTTCCTGAATCTGTTCCATAATATTCGTATGTTCCTTTCAAAGTTATATATTTATTCTGCCTAATATTGCTCTGCTATATCATCATATTCTCTTGAAAGATATCCAACTAAATCCTTATAAATATCTAACTGATGTTCATGTAAATAATTACATAGTTCAATATCTGTATTGAAAAACTTTTCAACAGCAGTTGAATTAGCCCATCTGTCAAAAGCACTTTCTGTTGTAACTCTAAGTAACCATCTGTTTCTAGTTCCACTATGAGGCTCTACTACCATAAAAATAACTGTATCTGTTCTTACTTCTAAATGACCTTCGTATTCATAAATTTTGTAATTCTGACCATTGTTTACTTGGTCATTTTCAAACCATCTTCTTATATTTTCCATTTTTACCGATCTCCTTGTTTTGTGATTAGAAGAATAGCTCATCAATCGACAAGTCCATATGTTCGTATAAGTCAACAATTCTTGAATCATTTTCATCTAACCCAAGTAAGAAACAACCACCTTCTCCTTGCTCAATTTTTACAATCTCATTCTTATGAAATTGTTCTATATCTATTTTTAATCTTCTAATACCGTAATATTTATATAAATCTTCTATTGCTGAGTTCAAACCATCCATCATTTTTTTATATTGGGAACTCAAGTCAAAATCGTATAAACTATTAATACTGTTTTCAATTTCATTATAAATATCTATTAAATTCGTCATACTTTATACCTCCACATGAAATCGAACATTCCTACCAAAACAGTTCTTCAAATTCGCAGAAATATTCTAGTGAATACCACTCTTCTTTACCTATATCATTTTTGATTTTTATACAATCTCCATCAAAACCAATAACCATATATTGTTTCCCATCTGTCAAATTAAACTGTTCACCTCTATTGTTTGAAGTTACTGGTTTCCCAATGTGAACATTTGCTACATTATGCATAACACAATTCATGTTTTCACCTCTTAACCATTTCTCAAATTCATCACCAGTTGCACAATCATTTTTGACAGGAATTTTATCATTGTTATTTATTTCTTTTATAAGATCTTTTGCAAATTTAACTGACATAGTTCACCTTACTTTCTTGTAAGCCTAATTATCAGTTCTACAAGTCTTTCCTTACTCATAGCATGTAAATGCTCTCTCTTCTCATCATCTGAGCAGTTCTCAATAATTTTTAAATCACTCTCTGGCATTTTTTAATCCTCCTTATATTAATGTTGATATTCCTAATTCCTCTTCTAATTTTCTTTTTTCTCTTTCCATTTTATTTAATTTGCTTATTAAGGAATCATAGTTATTAATTACATCACAAGCTGCTATCATACTTTTCCCTAAATCTCTTATATATTCTTTTTCATGGCGACAAATCTTCTGTAAGTCTTTAATATTTGCTTGACCGTTAAAAATCTTTACCAACGTATTTGATAACTCTTTTTGATTATCTGGTAAATAATTAAAATACTCTCTCCAAGAAATAGGAATTTTGGGTAATTTTTCTATTTTATTAATTTCAACTTTTAATTTATTAATTTGTGTACAAGTATCTCTTAGTTCTTCTAAAAGAAATTGCTCTTTATCATTTTTATTAAACATATTATTACCTCAACAACAAATATTTTAACCAATCAGGTATATCAGCATTTACAACCATGTTAAATATCCCAATGTCTGCTAATATAGCGAATATCGTAATTACTATAAACATTCCTATAATGAACAACTTATCTTTCATATGTATTTATTCTCTCCTTGCCAACTCATATATCCAAGTATCAACAGTTTCTCTAAATCATTGCCATGAAAACCTGTTACATCGCAAAACGCACCAAGTATTTCTGTGTCTTCATGTGTTATTGCGTGATAATTTACGCTGTTGCATTCTTCCAAATGGTTCATGTTTCCGTTTTGGAAAAATGTGTCATGTAAAGTTTCATAATCCATATTCATCCTCCAAACATTTCATTCCGTACAACCATTCTGAAAATCCAACAATGGCTGCAACTAATGTAATTTCCAAAATCCATTCCATATCTATAACCTCTGATTTTTAGCAATTCTTTTAATCTTCATATTTTCTGGAATATCCATTGGTCTGAAATCAGATCTTACGATCCTTGATATAATAACTGGCTTAATTCCATATTTTGTGTAACACATGACTATATCTCCTACCGATATGTTCTCCATGAAAATGTTCCATTTTTCAGATGTTGGCACTCTCCAAACATACTCTTTATCACTCTGCTGATTTGGATGCTTGCCATATATGTATGTAATTACTTTTTTATTCTCTCTTTCATATCTATATTGTTTGACATCTTCAATATCAAACTCTTTGAGCACTAAATATCTTATGTATCCATCTACCAATTCTTTTTTATGGTTTATGATAATTGGTTTGTCCAGTTCTCCATACTTAAGGAAATATCTCTTTACTCTGTTCATCTTTGCCTCATTTGGTACAGACTTTGCAAGGTAATCTGGAATTATAATGTCTGCTAACTTCATATTTATTTGTTCTCCTTTATATATTTATGCGTTTGCCATCTTATCAAAACTTCTCTTCATGAAGTCATAATTTACTTTCTGAGACGGACTAAACTTTTTCTGATTCTTATATTTATTAATCCATTCTTCAAATTTGTCCTCATTTTCGTTTTCACAAGCGTATGCCATTAATGCGATTAGAGCTGTCTGACACTGCTGATAAATTGGAGCATTAACCTCTATGTTATTGTGGTCAAAACAATAATCAACAAGTTCAGAATAAGCATTTACGTCATCGTCTGTTGCTTCTGAATTTGCATTTTCCTGCACAAATGAGAGTGTTGTCTCTTCGCTTGCATTATTCTCTGTTTCTGTACTATCAATATGTAAAAATTCATTCATAAGAGTTATAATATGTTCTACTTTTTTCTCAATTACGCTCTTATCTTTTGTATGTTTATCTGCATCTAATTCATTCCAAGTAATATCATTTACCTTTTCTTCTCTTAAAGTCTCAGAAAATGCTTTTATAAATTTTCCAAATTCTTTATCGGGGCGATTTAATTTTGTAAACTTATCAAATACCTTCATCCAAACTACTATATCTTTAGCAACAAATAGTTCTGCTATCTTAGGACTATTAAGTTTATCAGAATAAGGTTCAATCCGATTAAAATATTCTTCCATTTTTAAGAATTCATCAGTAGATGAGTTGTCATTTAAATAACTACACATCTTTTTGGGATCTTTTTTCCATTCATTCATATGGAATACACCCATAACTGATTCAGAAATAATTCTCTCCCAATTTCCCTTATGTTTTTCATTCTCGGTAAGAGCTGTTCCATTCATAAGAAACTTATTATTATCTTTAATTCTTTTAATTTCGTTTGCATATTTACCGACATATGTAAGAGATTTTTGAGATACGTTCATTCCAGCATGGTTATTATATAGATTGACCAATTCAGATGTTCCTTCTGTAGTACGGTCTTGATATATAGTTATCATTAAAGGACATTTATTGAATTTTCTCTGTAATTCAACAGGTAAATCATCGTAGGTTTTCTTTCTTAAATCAAACTCCACTGTTTCCCATATAACTTCACCATTCTCGTTTCTAATTATTTTATTGTTTTCATCAAGTTTCTTTCTATCATATGTAACAATTGGATTACGAATCTTGACTGAAACTTTATAATTGTCATATTTAAATCTCCTAAGAGCTTCTGTTCGTTGATTTCCATCTACAATATAAGTAGTAGTTGTATCGCCTTTGTTTTCCTCTGCAAGAATTAAATTAGGTATAAATACTTTTTGTGAAGTTGCTGAATAAATCAAATTATCAATCATTTCAGCAGTCCAAACGAAATCTCTTTGAACAGCTTGATTACTATTAATTGTTTCATCCTGGACATCATCAATATATTGTCCAATATTAGTAGCTTCCATTCTGAATTCACTCATCCTTCATACCTCCTAAATAAACGTCTTATGTACTTTGTTTTCTTGTTATCTGTTATTGCCTTCATATTATCTTTATATGTATTCTTATCAATTCCTAAAGTATTGATTATCTCATTTTCTATATACCCTTCTGCTAACATATGAATTATTGCTAACTGCAACTTTGATAATCCTTTAAGATATTTCACCATTTCTGGACTCCACTCAAAATCATCAGCTATTTTATCAGGAATTTTGTCTTTCAGATTATTATTTTCATCATCATATGTAGCATCAAATGATATTACTTTCATATATTTAGGCTTTTTCTTTTTTCCTGTTGGATCATTCTCATCTGGTATCATAATAATTTTTCCATTAACATCGGTCATTATTGGACTACGCTTTGCCCTACAATGATTGTCCCTATGCCAATCTCTAATACTTCTTGCAACATTACCAGTAAAAAATGTTTCAAATTTAGCAGAGTTACTATCATAAGCTATTATTGATTCACATAACACTTTAGTTGCATCATCATATATGTCCCCATATTCAAAATTTCCTTTGGTGTATCCACCAATCATGGGATTAACAATTCTTTTTAAATGATACATCTCATTGTTTAGGTAATAATCAAGCGTTTTTAATTCTTCTTCTCCGAAAAGTTGAAAATACTCTCTCCATTCTTCGTCTTTCATTTTTTTACCACTCTCCTTATGTTTGATATATAATTATTCTCCGTTTTCTACCTCGACTATTCGATATCTGTATTTACGACTAAATAATCCATTTATGGCTTTTTGTGTTCTTTCTTTGCTGACTTTAGTGGTATCTACCTCAGCTATTACATTATGTATAATGACCATCTCATCCTTAAGATTTCGTCTATTTTTTCGATTGGTACGAATTCTCTTATAGAATATCCAACCTCTGTAGAGATCAACTGGCTTTTCCAACTCTACCTCATGCAAAATATCTATCAATTCTTCGTCAGCTCGCTTCAACTCAATTTCGAGTTCTTTATATCTTTTTGCTGCATCACTGAGAATTCGTTCACATTCGCCAAACTTATCAACCCAAGACTTGACTGATTCAGCAACTTCATATCCATCATTACCTTTAATTGATGTTTTAGTTGCTTTAACAATTCTCTCAACTGATGTTTCCATCTTAATATCAGGTATACATTCCAATTTAAAATGTAAACGTCTCATAGATTTTGGTAGATGCTCCAAGATATTTTCTGCCTTTTGCTTTTGAAATGTGTCTCTTGTTTTCTTTGTACAAGCAACTGGTTGTCCATTATTGAGCCTTATGTATACACCATTGTTGTTTACAATTGCGTATTCCAATTTCTATCACCCTTTCTTCTTATTTATAAGTAAAGAGACATCAAGGAGTTGAACCTTACACGATTGGCTTTCCTGTAAAGCTGATGCCTCATCCGTTAGTGGATTAAACTATGGTAGAACTATAGCAGCTACACATTCTGCTCTTACAAGGCAATATGTATGTACAAAGAAACAAGTACCTTGCGTTCTGCACTTACATCGGGTGTGATTCAGTGCATAACGGGGCTACTGGGATTCGAACCCAGAAATACATGGATCAAAACCATGTGCCTTGCCATTTGGCGATAGCCCTATAATTTATTAAATTTTGATTAAATATGTGAAAAATATGCTGAATTGCTTGAATTTAATTGACATTCCATCAATTTATATGTATTATAATTATGAGCGTATTCCAGTACGTTCATAATACAATTCAACCAAATATTTTTAGGAAAGTCGAGCTAGTGTTCCAGCACTATGATGCTCGGCTTTCTCTTTTTGTATTTCACATTTAATATAATAGAACGTCTGTTCGATTTTGTCAACACTTTCATCGAACATTCATTCTGTTTTTTATATGATATCACGTTGCGAGGGCAGAATTTGGGACTCGCAACTATTTCCTTGAAAGAATTGTATGTAAATATCCCCTTGGCGTTTCTTCTTGGATTTCTGAAAAAACTTTAAGCCCATTGGAAAATTCATCACATACCTTTGCGATACTTGCAGCTTCTTCCAAGATATTTGTGCAGTCGCAAAACTTCTTTTTACAAAATCCAACATTCACATCAGGCTTTGCCAAATCTTGCTTCGCTACTAATACAACTGCATCTTTTTTTGCAAACTTTTTCGCTTCTTCTAGCGACATTTTAATATATTCCATATTAAGCCTCCTCTAATTGCCCGAAATTAGCATCGTATACTGCTTTGACTTTTATTTTCTCTTGTAATTTAGTGATAGTACCTAACTTCTTCATTATTCTCTTTTTTGAAACTTGCCTAACGCATTCACCAAGAATCATTGAATCTTTAGTTAATCCTTTGCCTAAATCCTTATGAAAGAAAGAATGTGTCGGTTGCTGAAGATGTTTTATTTTACTTGTAAATGGAATTACAATTGTTGTATCAGAATAAATATTGCCATAAGCATTCTGAATTACAACTGCTGGTCTTATACCGCCTTGCTCTCCAGCAAAGACCACATCTCCGAAATCAACTCTTACAATATCAAAAGTATTTATTTCCATATATCACATCCTCCTTTCTTATATTGAGTATTCATAACTACCTTGGATTACCTTTGATACTTCGTATTATATACCTATACATATTATATGTCAACATATAATATTGAAAAATATAATATTTTTTGATATTATATTAATAAGTAATTCACATGGAGGTATTATATATGAAATTAAATGTGAAACAAATTCTTGAAAAACAAGGCAAAACTCCATATTGGTTATCTAAGGTTACAGGAATTTCTAACAATAATATTAGCAATATTTGCAATGGTGACACAAAAAGTATTCGACTTGACACCATTGAGAAAATATGTCATGCACTAAATTGCACACCAAATGATATTTTCACCAACGACACTAATAAATAAATTTAACGAGATCAAATGGTTGCACTTCCATTGCTTTAGCAACCAAATCAAGTACAGCTAAGTCAGGAACAGCACTTCCATTTTCCCATTTACTGATTGTACTTGGTGCAATGTCAGCCATTTTCGCAAACCCTCTTACTGTTATTCTCTTTTCAGTTCTGATTTTCTTTCCAATATATTTAACCATAATCACATCTCCATCAATTTCTCTTTCATTCCAACAGCTCCGTTTGCATAATTATTAACTGTTGTATTTACACTACTATGCCCTAACTGCTGCTGAACAAATGCAAGATTTCCATTTCTGTTCATTATACTAGCATAATAATGTCGCATCATGTGTGGAGTGATGCCATTGCCATAATTTTCAAATATCTGTTTGATATTTCTCTCTGTTGTACGTGTGCCATTCTTATTTACAAACACAGCTTCCGTATCTACAATATTATCCAATGTATTTCTGTACTCTAGCCATTCTTTTAATGCTTTCAGGGCAGATCCAGTAAGATATACAGGTCTTTTTTCAGTTTCCCTTTGATATCCTTTTGGTAAAACCATAATATGTGACATATCATTAAGATCAATATATTCACTATTTTCATCTAAATGCAAATCTGATAAATCCAAGCCAGCAAGTTCAGACTCTCTTATTCCAGTTCCTCTTAAGACACGAAAAATAGCAATATTCCTATTCCTTACACATTCATCCTTTTTCCACATTATTTTTTCTTCCATATCATTAAGCTGATTTTCTGTTGGAAGTTTTTGTGTTAAGTTGTTTTTAGAAGATATCCCTTTATATTTTATTTGTTTACTAAAATCTTCCATACTGTTATAGAGTTCTCTCAATAAACATTCTCTATATGAATATACATTTTTTATAAAACTTTTTATAATATTCTTTCTTGTTTCCGTTGTGGTTGGCGACATTCCATTTGTTTCCTTATATCTAAGGTATGAACTAATATTTTGTGGTCGCAAGTCACTAAAATCAGAAACTTCTATTTCAGAAATTGATTCCTTATTAATGATATTACTTTCAATCAACCACTGTAAAAAATCTTTAATTGCCACTAAATAATTTAACGCTCCGTTCTTACTTTCCAATTCATTCAAGTAATCTCTTAAGAACTGTGGTGCGTTTAACTCATCCAACTTTCTATTAAGTTTTTCAGCATTTTTATTTTGTACTTCTATCTTATAACACATAATTATCACTCCTTTGTGTAATCTGCTATCGCTTTTGCAATAGCTTTAGCTGCTCTTTTACTTTTTAATGATCTCTGAATAGATTCTGCATTCCAAGAAACATCACTGAACTCAGCTAATTCACCACCGCAATTCCAATTCGGAATACTAAAGAATCCCCCATTCACATACTCACCGAAAATTACACTATAATAATTTCCATTATACTCAACACCTATATGGTGAATATTTTCAACATAAGCATCACCATTATAACCGATTTTATAATTTTCCATATTAATCGACCACCTTTCCTACATACATATTCTCTGTTTTCCATTCAGATAGCAGCTCATTATTCTCATCATAATATTTTGACTTAATTTTCTTTGCATATTCCATTCTTTCATCAAAATCATCGCACCACCTAACTTCAAGATTTTTAGTTCTCATTTGTAACTTTGTACATAGACAACACAAGTTTTTTACATGATCCTTCTCTCTCATATTCGGTCTGCGTATTTTATCACCAACTTGATTTTTGCTAAGACATCTTAAACAGATAAACTCACTTGCTCTGCTCGTATTGTCGTGTCGTTTACTCATAATTTTATTTACCTCGTTTTCTGTACTAAAAAAGAAGCAGATGATTTCTGCTTCTAATACTTATTTCTATATTTAATTCGTTTTCAATAAGAAAGCAATTTTTCTTTGGTTTATTCTTCCAACATCTTCTCAACCTTATCAAGCTGTGACTGATCCATTGACTTTCCAGTTCTATTGAGCATTAAGAAATATTTTAATACTGCCTTTCTATCTGCTTCTCTTACTTCTCCTTGCACAATATGATGGTTTAAGAAAACATTCTTATCTTTAGCCGATAAGTCATTGTAATAAACTCCGTTATATGGAAATCTATTCTCATAAAAATCAATAATTGTGCTTAATCTCTGCTTTCCATCAAGTATTTCATATCCATTACCTGTCTCAGTCCATTTCTTATCATCCAAATGAATAAAAGCAAATTTACCTATATCAATATTATTAAATATACTATCTATAAGTAACTGTTTATCTTCTAACTCCCATACATATCCTCTCTGATATTCAGGATTCATATCTACTCCAAATGCATAATATTTATGAATAAGAGACTCAATCATTGAATTGACAAAATTGATTTTTACATTCTGATTTTTACTAAACCTTGAATCCCCATTAGTAAGCGGTCTAACGCTAGTCCACCCAGCAACTCGATATACTTCTCTATCATAAGGATTTCCATAATTTTCTTCAGTAGAAATACAATGTAATCCGTACACCTTCCCATCATATAACACTTCTTTTACTGTACAGTCTTTTAATGCACCATATTTTACCTTATCTCCTATTTCAAATCTATAAGTTGGTTCATTCAGATGTGGCACTTCATCTTTAATAAAATTTAATCCATTTTCTCTTTCTTTCTGTAACTGTTCTTCTATGGTTAATTCTTTATTTACTTTCTTTCTCGCCATTTAATCATCTCCTTCTATTTACCAAGAAATCGTCATTTCTTTTAACAATAGTTATCCATTGCTGGTATGTTTTGACTTGCAACAATATGTTCATCTTTTATTTGTGGAGCTGAATCAATAAACTCACCATTGAAATTAACTAGAGCTATTGTATCACTTTCAATACAAATAATTCGTGCTTCAGGATTATATACCTGAATCCTTTTTAGAATCGTTTCAATTTTATCAAAGCATTTTTGCATATCACGAATGTCTTTCTCTTTAATACCATTAGTCATTTTATATCACCTCTTCCAATCTTCCAAGCAAATCATTCATTCATCTTGTTACTAAACTTTTAATATCTTGCCAAAACAAACATTCTGCATTTTTGTTCCATCTGACATAGTTGTTGTGGAAAGCTGTGCTATCTGTCCGTGATTACCAACCTCTTCATCAGGAAAAGATTTGTTAATTAAATCAATCAACTCTTTTTTCGTTAATGCTGTATGTACTACTGTTTCAATTACATTTCTATTTTCCATTTATATTACCTCTTCTAATCTTCCTAATAAATCATTTTTCACTTCGATTATTGCATTCAACCTTGATTCAGTTGAACTAACCTTGCAAGCTTCTACATTATAAGTCATTTGCTTTTCTAAGTCAGATTCAAGCCTGTCAATTTCTGTATCAAGTTCACCAATATATTCTTTTATTTTTTCTCTCATATCTGGTTGATTACCAAAATCAACTCCACCAAAATTCTCTTTAGTTAGTTCTCTCCCACATTTAGGACAAAATCTAAAGCGATTACCATTATTAACTTGTCTTTTACTACCTGACAATGCGATTCCTGTCATATTTAAACATTCATCAATCTGAACCATTCTAAAATCAAATTTTCCACCACATAATTCGCAATTATTATCCATTGTCTTTCACCTCAATTCCAAATATCTCACAAAAATCTTTGTCCTTAATAACATCAGCTATCTTAAAATATCTTCTTGCAATCTCATTAAACATATCCCTTTCACAAATTGCTTCCGCTGCTTTAGGATGATTGCTTTCTATAAAAGACTTATATTCTATTACTAAATCAGAAAATAACTCTTTTTCATTTTCTCTTTTACAGCTAACTCTAACATAACTATCATAGCATTCTTTTAATTTGTCATTTGGAATACCTATAAATAAATTTCTTCTTAACATAATATTCTCCATTTCTATACCAAAAGAAAGTTAAATTTCTTTATTTAATACATTAACGCTACTTCCATCTTATTTTTGCATTTAATATAAATTGTATTTTCACTTTCTTTAATTTTATAATTTTCAAGTTCCCATTCATATACATCAATTTCATTTCCGCTAAGTTTTGACTTTAAGTACAACATATCTGGGTTACAATTTTTTACAAAACCATCAATATCTTTTATGTCAGAAAATCCATATGTTGAAACAGCATTGTATAAAATACCAACAAGATTTCCTTCAGATGATTTCTTATATGTATCTAATATAAGTTTTGTGAATATTCCATCTTGCATAATTTTAATCACTCCTTTCCAATGTAACAGTAAGTTTAGATTTCCAAAACATTTAATTCTTTTGAATCACGAAACAATATTAAGTCATCTTCTATATCATTATGGTATCCATGATTATAAGCATATTTTCCAATATCTCTAATTATTTTTAGTCTTGTTTGTGAGTATAAATTTATGTCCATTTTTCTTACGTCTTTACGTTGTTCTGACGTTACAGATCCATTTCTTGTAAAGATACACACCTGATCATTATCTACTTTGATTACATTACATGGATACCAATTTTCTCCAATTCTAAATTCATACATAAAATTCCAATTTCCGTTACACTCTTCTAACGTCATATATCACCTCTCGGAACTTAATATTCTTAGTAACATTCAATATTCAATTGTATTTGCAATCTCTTTTATTTTATCTGCATTTAATGGTGCAACTGCATCTACTAATCTACCTTTAATTTCTTTATATTTTTTCGAATATGGATCAAATCCAGATAATTGACACCAATTTTCAATTTCTGCTTCTAGTTTACTTGCTTTTTTACAAGCTTCATTTTGTTGTTTGATCTTATTCTGTATATATTTAGGTACCTCCATACAAATTTATTCTCCTTTCTACACATAAGTAAACTTAGAGTTCAAATTGTTATTCAAAAATCAATTCTACTGTATTTCTCAATTACCTTTTCTTCTTGTGCAATTCTGTATGGGAAGAAATCATTTACCATCCAATTTTTATAGTCTTCAAATGAGTCAAGATCTTCTTTTGTTTCCCACGGAGCACCACCATCACATATACAAGCAGTTCTATACATTTCTGAATTAAGATATTCTTCTTTTGTCATATTTTCCCATACTTTTTGTTGTTTATAATATCCCTTCAAAAATTTTATCGCTTGATTGTATTCTTTTCTCTGGAACGACCGAAGTTTATCTTTTATCAGCTTATCAAAACATGTTGTTCCAAAGTTAAAACGTTCTCCTTCTACGGTTTCAATACTACATATATTCTGAATAGATTTACCACAACAAGAACAAGTGCTTGATTCTGATCTTGGTACTGAATAATACGCTATTTTTTTAATTTTCATATTAACACCTCTATCACAAGGAAACTTGGTTTCATTATTCTCTTCCTATAATTATCTAATCAATAAATTATCTATTTTATTAGTGTCGCTATATATTCTAATCCTTTTGAAGTTATTCTAAATTGAGTTTCTTGTATCATGTTATATTCATTATCCATATTAGGATGAACTACTTCTAAAAGTCCTAATGATTTGAAATTTATAGATATTTCTGAAAAAGATTCATCAGACAAAAGTCCACTTTCATTATCCTTAATATGTGCTAAATTATTTTCTAAAACATACTCCATCATTTTACTTTTTAATATATAACTTCTATTCTGCTCCAAAAATACTTGCCCCCATATTTTAAGCAAATCAATCCATAAAAATTTAATTTCAATTTTTCGTAAAACGACATGGTAAGAATTTTTATCGCAAATTTCAAAAACTAAATTTGTTTCGTTTTCATAAAAACTAGATGGAATGTTTAATTTATTCTTTTCTTTATATTGTATATTCTCTTCATACAACCTTTGCATTTTATTGATTGTATCGGTATCTATAGCATAATTTCCTCTAACCCAACCAATTGCAGGATGTCTTCTAATTGCAGAAATCATTGTTCTTGAGACTTTCCCTGCTAAATCTTCCTTTCCATTCCAATAGGCAGCAACTTTACGTTTGGAAACATATTTAATGAATGAGTTTAATTTTTCTCTATTATTTTCATTTTTTTCACTCTTATTTAAGCTAATAGAATCAATATCATTATGTATAAACGTAAATATTGGAATTCTCTTTTTTAATGCATAACGATATTCCATTTCCGTATAACTTTTACCACCCTTACCTATAGAACCATATCTTCCTGCAATAATGAGAACATAATAATCGCACTCATCAATAACAGATTTTATAAATTCGAACTGTTCATCATCGTCAGAAGGAAAATATTCCATTCCGCATGGAATACAATCTACCTCTAAAAGCGTATGCATAACTTCCGCTCTTTCTTCTCTTAAATCTTCATATGTTGAACTTAAAAAAACAGTATATTTTTTATACATATATTTTTCTCCTTCTGAATCTATTATTTCTCGCTTTTATTTTAGCATGTAAAATGCATACTGTCGCTATTTATTTACCAATCTTCACCCCATAATTTCTTAGTCACATTGAAGTCACTTGGCATTGTCCTACATTTTAAACATCCAAAATTCAACTTGTTAAATTCTTCCTTTGTAATTTCAGTACCCATATCTCCTTCAACAGTCGTATCGTAATCAAGTTTTCCCTGGCATTCTGGACGAAAATACCATACTCTATAAAACTCTTTTCCAGTTTTGCTATTTTTCCCACTAAACAAGCAAGTAATTGTTCTTCCTGAACTAATTTCGGTTGTTACTATTTTCTCAAAATAAGGATTGTATTGTCCATATACATTATATCCACGCTTGATATTATCTTGCTTTTCACGTTCACTTATTTCGAATAACTGCTGTGTACCTCTTCCGTAAGAAGTGTTATACACTCTGCTGCTATTCACTCCAACAGTTGAATACAGCTTAACTCCATTTTTGTCCGTTGTCTCAACTCTCTTTACTCGCTCACCGTTGATATAATCATTGCACAATCTGTCCATATAATGCACATTTCCATCTTTATCAACTGTACGAGTTGTTTTCTTCATGTCATAATTATCATAAGCTGCCTTTGCAGCACTTCCTGCATAAATTCCTAAAAACGCTAATAGTCCTCCGAACATATTCATCAACCACCTTTCTTATATTATTTTCTCCATTTATCCATTTCGTCTACAGACTTCTTGTTTAAGTTATTATACATATCTTGTCTCTTACGAGATTCTTCCTTTTGTTGGTTCGCTTTCCAAGGAAGATAAATACATAAGTATCCTGCAATCAAACATCCAATTAACTGTCCCATATCTTTACCTCCGTCACCTTATTTTCGTTACCATATTACTACTTTTATTATATCACTACTATCTCGCCTTTACTACTGTCAAAAATCTCGTAGAAATTCTCTTCATAGATACCATCTAGCTTATCAGCCTCTTCATATTCGTTCAGAGCATAAGTCGCAGCTTCTAAGGAATCAAAGGTATCTATGACATTTCCACCTTGTCTATCTCTAACTTGGAACATATAATTACCTCCGTTATATTATTCTCCATTAAAAAACAGACAACCCTACGATTGTCTGTTTCAAGTCGCATATTCAATTTACAGTACTACAACACATACATTATATAGTACCATTTTCCTTCAATTTTCACACATCCCCAATCAGTACAAGGTTTATGTGTTCTGACCATTTCTCTTACCATGTCAGAATATCCATCATCTGCACAACAGTTATCCCATTCTTCACAGTATCCCTCGAGACCTTCCTCTAAATCTCGGTATATAGTTGTGCCAGTTTCCAAATATTTCTTTGCTTCTGCTTTTGTACAATTATCTTCAAGAAGTATATCTATATCATCAGGAATAACCTCTATTTCATCTTCAATTCTCATTCCATCCGCTTTTGTATTCCAGGAACTCTCTAAGATCATCGACATCATTTACTTCTTCCCATTTGTCATGCATTTCTTCGCCAAATATTTCAACATCTGGTTCAAAATAATCTTTCAGTTCATCAAAACTCATTTCCTTAGTATATTCAGCCTTATTGTCTACGTCAAACACTCTATACTTCATAATACATACCTCCAATCATAAATCCATTATATCAATTCCAAGCTCTGATTTCAAGACGTTCTTAAAATCTGGATCAAGCTTACAGTATCTCTTAATAAATTCATTGTTACTACATGGTGCAAGCTCTCTATGTACTTGTTCTCTTATACTACCATCCATAAATATTGCAATTGCAGGCATTGCATATTTACTAATTTCCATTTCATCAACCTCCTTTACACACATTGAGCAAATAGTATACACATTTTCTTAGGGTTTGTGTATGTTATCTTTTTCTTCGTTATCTTGTTGTAGACAGTGATACTTAATTGCTTTGTAAGCAGATTCTGATTTAATATTACCTGCTTTTCTTTGGTATCTTTTAATAACATGTAGCTTTCCTCCTAAACCCAAGTACTGCTGCATAAGCCGAATTAAAAATCATATCAGACAACTCAACATTATGTACTGATTTGAAAACTTCTTTAAAAGCTGTTTTCTCGTCCTTTCCATCTTCAATATCAAAGACTGCTGAAAGAAAAGCATCTTCTCTCTCATATTTGTCTGGGTTTATTCTGTATCTCTTTAATAGCTCATTATATAGCCTACTGTAAAAATTACAATCTTTCATATTTTACCTCACTTTCTCCAAGAATTTTCCGTTTCTTACTAATCGCTAATCGGTAGCCAATTTACAACCGCTGGCATTTGAATTAAGCTTTCTGTTTTCTGTATATCTTTTTGCATTTCTTTTATGTCTTCTATAGTTGGTGGAATATTTTTAAAATTATATACCGCACTATATATTCCGTTTTCCGTATAAAATATTACTAAATGTTTCATACTTGTTTTCCTCGCTTTCCGCAGTAAATCATCGTTTCATTCGACTTAGATACTATTCCATATCCAAGTCAAACATTCTTCAAATGTACCTACATATAATTCTTTTGCTTCTTCTGCATCGTCGCCACAATTATACACTTCATATCCGTTTAGTCCTTGTGTGATAAAATACTCATCATTAACAATCCAATTTTCCATTTCTAATACAATATTCATGTAGTCACCTTACTTTCCGATAAATATTTTTCTATTTATTTCACTCATCCAGAACACCTATTATAGATGGTATCTGACACACTTTTAGTTCACTATCAAATAATTCTCTATGTTCTCTTGATTCAAAATATCTTTTTGCTTTATTATAAGCATCTCTTTTTGAATCTGCCTTTACTTCAATCATTCTATCATAGAATATTGCTATATAATTTCCATCTTTAATTCTTACCATAATACATCTCTCCTTATAACAAATCCTAAGCGTTGGAAATCCTCATTTCATTTGCTACTCAATATCAGATTTCAATGCTTCAATATCTGTTATCGCAGTATCAAGTATAGAAATAATACTGTCCATTTTGCTTCTGTATTCCAATTTGCTTTTATATTTTTCCATTTCTGCAAGAAGATCCTCAATCGTCTGTAAGCAATAACTCTTTTCTGCTTCTGTCCTTAATTTTTCCTGACTTTTTTCATAAAATTTCATCAAAATATCATATGGCATTTGTCTTGCTACATTGTCAAGTTCTTCTTCAAGTAGCTGGTTATTATTTAAAACTTCATCATCTGGTTTGTAACCCAAAAATTCTGTTATCATTTCTACATTTTCACCAAGCATCAACTCAATTACTTTATCTATTAACATAATATTTGCCTCCATTCTTCCTATGAAACTCTTGTTTCAAATCCACTACTTACACATACTGTACATACCATCCACAAGGAAGTTGCCATACAGAACCATGTTCATCATCTTCTAATTCTTTTTTCAGTTCTTCTTCTGTAAGACCGCCGCTCTGATCTTTTTCGCTTTCTACAAGGTCTTCCCATGTTTGATATGTATAAAAGCAATCATCATACATATTTATGTAATCATCTGCTGTCTGTAATTCTCTTCGGGATATTTTATTGAATAACTCCATTAACTCTTTGACTGCTTGTAAGTTATTCCAGTACACACAATTTGAAATTCCTTCTGCTACTTTTTTAATTGCTTCATCTGTAATTAACATACTTCATCACTCCTTATCATCTTCCCAATAAGCATTTACATCATCTTTGTTATCCTTGTCATCATCCCAACAATTAAATTCACATTTTACTTTTGCTTTACAATCCCATTTCTTATCACAATAATAACAACATCTATCATCTTTGTAACTGCAATCGTCTGTTTCAGGCTTTACATAATTTCCACATTTGTACATATATCATCACTCCATTTCTAACTCTCTTCTAATTACAGTATCAACAAACCATTCAACTTCTTCTGGAATTTCCTTTTCGCACTCATATAATTTGTTATAAAATTTTCCATCATTATATGTTTTAATCACAAATGATTCTTGATTATATATCAACCAATACTCATTATCTCCTGTTTGTCTAAAGTGAATATCAATATCTTGCATAATTATCACCTCTCCCCAATCTCAAATAATTCATTACCTGAAAAATCAGTCATATCTTGTAATACTGCATGAGCAAATTCTTTTGCGTATTCTGACCATATTTTATCTTGCAATTCTTCTACACTTAATCTTTCAAGCTCATAATCCTTAACGAATTTCCGAACTATATTTTTCATTCTGTATTCATAATCTTCTTCTATTATTGGAATATGCATATCTTATACCTCCAATCTTATAATTTTATCTTTCCATAATCAGGAATCATCTGAATAAATTCATCTGCATTTGTAAACTGTTTATTGATTTCAATCCAATATTGTTCGTTATTTGTATCTGTACAACAAGCTTCTAATTTAAAATCATGCTGTGCGTAAATCGTTAAACATAATTCCGCTTTCTGAATAGATACACCCTCTGGAACTTCTTCAACAGTTGCATATTCTTCTAAAAAGTCATCAATTTCGCTTTCTTTTAAATCATAATTGTAAAATGCCTGTAATGGTTTGTCTGTGTCATCTAACTCATTAAATGTAATTTTTGTATAATCTAACATATTAAGCAATCCTTTCTACACTACAGAAGAAATCATCTTCTGTAAAACTATATCCATCATAGTGTTCATAAATAAATTCATCACTAACATATTCATCAATACTTGCAATCATTTCATATGATGGTTCATTGATATTAACTCCCATCACTTCTGCAAAAGTGCCTTCATTTACAAGTTCTGAATAATATGCCTGTTTCAATTCGTGTAACTGATCTCTATTTAATTCTCTCGCTGTCATAATTTATCACTCCTTATGCAACTTTTGTTATTTCCATGTAGCAACCATTCATAGCTTTATCATACTGTCTAATATCATAGAGCCAACTAAACGGAACTTTAACAGTTCCTTCTTTTTTCAATTTTTCCATTACTTCCCCAATAGAAAAATAGCCCTGCATCCAACCATAGCCTGATAAATACTGTTGTCTATCCAAATTACACAGTCTGTCATGATATTTGATTGTATTTTTCTTTAGAAATTTAATATATCTATCAGATAATCCATAATTTTCTTCTGGGTTGTCATCACTGTATTCCGACATAACAAATGAATTTCCGTGGAATAATTCAAGCTGCCACATTACTTCTCTCATATTATAAAGAGTTCTCGTTATTCCGTTTATTGCAATCATATAATCATTTCGTGTGCCAGGTTCCCAATTCTTTTTACTACATCTTCCGCATTTATATGTATCTGTATTAATTATCATTTTATATCTCGCCATACAATCAACCATCCTTTCTATAATTCAAATTCCACGATTCTTCCAGAACTTAACACTACATATTCATCTCCATTTTCTGCAATATGATTTCCAAGCTCTGTATAATCAAGAACCGCCTCAATATGATGATCTAATTCTCCAATTACGTTATCAATATAATTACTTGCCAAGTCATAAGCGGAATCAAATATTGCTACAATATGTAAATCATCTTCTGTTACATTGTCGTTAAAATTTCCAAGAAGTTCATCAACTTCCCTTTCCCATATATCCTGATCTAATAAGTATTCTCTTAATTCTTCCATGATTTTATCCTCCAATCTTAAAATGAAATTGCTATTTCTTTACCTCAATAAAATCTTCACCAAGCTTCAGCCCAAATGCCCTATCTGCATCATAATGGTCAGTTACACCATATCCGTTGTAAATTTCTCCATCTTCATCAATACCAAAATCAAGTAAATCTTCAAACAGTTCTTCTGGTGTGTAATCAATAAATGTTTCATCTGCTGTATCAATTCCAGCATCAAGAATTTCTTTTCGTTTCGCTTTTAATTCGGCAATAAATATTTCACACTCTTTTCTACCTTTTTCTGTTAATATATATTCTTTTTCATCCATATCACTCAACCTCGCTTTCCTATAATACTTTAATCAAATTCGTACTAACCCATCGTTTTGCACCTTGTAACGAACCTGCCACATACAAATAATCATCTCCGCTTGCCTTATTTGTAATCCCATATGCACATTCTCCGATCTTGTCAATCCAAACAAACTGACCATCTTCAGTTAATTTGCAAGCCCATTGCGTAGGTTCTCCATTATCACAATCACATTCATGTACTATATTCCATTTCATATAACCCAACCTCACTTTCTAAAAATCTCCATACGCCAACAATTCTCCATAACTCATATCTGAATACGGTCGTTCAAAATAGAACCGTTGAGCTTCTGGATAACTTTCTCTTGCCTTTTCTATTTTTCTATCTTTCCATAACTCCATATAATCTTCATCGAGTTCATTGCCGACATTGAATGTTTCGACCTTGACTTCATCTCCACATTCATCAACCATAATTAAATCTAATTTCATTTCCATCACTCCAATCCATTTAGTTTATCAGTTTCCCTAACTCTACCATTTGTTCATGCTTAAAACCTATAACTGCAAGAGCTTGATTAATTCCTTCTGCATATCCTCTGTGATTCCATGCTTTAGTTTCTAAAATATGCCTTTCTGTTGTATCATAACTATTTCCAGCTTTATAAAATTCTTCATTTGCGGTTTCTGCATTTCTGATAGCTTCATCTAATAATTTTTCACATTTCATAGTTTCTAGCTTTGTCATTTTAATCACTCTCCAATCTCTTTAAGAAACAGTTCTTTCCTTTGGAATTAAAAAAGCAGATAACATTATCTGTTATCTGCTTAATTATTCTCTCTATTAAATTGTATTCATTAATTAATTTGTATCTTCCTTATAGAACGGACAATTATCTTCTTCGTTTGTATAATATTTATCAGTTTCATCCTCTGTCATATTGTCATACTGACCACATTCAGAAGTACCTGTTGAATTATCATACCAAAAATGTTTACAGCTATTACAATCTTTCATTATGTAACCTCCGTTCCAATTCCTCAATAACTTCTTTGAGTGAACTATATTCTCCATCACTTCCTTTAGATTGTACCATATTATCTGTTGTCAGTAAATTATCTTCAATAGCATAATTAAGAAATCTTCCATTAAGTAATACCTTACAAGGTTTCAACACATGTACATATCCTTTAGAATTTATAAACCAATACAAATTATACTGTTCATTTTTGTATATCTGATTTACATAATAACTTGTTACACTTCCTTTTATTCTTTCCAGAGTTAATAACGCTGCACCTTTATATGGACATAACATACTAAGCCACCTCTTCCATACTGTCATACAATGTTTCGCTTACTCCATAATTAAGTGCAACATTCTTAACAAGTTCATCACCCCATTTGTCACTAAAATATCCCCAACATGAATCTTTCTCTTCCCAGTCATCATTGTCTGTATCATATTCTTCTGTGATAATTCCATACACTTCGTCTTGAAGATACATATTGTACAATTCAATCTCTCCTTTAAGATTTTCTATTGCAGCTTCTCTCCAATTTTCTTCTGTTACATCAACAAGATTTCCATTTTTGTCTTTGTATCTTGCACCCCAATTGATAAGTGTTTCTTTTACATTTTCTTTTGTTGTATAAATCCAACCTGCTTGACCAGAATCCCATCTATCACCAAATTCAGATACGCTTATTGAAGTTCCACTATGTTCGAATACAAATACTGGAAGAATCACCACATCTGATTCTTTTAACATTTTCATTGCTTCTTTGTACATCCCTGCACTTGCATAGAAAATATCTCCATCAAGCAATCCTTCTCTTAACTCTCCGTTGATATAATCTTCGCACTGTTCTTTTGTTCCCTTATACTGAAACCATCCAATGTCATTTGTTACTTTGTATTCTTTTGAAAGTCGTAAATTCTTTTCAAATTCATCTTCTCGATTTCTCTTGTAAGCTTTAGCCATATTTATGTATCTAACTGCTTCATCCGATAATTCAAGATCCTTTGCTTTCTCAGCCATAGCATTATATTTTAAGACTGTACTTCTAATATCTTTTTCATACTCTGCTTTATTTGGTTTTTCTACAGCAGGTGATTCAATCGAAACAATTCCCATACGCTTATTAACAAGTGATTCAACCTGTTCTTCAGTTAAATGTTCCATACAAAGTTCTTTAAAGAAATCCTCTGCATCATTCCATTTATTCTGTTTATCTCCAAGATAACCCCAATTATTTCCCCAACATACGATTTTTCCTATATTGCAATCAAAATCTACTCGTGGATTAATTGGATCGTTATCCTGTACAATATGTAATCTCATCAATTTTCCATTTTCTTTGTAATATTTATATTCGTTACTCATATCAATCAACCTCACTTTCTTCCCATAAATCAATCAAACCAGGTAATACATAACCTAAGTCTATCCAGCTAAATTCATCAAACTCTTCAAGTTCTTTAAGTTCGTCTTCTGTTGGAATTTCCGCACCCATAATTCGCTTTACATCATTTTCTGTTCCACCAGCTTCAAGTATTCTATGTAATGTCATTTCTAATGCACCAGAAATATCATCACTTCCTTTTACTGTGATTGCATTCCGTGACCAATATTCATTGCAAAGATGAAATGTCACAAGTGTTTCATTTTCTTCCAATAAATCTTTTAACTCAATCATTTCACTTACCTCCTAATTTTTTATATTCCTCAAACACTTCTTCACATCTTGCTTTATCACTACTCCAAAAAATTATATGCCATGCTTCAACCCATTCTCCATTTTCAAAATATTTATATTTCTCTTGGATTTCCCATCGTTTATTCCAATGACTTCCAATTCCTTCAACCATTCTGTATTGCCGCAACCGTACCATTTCATTCACCTCCTATATATCCTGATTTGCTATACTATCTAATTCTTCAACAACATCATTCATATCTGTGTTAGTAAGTTCTCCAACCGCATATAAGATTTCTGTCAATTTTTCATATGCTTTAGCACCGCCTTTAGTGAATGGTTGCCTTCCACCATCTTCATCAATTATTATCTTGTCTAAGAATGGTTTTTTACTTCCTAATGTATTTAGAATATCTTCTAATGTGTTCATAATCACACCTCCATATTATTGTTAATCCATGCATTAATCTTTGCTGTAATAGCCTCCGTATTATCAAAGAAAACACCTTTATACCTACCAACAAAAATCAAATCCCAATTTGAACAAATTGAAATATAAACTTCTGTTTGAGTTTCATTGTTATTAGGACAACAGAAAATATATAAATCTTCTATATCTTCATCCGTAATTTCTCCGTAATCTTTCCAATCATCAAATGTAGTTTTATATCCAATTCGCTTTATGGGCGTAATTAAATCACCTGATTTTACTTTGAACACACAATCAGGATCGCCCACCTCATACCGTGAATCTCTTTGCAATATAATCATTTCATTCACTCCTTCCATTACAAAAGGCAGACACAATAATTTGCATCTGCCTTAATATATTCTCTATTTCTAATCAATCTCATCACACTCTAAACTATCAACATCCCAATCAAGTTCATCAATCGGCTTATCCCACAATCCATTATCATCCGCAATATAGTTCATAATCTTTGCAAAACTACTTGCTTTTACCTTTTCCATTTCCTCTGTAAATTTATAAGTCGGCTGCATAGCATCGTCTGTTTCATAGATGTACATATCAATTGTGTTGTCACTATTTACGAATGCCTTGATAAAGCCCGTCTCATTTTTATGGAAAATGAAAAATTCACATAACCTGTTATTGCAATTCCAATCAAACGATATACTGTCGTTGCCATTCATATAATAAATAGCTCCGTTTGTATCAAGCATCTCATCTGTTACATTAGGGCACATATTTCGTGCAACCTTAAAAATTCTTTCGATTTCTCTTTTAAATTCATATCCATTCATATTATTTTTCCTCCTTTGGAGTAATTAAGCTCATAAGATTCTCTCTAATATAGCCACAGAAAGCATCAATACTTCCATTTCCAATTGTCCAACAACAATCTTCATCATAATTCCAATGAATAATTACTTCATGTCCTGCCGTGATATTAGGTAAGTCAACATCTGACTTGCTTGCATATGAACTCTTTGAAAGAGCTTTGAGATATACATATCTTCTGATATTCTCAATATCTCTTTCTGTTTCTGCATTGAAAATCTCTACCAGATATTCATCAGAACATTCATCATAAATATCATATTCAGAAGCTCCATTTTTCTTATTATCAAGTCTCTTTAACTCTTTACTAATTGCAAACAGTGCTGATCCCTCATATTTTTTGCACTCTTCTTCGCTTCTAAATACAGTTCCATCTTCTGCAATGTACTCTATTCTTACAAGTTTCTCGATTGTTTCTGTTTTTCTTACTTCGTTTACTCTCATAGTTTTAATCTCCTTTTCGCTGTATTACTGTTCGTTATCTTCAAAATCAATATCATCAATCTCAAAATTATCCGAGTATGGAATATATTCTGCATTAGTAGCAACAGGAATTTCGTCAATGTGTTCCTGTGCATATTTACAAGCAATTTCCAACTGTTCTTCATCTGTTTTACCTTCTAATAATTCCATAGGAATATCAATTCCTGTGTCTCTTACATACGTGTAAGCCATACCAATGTGCAATCTTTTTGTTTTCTTTGTATCTGCCATAAATATTCACCTTTTACCTTTCTAAAATTTCAATGTAAATTACAATTTCCTTTGCTTTATGGTTGCTGATAAATCCAGTTTCCATGCCTTACCTTATCGCTATCTTTGTCCCAAAAGCCTAATTTAACCATACCTCTAACACTACCTGTTACATGAATACAACTACAATTTGTTGTAAATCTTTTACCTGTTGCGTTTTCATACTTTCGTGGACTACTGTAATATGCCATATAATCACGCTCCTATCTAAAGACCATGCAATATTTATTATGATTACTATTGTCTGCTACAAATTCAAACAAGATTACGTCATAACCCTTTTTCTTGATATATTCCTTACGTTCTTTAGAATTATATTCCTTCGTAAGACCTTCTAAAGTTTCAAAGAAATAATGCTCAAGCCCAGAATCTAACACTTCTGCTTCTTCTCGTGTATCATGTCCGTTACGAATCTTACCTGCTTCTTCTTTCGTAATGTTAAAATAATCTGTAGTTTTGTGAATTTCCATTATGACCTCCTATTCTGCCATATCCAACATCAACATACTGTTTGTGTCTGCCAGATAATAACTTGTGTTGCACATTACCTTGTTGTATTCAACTTCACCTTCAAAGTCATTTACAACTGCTTTTTCTTCTAATGTCATATCAGAATATTTTTTCTTTCCATATGAAGGTGGCAGCCATCCTTTATGTTGTGCTCCAAATATATTGAACTTTTTCAATAACTCTTCATTTGTAAATGTAATGTGGCAAGTTCCCTTCTTATAAAAAGTTACATTGAAATACTTCAATACAATATCTTTTGACTCTCCATATTCTTCAGCAAATTCTAGTGACTGGAATAAATCAACTGCTTCTGTCAAGCCGCCATCAAGATAATTGAAGCACTTTTCAATATCTCTTAATTTGCTTACTACATCGTGATCGGTTGGTTTAAATCCACCCCATGAATATTCCAAATCTCTCCATCCTCTTAATGGAATGATTACTTTTTTATTTATAATCCATGCTTTATTTGTTTTCCATCCATTAAAATAATGAATGTTCTTACTGCATTCATCATAATAGGAATATTTATTACTCAGTTCTTCAAAGAGTGAAATAATTGTATCTTCAATTCCCTTTATGATTTTCTTGCTCATATCAATTTTCAGTTCGTATATATTGTGCAGCGAAAATTCATAGTCTTTTAATTCTTCGACCTTGTTATAGTATTCTCTCTGCAAATTATTTGTGAGCTGACCAATGAACTTCGGATTATCAAATAATGCTGACCAATATTTACCACGAATTTCTCTTATATATCCGTTTACTGATGCACTATCTTTTCCAATACTAAGATTTAACACGCAACCGCCAGTCTGTATTGTCTGTCCTGTCTGCTTGTCTTTTCCAAACTGATATAGGATATGTGGTGACATTGCATAATACTCTTTAATGAGTTTCACGCCTGCTTCAACTTCCATTTTATACTGTTCGACTATTGCCTTTAAAAAATCATTTTCTGCAAGCTGCGTGTTTTCTGTGTTATATGTATATTCTCTCTGTTCCTTGGCTTTCTCTAAGCTATCAAAGATAAAAGAATCTCTCTGTACATCTGGAAGTTTTACTTTTATCAATGCAATTTCAACGTTTGTTTTTCTCTCTGCATCCATAAAAGCATCCTGAATATACTGAATGTCTGCATTGTATTCTTCTAACATTCTATTCAGCATTATTCTTTCATTGTTGCATTCATTTTTTAATGTCTCTGCGTTAAGTAGACAAATAACAGCACCGCCATTTCTCTGTTGCATTTCCAATGCTTTTAACAGATGTTTACATCCATTTGAGAACGGAGGATTCATAATAATTAAGTCATATTCCTTCATTGTGTCGTATGTCAAAAAATCATCATGTACAACTCTGAAATTCTTTTCCTTTAATACTGCTCGTAAGTTTACGTCATTCTCTATACAGTCAATATTTAACTTGATTGTTGTGTACCATCTGTTATTAAAATCTTCCTTTTTCTTTAATGCTTCAACAATATTTCCCTTACCTGCTGATGGTTCAAGAACTGTATGTATCATTTTCCAATCCAATCCATCAAGCATTTTATCTATAAGATTTTGTGGTGTTGGGTAGAAATCTTTATTATCTGTGAACATATTCTATACCTCTTTTCCATATTCTTTATGTTGATTTACGAATTTTTGTATCTCATCTTTTGTTTTGAACCATTCTGTTATATGTATATCATTTTTGTTATTGATGTTTTCTTTATATGCACCATATCTATAACCGTCTCTATAAGCTATACAATTGTCTGGAAGATAACTAATTCCATATTTATAATTTCCAATTACCATATTTACCATTTCCTTTCATTATAAAAGGTGGTATATTTCAACCACCTTTTTTATACTGTACTAAGCTTTTCAGTCGGATCATATTTGAATATAAATCCCTTCTTAAAGCTACTGTAAAATCCCTGTAATGTTGCCAACTTTCGCTTTACATCTGCAAAGTCTGACTTTGACAACTCTGTATCAGGCTTTACTACAAATAACTTTTCGCCTGTCTTTGTGTGTACATCTTCTGTTACAGTGTATGTGATTTGTGTTTCTGTCTGTTCTGTTGTATCATCCACTGTATTATTCCCTGTCTCTTTAATGGTTGTATTTAATTTCTCACATGGGTTTTCTTTGAATAAGAAAGCATGTTTGAATTTACTATAATAACCTCCAAGAGATTTGATGTACTGATTCACCTTGATATATTCTTCACGACTTAACTTCTCAACTACTTTTGCAAGATATATCCTTTCTCCTGTTCGTGTATCTGTATCTTCTGTCACTTCATAAGTATATTTGTTTACATCTACATCAGTTTCGGTTGCCTTTTCTTCTGTCTTATTTGTTTCAGACTTAATAACCTTCTTTACAACCTTTTCAACCTCATAAGGTGTTTTAACTTCTTGAATTTCACACCATGCAAGACTTCCCTTTTCAAACCATCTTATGAAATTATCTGTAATGTACCAATGATTTGCTTGATTAGCCATTCCTGTACATTCTTTTGTGAGCTTTCCATTGAGCTTATAAGCATGATACATTTTCTTTCCGTTATAATCTGTTTCATGAATTCTATAAACATATCCTTTGTTATGACCATAATTGAAAGATGTCTTTACAATAAAGCATTGACCATCTTTAATACTTCCATCTGTAACTTCTACAGCTTTGTTTTCCTTTTTATATTCAGTAACTTTTACCTTTTCATATACGACTCCATCTCCTTCTCCAAGCATTCCACCACAAGTAGTATCAATCTTGTTGATAAATGCTTCGAACTGATCCATGAGTGCTTTATCTTTTTCCATTGATTCAATGTGACTGTCTGCCTGTCGTGCTGCACTTTCTTCATTATCATTCCATCTACCCATATAGGTTGTTATCAAAGATTTTTTATATTCTTCTCGCTTCATGGTTCTGAAATTCTGCATATCTTTCATGTAGCCTTCATATCTATAATAACTATCAATATGAGCAAACTTTAAGATTCCGTTTCCCTTTGCTACATAGACACCATCTTTTTCAATATGCCAATTCATCCTAGGTGGATTTGCCATATGTCCAGGAATGATACCAGTTACAATATATTTTTCAGAAGCTTCGCTTTCCTTACTCCGTAACTTCTCAATCATTTTCTTTGCTGATTCTTCTTCCTGTTCGCTTGCTCCTCTTTCCATTGTCATCTGTTCAAGCTTTGCAATCTTTTCTGAAATACTTCTATTCTGAAGTGTTCCGTCATAATTGTATTTGCGTATCTCTTCTGGCTTTGCTTCACTACTACAATTTACAACTAATGTATATCCATTCTTTGTAGCAATTCCACCCCAATAAGCAGGATCGTAATAATCTGTCATCATGTCGCTATGGTCTGCATGGTATCCGAACACTTCCCATCCGTCCATTGCCATAAGTTTATGTGCTATCATTACGCCTACATCTTGATATTCATAATAGGTACTCATAAAATCAACCTCACTTTCTTGTAATAAAATAGGCAGCTAGGTATTTATTCTCCTAACTGCCTTTGCGGTTACTATAAATTTATTGCATTTCCATCTTCATCATATTCAATCGGTGCAATGTGAACTGCATAACCGATTTCTTTTTCTTTGTCGTAAATCTCCATTGTGCCACCTACACAAAATTCAAATGAGAACCGCTTGTCATCCGATTCAAGCAGCTTAATCAGATGATCCGTGAGTTCATTTAAGTTCCGTGCATCCTCTTTTGACTTTTCAATAGTTGTCATTTCGCTTCACTCCTTTTCATAAATTTCTAACTTATGTAACAAATCAAACATTGCTACATATCTACCCTGATTCCGTTCTTTGAGTTTATCATTGTCGTTCTGCATTGCATCATCATAATCCTTATTTACTTTTCTAAATTCCTCTGCAATAATTTCAAGAATTTCATCCTTTGTCTTGCTACATGTATATTTTGCCATTTCCCTTCACTCCTTCCCTAAGAAGTCTTAGTTTACTGTGTTTTATTCCATTTCAACCTTAATTGTTACCGTGCATTTATTTGGCTTAAACATGCTCTCAATAAATGCGATTTCTTCATCAAACTTATACGAACCTTCATTTTTCTTTAGTTCATTCAACCAATCTACAAGCATATGATCTAAAGTTTCATATTCAAGATGACCGCAATCATCTTTGCCTCTCCATTCAGAATCGGTATCCTTTGTATTTGCATTCATCATCTGCAATACAAGTCGTCCATCAGGATAAAATTTAAACATATATGAATAGTAATCACATATTCTTGTCAAGATTTCCAGTTTGTCATTCCATTTATGAAAAATACCTCTTGTAAGATATTCTGTAAGATACTTTTCATCTTCTGCATTGTCACCCCAAAAGTTATTTTTTAAATAGTTTCTTTTCATTCTATAATCCATAATTTTCTACCATCCTTTCTAATGAAATGTTGCTTTAGTCTGCGTTTGAGTCTTCAGCAATTTCAAACCACTCTTTCTCTTCCTCTGACATCTCACAGGTTTCGTCAAAGTATTCCATTGCACTTTCCCTGTCGTCAGAGATAAGTCCATCTTTGAAGAGTGTTGCTAACTCCTCTAATCTGCATCGTGGAATATAATCTGCATTTACCTTTCCCATGAAACAATCATAAGCTGATTGAAGATATAACATCTTCTTAGGATTATTCTGGAAATAAGTAAAATACATTCCATGCGCCCACTGCTGACCTTCTGGTTGTGTTGGATCGTAACCACTAACAACTGCATACTGTGTATCACTTTCGCTTTGCAATAAAGCATAGTCTTCATTCCGTAAAATCTCAATCCATTTCATTCTTATTACCTCCTGCTACTAATCTTACTCAATACATCTTTACCGCCTTTTAATGAATGCCTTTTGCATTCACCAAGCCACAACATTCGATTAAGTGATTTCGGAAGGCTTATGATATCTCCCTTTGAGTTCTCATATATGTAATGAGAACCTGATTTCCGCTTAACATAATACCCATTCATTTCCATTACTGGATTGACGACACGGATATCACTATGCCACCTTTTGCTCATTTGCCTTTTTCTCCTTTTCTTATATTTGACCGTATAGCCGTTATCTCAGCTATTATGCATTATTTATGCATATACCATAACTATGCACCTCCTTTGCATATAGTTATTCTCTTAAATTGCCTTCTTTCTTGTTACTTTTTTCTTTGTTGCTGTAAATGGGCTTTCCATTTCGTATCGAACAATTTCTGACAGATAATCAAAAATCTGTGCCTGTGTTTTATCCATTATATTTTCAACAAAGTATTCAGTTCCCTTACAATGCTCAAGTAAAGCAGTTTCCATTTCGTCTGTTCTTCCTTCACAATATGCATACAGTCTTTTTAATGCACGAATGATTTTCGCTGTATATGCCTTACCATTGTAAGAATCTGCATATCCATTCCAACCAAGTTTTCCAAGCAATTTCAGCATAGAATCAAGAAGATTTACGTTTGTCTGCACTAGATGAATACCGTCTGAAATTGATGTAAGAGTTCCAACGGTATTTGTTGTATCTTCATCTCCCTTTACTGCTACATTATTTTTATGGCAAATTTCCTGCAATTTCATATAATCTTCCTTGTGTCCTGCAATAGCCGCCTTATAAATATCCATTGGTTGCATTTTGCTTCTGTCCTGTGACTGACTAATAAATAACTCAATCGCTTCTACCATTGAACACTCCATGATTTCAACCACAACGGCATCCATCTTTGCCTTAAATGCTCCGTAAATTCGGTGCTGACCGTCAATTACCCATAATTTACCTTCATGGAATAACACTTTCGGTACATCCCATTTATATTTGTTATACGAGTTGCCAATTGCATAAGCCCTTGCAAGACTTAATCTTCTCTGCCATTCAGGAATATGAATGTACATAGGATCAACTACAAGTTGAAGTTTATCTCCAACCATACTATTTCTCTTTGCATCCTTAATCATTCTGGAAATATAATCTGTTTCCATTTTTCCTGTAAAACCATCTACGTTCCGTGACTCTTGCATTTCCTTTTCTACCTCTTTTGCTGATAAATAAACTCTTTTACACATAATAGTGTCCTCCTTAAAATTTTAATTTTTTGTATAAAAATAACGGCTTGCCTTTTGACAAACCGTTTAGTAACTAAATTATAGGCTCATTCAACCCTAACTCTTTTCGGATTTCGCTTGTCCAGTAGCGAACATCCTCCAACTCTTCTCCGTTCTCTATGTCAGCATCCAGATTAGTGAGCAAATAGTTGATTGTATCATTTGCTTTTCCCTTCTCCTTACTTGACTGGAACTCGCATAAATAATTATACGCATTCTCAGCTATCTCGATTGGGGCAAAACCGCCTTTCCAATGAGCGTTTGCATAATCAGCTATGCGGTAAAATTCTCTGTAGTCCATCATATTCTATATCTCCCTTCTACCTGTAATAGTCAAAGTAAAATTCTGCCTTGCTACTACAGTTATTTTTGTGTAACCTTTTCTTTTTAATGAACGGATTGCCTTCCGCTCGTTGTATATTGGAACGTTGAATAGTGTGTAACTCATGCTGCATCCTCCTTCAATAATACATATTCAAGATAATCAGTTTCTGTTGCGAATAACTGATATCTGCTTTCGCTTTTCAGCCATCCCATGAATCCATCTGGTACTGGATATCCTTTTACCATTGTTGTTTACCTCCTTTACAGTAATGCGGATAAAATTTCCGCAAAGCTCTTGTGTGGTTTAGTTTTGTTCCTCTGTTTTCTCTTTGCTGCAAGCTCCTCTGCATACTTCATGTTTGAGTACGCTATTTCTGCTTCTGGTCTTGTGTCTATAATTTCTGCTCCGTTATATGCACGGAATATAATTGCTTTTTGCATTTATTTATTCTCCCTTCTGTACGTAATCGAACCTTTCGATTACATCATCTGTATAATTTGTCTCTGGGTTGTAAATCAAATATGTCGTGACTGTATCTCCCTTTGTACAATCAACATCTGCATATGAGATATAGTTATAATCTGAATCTGCGTTTTGAATTGCTCCGTTTTTCTCATCGTCTGTGACTGTTCCCACACATTTCTCTATGATTAATTTGCCTTGTCTGTTGACAAGGATATCTTCTGTAAGTTCAGAAGAATCATAGACTTGACAGATATTATCTGTTTCCGTTTCACTGGGAATCACGTTTACATTTGGTTCAAAATCGTAACTATCGGTTGATGTACTGATAGTCAACTTATTTTCGCTTGCATAGTAGTCTATTGAATCAATATCATTGACTGCTAAGTATTGTTTTGCGTTTGGCTTTGGCTCAACTATTTTCTGTGTAGACATTGTTTTGCCTATTAAAAAAGCACTCATTACGAGTGCGGATGTGATAAATGTGTATGCTATTTTGCGTTTCATTTTGCGTTTGCCTCCTAACATGCTATAAATTCTACTGACGCAAGATATTCATTTGCCTTTTTATTTTCATATGCCCTTGTCATTGCATAGATATAACATTCCTTTTCTGTATCAAAAGAGTTACCTCCGTCAAATTCGATTGACTGAACACGCTTTTCGTTTGTGTCCATGTTTTCATAATGTGCTTCGAAAATATACATTTCTGTTTCCTCCTTTTGGGCATAAAAATAGCACCTAACAGATTTTTAATTTCCGTTGGGTGCTTGATGTTATTATTCAGTAAATACTGTGAACTTGTCACATCTCATCTTTTTTTCAGATGGTGCGACACGCTCATAACCTGGTACCGGACATAATCCGACCACTTTACCTTTATAGGCTTGTGCTGCAATTATCGAACCAACTATTACAAGTCGGTCAGAGCATCCAGTTCCAGCATATGTACCTTCAATATCCCTGATAATCTCCGTTCCTTCAGGTGTGCCGACAAAGACAGTTTCAACGAATAAATTGTTTACTGCTTTTTCTTCTGCCTTTGCATTAACAAGAATACTTGTTAGAACTGTTACAAGTTCACCATTTACATCCTGCATTGTGAGAGGATGCGGTGTCGTGTTAAGTACACAAACTCCGTTTCCAAATCTTATTGCAGTTCCAATTTTGCTCAATGTTAATTCTGTCATATTTCCTCCACGGCTCTTGATACTATCTCCACCTAAACTTAATTTTTGGTATAAAAATAGCACCCTTTGCGTTTTTACGTTTGGGTGCTTTGGTGTGCTATATTTCTTCTGGATAGAACGTTTCTACAACAGAATCCGTTTCGCTGTCATAGATTTCTACTTGCTCTTTTGCGTTGAGTGTTGCGGTCTGAGCATGAAATCTTGCATCTTTTAATGAGGCAATTTCCATTGCATCATGACCATCTATAATTATGGAATATCTTAATTTGTCCATAGTTATGTCCTCCTTTTTACATTGTTTTTAGTTTGGCTTGAAGCTCAGCTATTTGAGCTTCTATGGCTTGTTTTTCTTCGTTTGCCTTGTTATATTCTGCATCTGGTATCCATTCCATGATTTCTGAAGGTTGGACTTGAAGATATTCGCAGACTTTGTTTATAATATCCGTATTCATTGGTTTGTTTTTTGAAAATTTGGCTGGCATATTTACAGAAATTCCAGCATCACACAATGATTTCCATTGCATATTTCTATCTTGCAATAATTTTTCTAATTTTTTGTACACAATCATATTATTTTACCTCCATTAAACACACCTCCATTCTATCACATAACCGTGTGATTAGCAATAAACTCTTCTAAAATCATGCATAGGATTTTTTGTACATTCATAGTCTGTGATTTGACCACAGAATTTCCCTAAACGTACTCCACCAGATCCGCATTTCCGTTTACGATCATGTGACATCATTTGTTTATAATTCAGGCGTTTTGAATTATCTTTGAATTGCTGCGTATAGTCATACATTGCCTTTGTATATTCATTACGCATTTCAGTTTTGAGAAATTTCTTTCTACCTGGAATATGAATAAACACAGTAATTTTGCCTTTTCTCATTCTAAAATCAGAACAGAAAATCTCTACTCCGTTTTCACTTCGCAGAATGATTGTATCAATCGGAAATTGTTTTCCATGATACAGCTCGTTTCCGTGTGTTCGTCTGATTCGCATTTTCATTTTGCATTCACTCTCCTTTACTCAAAATGCACACTATTAAAAGGCAGAACCGAAATTCTGCCTTTCGTACTATACATTTTGAGTTGCATTATGCGAAGTAATGTTTGATTACAATGTTGCTGATAGTACTTGCAAGTCCACTATAATCATAGGTGATTTCACCTGTCTTGCGGTTCTTTTTTGCCTTTACAAGCGTGTTAATCTGACGCTTCTTGAATGATACAGTTCCCTTTTCATCGTCTACATCAAACTTGTTAGAAAATCCCTTGATGTAGCAATCATTTAAAAGTTTCTTATCTTCTGCTGTCAGCTTCACTCTTGTCTTGTCCGTGTACGGACTTTCAAAAGGCAAACTGAAAGTTGTCTTGATAATTGTTTCTAACTCCTGTGAAGCTTTCTTATAAGCATCTTTGACCTCTTTGCTCATAACAAGATTACCGTCATCTCCTGCTTTTGAGTTGATATGAATTGCCTGTAATGCCTCATAAAGTTCAGGTGATTCAAAAGCAGGAATAATCGCATACTTTACAAGCTTAGAGTTATCCCATGAGCCAAGTACACGAAGTACAGTTCTTACAACATCAGCAGAGTTGCCGAAGTGGTCAGCATTTTTCTGTGACATAGCAGAAACAACTTTGTTGTACACTTCTAATGTGTTCGTCTGTGTATCCACAAACTTAGTCCGTGATTCATTTGCAGAATCTAACTGTACCTGGAAAGCCTGTACTTCTTCTGCTGAATAATTGCCGTTCTCGTTAGCAATCTTCTTCTCAAGTTTAGCGATGGAATCATCAAGCAACTGAATATTCATGTTACAAGACTCGTGCTGTACTGCTGTCATAAGTTCAGACTTAGATTCTTCTGTGATGTTCTTTGCATAAAAGTTGATTGATAATGTTTTCATAAAGTACCTCTTTCTCCTATTTAACGCATAGGTGCTATCATGGTTTTATTGTATTTGTTGTCATAGTGTTATGCACACTATAAAAGGTACAAAATTAGTGTCTCATGTGTTTATCTCGTTCGTTTTATCCGTTCCGACTAATTATAACTACATACTTGCTAGGTGTTTATGCATCGCTTATTTAGCTCAAACGCATCCTGATATACTTATGAATATACATATATCCTATTCTGGCACCCATTTTATGAGAGGTCATCGTTATAAACTGTACTTGCTATATTTATATAGTAGTATACAGTCGTTGCACATAGGACAGTGAATATAGTACGAGCTTTAACAGATCACACTTTTGTACCTTCTAACTATGTATAACTTGAATTATACAGAACACAGAGGTATAACGGTCATGTGAGTTGGAGTTACCCAACATCAAGAATGGCAGGTGTTACCCTACTATCTGCCACTTTGTACTTGTGTCTGTCTCTTATGTATTTATTGACTTAGTAAGTATGATTATGAACCTAAGTCAATCACGCTTTTTTGTTGTAGCGTGAGTTATTTATTTTTGTGTCGGTTGCTTGTTCTATCGTTGACCACTTCCTAGAAAATAATCTAAGAACGTGAACCCTATGCCACTAAAGGGAACTACCCTATTCCTACAAAAATATTGTAGGTTCGTCCTACCCATACAACAACAAGGCATTGCATGAGAAAGTAATAAGCTGAAGGACTAGGTTTTTTCTAGGTAAAACCATATAACCATTTTATATTCATCCTTTTGGGACTGCTTTGTATAAGGGAAACGTTTTGATTAAAACCCTTAGCAACCCTACACACTTCTAGTCTTTTGCTTGTCACTCTAGGAATGGCAAACAGTACCTATATATGAATAGAACTGTTTATATTTTTGGTGTGGAAATAACTCACGAATTGTGATAGAATAGACTTGTTGAGGGACTATCTATACAATTTGTGTAAGTTAGTTGGTTATGTATTCAAGGTATTCTTGCTCAGTTGAAAAGAGTATATAACTCTTTTCTTCTGATACATAACCCATGTATCCACTAGGTACATAGTACCCTTTTGGATTATACATTTTTCAGTGAATGCACCTTCTTTCAAGTTTTAACGACTAACTTCTGTCGAGTGCTTGTTTATTTGTTGTAATTACTATATCACATTTTCGTGTGATTGTCAACAAAACTTTTGAATTAACAACTATATGAGTTTGCCGTGCCTTACATTTTGTTGTGTCGTTCTTTGTTTTGTTGAGATTATGTTATCACACGTTTGTGTGCTTGTCAAGGACTTTTTTGAAAAATTTTAAAAGTTATTTTCATGTGTTGCTATGTCCTTTTGATATTGAATATAGTATCACACAGATGTGTGATTGTCAATAGTAAATTTTAAAAAATACGATATATTTTTTATAGCATCAAACTATATTATATGATATATATAATCATAACACATAGTTTTAAAAACTACGTGTAACGGTTTTTATCATTCTGAAAAACAATGACTAATATATATCTATTATCCACTGTTTTTGTCTAACCCCGGGTAGTTAAAACTAACCAACAGGGCTGGAAATGCAGCAAGCCATATAGCTGATTCATCCACACACCAACTTAAAAATCCATCTTCCTTCAATCCTCAAAATCCCAACAAAATCAAGCAAAATCCCAATTTCCCTATCTCAAACCACTTATCGTCCCCCATATCGTCAAAACCCACTAAAATCAGGCATTTTCCCAACTTCATAACCCAAAAATCAAACTCTCATCCCATCAAAAATCCATCCACAATTCTAAAATCTTCCTTATTTATAAGCACTTTTACCGATAACGATTTTTCACCCAAAAATCGCCCAAATCATCTCTCACCACACTTCCCACACGGGGGGTACTCAAAAACTACACACAAAACCACTTCAATAAGAGAATAACTATATAACCTATACAAAAAATAATTATTCAACTTAAAGGAGAACTCACAAATGAATACATATTTAATACCAACAACAGCAGCTTATTGTTATGAACCTTACGACCATATCTATCTCGTATATGCCAACACCCCATTAGAAGCATATAGAAAAGCACAAACAGAATTACAAGGCGAATACATACTACAAAAATCACAAAAATATGAATCATACCCATTTGAATTATATAAACCAAATGACACTGCTATTTTCCCATTTCCAGAATCTCAAAAATATGATATACTTACAGAAGCGTTTAAGAATACAAAAGGAGCTAAGCATATGGGGCATTTTAATGTAAACTGGAATGAATATACTGAACTTTTATCTAAAAAAGCAGATAAAGAAATTTGGTCAAATCCGACCTATCCTAATAATGGTATACTAACTAATTATTTAGTTCATACCTATAAACGTCTTAGAACAGAAAGACAAATTATAAAAAAAGATAATTATGCCTTATTTAATACAGGACTCTTTACAAAATATTATGAATCAATATATGCATATTCTGATCAGGAGTATAATGTATCATTTCTTACTGGGCATGAATTAAATCAACATGGAATATCTGAACGTCCACAAAAAGCCAATTATTTTGAAGATCCTTCTCTTCTATTGTTTGATTGGCATTATCCAATAGACATACATTTCAAGCATATTTTGGAAGATGAAAAGAATAAAGAAAGATTACCAAAAGGATTTTTAGAAAAAGGAAATAAAATGTGTATCTTAACAGGTGCAGTTGAATTAATGAAACGTAGAGTTTCAGCAAACTATAAATTAGCAATTCCACAATGTTATGAAGATAAAATCCAATTATTACTTCCTTTATGTTTAGACACAGACGAAGGAAAACCTGATATAGCTCTTGCAGTCACAAAATTAGATAATTGTTATCAAGGATATACATGTTTAACACTTGATATGGCATATAATAATGCTCGTCTCATAGCTAAACCAGAGTCTAGTTGGTTATATTCTAAATAAAAATTAATTATTTAAGGCAGATTGATTACTCAGTCTGTCTTATTTTTATGCCAAAATATACGTTCACACTCTCTAACGTTCATATTAGCCCATATAAGCCATTCTAATTCTTAGGAAACAATCTCTCCACGTACTTTCTTTTACACGCCTTATAAGTCAAAATACAAGGTCATATTTTTTAACTTCAAATCCCAAGCTATACAATATAACTAAATATTTCATCAATAACGCAACGTATTTTATACAAAATATATAACATTCATTCTCATAATACCCTCTACAAGCTGAAAATCTACTGTCCTGACAGTGTGTAGAAAATTCTAACCTACTGCCCTTACACTTTATTGGCTAAACAATACATTTTTCAAATCTACTATTCCAATAAGGAAAAATAACAATGTATGTAATATGTGCGCCTGTGCGTAAGCACAAGATATAGTCCCTTGATAGGGACGGTCTTTTCGCAGTGTAAGCAAGAAAAGAATATCTCTAGGGTAGACAACTGATAACAAACCAACACCCAAAGAGAGAATAATACATCAAAGGAGGCAAACATGATCAAATTACAAAAATATTCATATCTCTCTCATAAATATTTAATATTAGATACAATTGAAGATTGTTTTTCTAAAAAAGATCTTAATTCTATGCATCTACCACAAAAAGAAATAGGATATATAGAATTTATCTGCAAAAATAAAATCATAATCATTTCATATCTACACATTTACACTTCATATAGACATAAGCATTATGGATATCAAGTAATAGATTATTTATTTTCTCATTACAAGTTCAAATGTATCGTAGGTGAAACTTTAAAAGAATCAAGAGGATTCTGGAACAAGTGCATACGTAAATATAATGGCATGAGAAGAAATATCTATTACAGTGACAATTGCACTTCATCATTTGTTATTCCAAGACAAGAAATAAGCTATAAGCAGATATGGGATCTATTAGATTATTCATATAGCACAATCTATTAATAAGATGAATATTGGAATGAATTGTGATTAAAAAAGAGAATAATGTATTAAAAAGGAGTAATTGTATGATTACAGAAAACGAAATACCAAAATATCTCAAGTCAACAGAAAGTAATATCTCAAAGAGTAACCGCAAATCAAAGCACAAACATCATTATGAAGAATGCCTAATTCAATACAAATCCATATTTGCAGGAAAGATTCATCTTAATACAGGTTTATATACCTATTGTACTATTTGTGGAAAAATAAATGAGCGATTCAAGGAAAATAAATCTATTGTAAAAGATTATATCAAAGAAGTTAATTCACCAATAGGCAAATACAAATGCTACTCTCGTATTTCTGGTGAGGAATTATATGAAAAATATCATGATAAATTACCAGTATTCTTTGTAGAGGATATTTTTAAAGAGAAGTATGTTGATTTGGAGCAGAATAATAATTTAAAGAGAGAATAAAATTATAGGAACTAACTCTCGTCAATGGCATTATTGGTCATTTCGCTTCTTACGAAGCTCATGCCCTTGTGTCCATTCTTGCGAATGTCCACAAATGTATATTTATTTTTTACCACTTTTATATATTGTTTTATAAGGCGAATCTTCTAAAACCCTTGAAAATAAAGGCTTTTTTCTCAATTTTAGAACTTTTTATATTTCACCTATTTCGGGCAATTTTTATTATAATATGCATTTTAACTAAGTAAATCAAGGAAAAATTCTAACACTTTTTTTCAGAAATTGGTGTTAAAATTTCAAACCAAGCCAAACGGCAGTTGAAGGGATTTTTATCATAAAAAAGAGAATAAAAAATAAATAAGATAATTAAAATAGAAAGGAGATTTTATGAATTTCGATTGTAAAGTAAATATTGTTGATGCGATCATGGGAGCTGGTAAAACACAAAGTATAATGAATTACATTAATCAATCTGATGAAGATGAAAAATTTTTAGTAATAACACCATTCCTTGATGAAATTGAAAGATATAAAAAATATTGTAAAAACAAAAATTTTATATCACCAACATTTTTAAAAAACGACAATGATGCAAAAGCCAGTAAGTTAAATGATATAAAACGTCTTATTGGTAAAGGAGATAATATTGTATCTACTCATGCTCTATTTCAAAAGTTTGACAATGAATTAATTGATTTATGTAGAGCACAAAATTATACACTTATAATGGATGAAGTTGCTAATGTAATTGAAGAATATGAGTTATCAAAACAAGATTTTGAAATATTGAAAAATACATATGTAACAATCAATCCTGAAACAAAACAGCTTATATGGAAAGAAGAATATTCAGATTATAATGGAAAATTCAATGATGAAAAAAGATTATGTGAACTTGGTAGTTTAGTATGTTATGGAAATGATCTTATGGTCTGGTTATTCCCAATAGAAACATTTAATTCATTTAGAAATATTTATATTCTAACATATTATTTTGATATGCAAATGCAAAAATATTATTATGACTATTATGGTGTTCAATATACTTATTGGTCTGTACAAGGTGACAAGATGGAGAATTATCATATGATTCCTTATGACAAGAATATTAAATATTCAGAATATAATTATTCAAAATTAATACATATTTGCGAAATAGATAAACTTAATATGATAGGTGATAGAGAAACAGATTTATCATATTCATGGTATTCTCGTAATAAAAATAATGCTTCTATGGCTGTTTTAAAAAAGAATATTTATAATTTTTTTCATAATGTAAGAGGAAATAAATCTACTGATAATATATGGACAACCTTTAAAGATTATCAATCAATTCTAAAAGGGAAAGGTTATACCAAAGGTTTTTTACCTTGCAACTGTCGTGCAATCAATGATTACAAAGATAGAACTTCTGTAGCTTATCTAATTAATCGTTATCTTAATCCTTTTATCAAAAATTTTTTCTCACTTAATAATATAAAAGTAGATGAAGATGGATATGCTTTATCAGAAATGCTTCAGTTTATATGGAGATCTGCCATTCGTGATGGTAAAGAAATTTGGGTTTATATACCAAGTATTCGTATGCGTAATCTTCTAAAACAATGGATCAAACAAAATTCACCAAAAATTACAACTAAATAAGAGAATAAACATATGTAACAAATAAATGCAGCACTCAAAGGAGCTGATTACAATGAACAAATTATTTTTAAACAGTAAAGGAGAATTATTAAATGAACAGAACTGTAACTATCGAGTCAAAGAACCATAAATATGCAAATACATATGGGGGAAATATTTGTATATCAGATTTTTTCACTGATTATGAAGGCAGTCGAAATATTGCAGAACGTATTGAATCTGCATGGCGATTTGATATGTCATGCGCAAGAAACAGAGTTGTATTAGATGATTATAAGGAGAGGCAAAAATAATGGCAGATATAAATATGAGCGTATCAATTGAGGAGTAAGAAATTTGTATTAATGCAATGCGTGATGAAAAGTTTGCAACAATATATACTTCCGATTCTACATATATTACGAAATTGGACAAGTTATGTAAGGAAAGCCATGGCATGTACTCTCTCATTGAGGATACTGGCAGAGGTAAGAAATATTTATTAAAGGATAAAACTCTTATCAGTTTCAGAGCAAAGAAACGTGAACTTACAGATGAGCAAAAGAAACAAGCTGTTGAACGTATGAGAAAATATCAAGCTAATAAATCTAACTGAGATACCCTTTCTAGCCAGAATTTCTAATGTAGACCATTGTACAGAAAATTCTACCCTTATTCATGGAGAAATACTCGTCTAAGAATTACATTTTTCAAATTACAATAAACAACAATAAATAGAAAGAAGGATTACATTATGTTAAGAAACTATTACCAGGGAACTATGATTACAGTTGAGTTACCAAAGAATCAATATAAAGGTTATGTGGTTGATTGCGTATACAGATATGTCAAGGATATGAACAAGTATGCACTGAGCATGTGGCTTCGTAATACTGAAGTTGACGACAGAATGCAGATTTGCTCACAGGAAATTAATACTCAATACATTACAAGCACAAGAGAGAATATAAAGAAGGATGTGTGTGCAATTGTTGAGCAAGCTGCCAATAGTTCATATTTTGACAAGTCGATTGAGACTTATGAGTATACACAGAAATGTTTTGAGCGTGGCAATGCTGAATTTGAGAATGAGGAGAACAGATCATGAGCTGTCCATATTGTAGAGGAATAGGTGAACATGATTACAGATGTCCTCTTTGGCAGCCAAGTAAAAAGGCAAGAGTTAAGTGTGGTTATTGTGATGAGTATATTCTTGAAGGTGACGATTACGTTGAGATTAATGGATGGGCTTATCACAAAGACTGCTTAACTGTTAATAGGTTACTTGATTTAATTGGAGTTATTACAAAGGAGATGTCGTATGAATTGGATTAAAAGAAAGATAAAATGGATTATTTATAAACTTAATGGACTTATACCTAAGATACATGACTTGCCTGACGTTGTGTATATTAAGTGGATGGGCGAGGAATTCATTATTAAGAAGTAAATAGAAATTTTATTTGGAGAATATATAAGTGGAGAAAAAAGGAGGATTCAAAGTGTATTGTTTTCAAAAGAAGGATGGAACAGTAAAGAAATATTACAAAGAAGCCATCGACTACATTCTGACTGCAACAGTTCAAAAACATGAAATAATGGTTGGAAGATCTGATGAAGTTGGAAAAATATATGAATGCTATACAACTAAAAGGAAAAGATTTTTAGAACCCAAACGAAACACAATTCAATCTAAAATCATTGACATATGTGCTGAATTTGGTTGTTATACAAATCCGTGGTATAGCGGTTATCAAGAAATTTCAATTGAATTGCATGGAGATAATGTGGAATTTATGCTAAATGAACTTAGAAAATATTAATAATAAACAAAAGGAGGATTTATGGCTGGTATAGTTGAAAAAGAAACCAATTTTTATCTATATAAGATTATAGATAAAGACGAATTAGTGTATATTGGGAAATCAACTAATATTGATAATAGAATTGAAGTTCATAGCGTTATAAATAATCATTTTGATAAAAACACGTATTTTATATGTAGAGGAGAAAGTATATCAAATTTGGTTATTTATATTGCAAATGTTCCTGACGAGTATCTTTTGTCAATATATGAAATAACATTAATTTCAAAATATAAACCACTATATAATAACAGCGACAAGTATGATACAAAACATCTATTAAAGTTACCAAAAATAAATTGGTTTCCATATGTATCAAAAGAAAATTGTGAAGCAATTTATAACATGAAAACAGGCAAGATTATTGATACTTGTTTAATAGATACACCACTAAAAAGATGGAATATTTTAAAAGATTTACATATGGAGGAAATTAAATGTTAGATACACAGATTAATATGTATTCTGTTGATACAGGTCATTTTTATAGCAATCATGAAAAATACTTACATGAAATGAACTGTAAATACAGACGTGAAAGAAATTATGTAAATAATATGCTTCCAAAATTAGAAGAAGAACTCGTAACGCAAGGTTATAACAAAGATGATTTTTCTGATTGGAAACGTTGTACCGTTGAAGACTACTATGAACAAGAAAATGATTCTGTAAAAGAATATATGAAGTGGTGTTTGATTATAAAACACAAAAGAGAGAAAGCAAATTTATCAAAAGAAAAACTTTTGAATCTATTATCAAATAAGACAATTCAAAAAGAGAATCTATCGAATAAAATCGAGTATTGCAAATCGCATAATATTCCATATAATAAAAAAATCGAATTAAGAGAGTTAAGAAAAGACGAACTAAATGATAATAATATCATTTCAGTATTTGAATCTTCCCTTACCCGTATTATCGGCATTAAAAAAGACGAACTAACAGACGCTCTTATTGTAGTTCAAGTTTATTATTTTGATGTATTTAAAGATTTATCTTTTTATGGATTTATGTATAATGGCGAAAAATACAGATACTTTACATCTTCTGCTGGTCAAATTCGTAAGAAAAAAGCTGTTTTTATTAAAGAATCAGTATGGAATGAAGTTGAAAAGACAGTCATGTGTGGTCTTACTATTGATAAAATAAACTCAAAGGGTGGAAACAATGTAAATAAACATCTTGCATATATGGCATTGGCGAATTCAGCTACTGACCAGTGGAATGATTTTAATATAGACAGATGTATTGTTGTAGATGATTTTGAAACGAATGTTCCAGGAGAATTTGATTTTATTGATGAGACTGATTATTCGATTGAGAGAAAAACTGGTACTGTTCCGATTACTCATACTGATGGAGCTGGCATGATGTTGCCAAGCGTAATGATGAAAAATACAATGTTTCGTGCGCCTTGGGTAAAAGGTTTATTGGGGGTATTTGATTTTAAAAAGTTTATTGAAGTGAACAACTGCTCTCCTATTATCACAGATATTTATGGACAAGACCATGATGTAATTGCTGAAGATATTAGAATAATTTTCACAAAAAGTCAATTTAAGATGTATAAGTTTTACGATTCATGGGATGAGTATAAGACATATTTTAAGCAATATCATTGTCAAGCTGGTAGATGCAACACTGAGGAAGATAGAATTAAAAATGCAAAAATCAATTATCAGATGTTACAAACTCTCACAAATGTAACAGACGAAGAGATTGATTTACTTACAAAGAAGTCTGTAGAACGAATTACAAATATTTGTAACTCTGTTGATACCATGAAAGATATTCTTGGAATTACACCTTATAATACAAATATGACAGCTTTTCAAAAAGCAGTAAATATTTATCCTGCTCTACTCAACGATACATATGCAAAAGACGTGATCCGTGAAGTAAAGAATAGCCTTTTAAAAAAATATAGAAGTGGAAAACTTGAAGTAAATGGAAAATATACTTTCTTACTTCCAGATTATTATGCAGCTTGTGAGTATTGGTTTGGGCACATTGATACACCTAAAGGATTGTTGGCAGACAAAGAGGTGTTTTGTTGGTTATTTAAACAATATGATAAACTTGACTGTCTAAGAAGTCCTCACCTCTACAAAGAACATGCTATTCGTTTTAATGTGGCGAATAAAGTATATGAGGAACGAGTTGATAAAATCAGAGAATGGTTTATAACAAATGCGGTATATACAAGTACATATGACTTGATTAGTAAAATTCTTCAGTTTGATGTTGATGGAGATAAATCATTGGTGGTTGCTGATCCTGATTTTGTAAGAATCGCAGAACGTAATATGAATGGTGTTGTACCACTCTATTATAATATGCGTAAAGCTGAACCAAGAATTTTGAATAATCAGAGTATTTATGAAGGATTAAATGCGGCATTTACAGGTGGAAATATCGGTATTTATAGCAACAATATTTCAAAAATCTGGAATAATGACGTATTTATCAATGGAACAGATGAGGAAAAAGAACATGCAACTAATTGTGTCAAGCGTTTATGCTGTCAAAATAATTTTGTTATTGATTACGCTAAGACATTATACAAACCTGAGTTTCCAGAAACAATTGGTGAAGAAATTAAAGAGTTTACCAATCAGAAACTTCCTGCATTCTTTGAATACGCCAAAGACAAGGAAAAATCACAAGTTGATGATAGAAATGATAGTTTTGTAAATAAACTCTACTCTCGTATTCCTAATAAATCAATTAATACAAGAGGTATGAAACTTGGAGAATTAAAATATAAGGATATGATGAAAAACCCTGATATTGTATGCTCTAAAGAAGTTTCTGATTTGTATGATGAGTTAAACAAGAAGTATCGTTATATGATTAATATGAAGGATGAATATATTGATAATCTTCATTATGTAGCTTGTTCTATTAGAAACCAGTTTGCGGAGCTTGGATATTCGGAAGAAATGATTGCTGATATGCTTGTGCAGTATTTGTATGAAGGGGAAAAACGTGGAAAACAATTATTTTGGTTTTGTTATGGTCAGTATGTAGTTGTCAATTTAGAGAAAAATCCAAATATTAAAAAGAAAAAGACTAAAATGATTCAGTGTATTGATTGTGGTGAATGGATTGAAGTTGATTTTATGTCCAAGTCATGTAGATGTGAACTTTGTCAGCATGAATATCGAAAACAGCTTGATCGAGAAAGAAAAAGAAAAAACAAGTAAAATTCCGCATATCTTTAATGATATTTTGCACCCATTAGTAATGGACTATTTTTAAATGCTATTTTTTAAATAGTCCATTCAATATGGACTTTCATTTGTGTCTATATGGAGAACAACATATCATATAGGCATAAGCCTAATTTACAAATCAAGATATGTTTCTATAAACAAATTCGTGCAGTTGGGAGGAATGATTATTTTTGACAATTACACAGGAAAAGATTATTAAAGAAATCGCAGAGAAAGAAGATATAAATGTAGCGACAGTCCGTAAGGTATTCAAAAGGGCAGAGAAATGTATATTCGCCTACCTATCTTCTACTACTCCCACTGATAATACAGTGGTAAAAATTTTAGATGGATTAAGTTTGGAATGTAAATATATTCCAGAAAAAGAAATTCATACATATGATAATATCCGATGTGAGGCAAAAATTTGGACGAAACCAAAAATAACTCGTTATTACAATAGAAAGTTAAATGGATATTTTTGATTAAACAATGAAATCAGCTTTTCTTGGCTGATAAAACAGAGAATATATAATTGTCGAGAGACATTATAATATTTCGCCTAACACATGGATATATTTTAGTTGCTGTGAAGCCATGTGAAAAACTTGTGTATGAGTGTGAGAAATCAAGTGAGTTCAGCAAGCAAAAACTTGTACCATACATTTCTGTGGAAGCTATTTGAAGGCTATTGTCATTATGACACATGAGCCAAAGGCGTTTTCAAGCAGAACAATTCTAAAAATTATTTCTAAGATTGGTATATATTCATATTGTACTACCTCTTCTTATATGTGTTGGTGACTGTACTACAGTTCTTGTAGTATGGTCACTGATAATTCTTAAATATTATAGCGGAATGACGAGCAATGGAAGCTCACTTGGCTCATAACCAAGAGTATGCAGGTTCGAGTCCTGTTTCCGCAACTCTCCTACTTTTTGTAGGACGGTCGGTTTCGGATCGTGAGTTGTTGAAACTCAAAATAAACTTAGTAATAAGGATAAAGCAGGAATGTCTTTAGTTCGCATAAGACACTGCGACTGCGCATAGTAGTTTGACGGAAAACACAGATAATCTATACCAAACCTAAAACCAGAGGGCTACTGCTAATGATATGGCTTGGTAGGGGCGATGAAAAACGCTCTGTATTAACATGGAAACATGGGTATGATTACTGTCTTATTGGTGCGATTTCTGCAAGAAAAAGTGCTGATATTGATTGTTGCAACGTTTCTTAATGCGAAAGCATGGAACAGAACAATGAAGCAAGTCGATAGCAAGACGAACAGAATGGTGATGATTGGGCTGTACTCAAAAGGTACAGATGGTCAAATGTACACCTCATCGTTCATATTATGCGAAATATTAATTACAACATACTTTTGAAGAAGAAAATATAATGCATATTTATATCAAAGATCAAAAATTAATAAATTAATAAAAGAACAAGCAAAAGTGTGTATGACCGCAAAGAGACAAACAACTTATTCATCTGCAATATGATGACATATAGCACTCGCAAGGTACTATATGAGAAAGTACAAGTAGACGCAACCGTAAGAGATTTGCACTCTCTGAACCTCGCAAAGGACGATGTATCGAAAGGAAATCTATAATGCTTTGTGGTAAGAGTTTGCCAATTTTTTGCAAAATTGGTGTTGTTGTTACCTACAGTCTAATCGACTGTGTGATAAATTGTGTCCAACCACAATAGATGGTAACGTGTTAGGTCAATATCTCAGCCTAAAGAAATAAAGTCTCATGTGAAAGCATGAGATTTTTTTATTTTTGAGTGTGTAGCTCAGTTTGGCAGAGCACTCGACTTTTAATCGAGTTGTCGATGGGTTCAAATCCCTCCACGCTCATTACTATCCTACTTTGTAGGAAATAAATTTAAGGATGTGAAAATTATTTTATTAATTAACAAAACAGAAGCCTTTGCAATGAGGAAACTTATCGGAAAAGAGAATATAAAAAAGACTTATAGTGGTCATGCAAAGTATTATCTGGTTGAAGATGACCAGAATTTAAAGGCTTTGAGTGATTATAGAAAAAGTAAAATCGTTGGATAGAGACGAAATTTAAAATGAAAGGTGGTCGGAAACCATCGCAAAGAAAAAGAAATTAAAAGAAGATGGAATCTTATTCTGTGGCAGTAATGCAACGGATGTAACTGGTTCTATGACTTTAATTAAATTTGGTGGAAAACAGATTTTATTGGAGTGCGGTCTTTATCAGGATAATTCTTATCTTGAGGCATATAAAATCAATTCTGAAAAATTTAAATTTAATCCAAATGAAATAGATTATGTTTTTGTTGGACATACACATATTGACCATATAGGTCTTTTGCCTCGACTTGTCAAAGAAGGATTTACAGGGAAAATCATTCTTACATATGCCACTTCTGTAATGGCAAAATATCTTTTACTAAATTGTGCTTTTATTGTAGCTGATGAAGCTAGAGTATTATCTAAAAGATATGGGCGTGAATACGATCCGCTATATTCGGAAGATGATGTATGGAATACAATCAAGCTATTTCATGTGTATGACGAGTATGATTCATTATATCAGTTAGATGATGTGATTACATTTCAGTGGTTGAAAAATTCTCATTGTGTAGGAGCTGCACAGTTACAGTTAATACTTAATGATGGATTGAAAAAACGCAAGATTCTCTATACTTCTGATATTGGTGCGCTAGAAACAAAGAATCATTATGTTGAAAATACTGAAATTCCACAGTTCTTCAATGATCTCACAATTTTAGAAAGCACTTATGGAATTAATACAAGAGTATCAAAGAAAACTCGTGAATTCGATGTAGAACACCTAAGAGTTGCAATTAATACTGTATTAGAGAGACAAGGCACTATTGTACTTCCTGCGTTTTCATTTTCAAGATCACAGGAATTATTAACAACATTATATCTTTTATTTGGAGAAGATGAAACATTTACTACACCTATTGTAGTGGACTCTATGCTCACATGTGATATTTGTGATGCATATGGCAATGTGTTATTAGATAATAATCGTGAACTTTGGGATAAGGTTTACCATTGGGAAAATGTAGAATACATTAGGGAGAAAACAGATTCACAAGTATGTGTATTAGATAGTACACCGAAAATAGTGATTTCTTCTTCTGGTTTTTGTACAAATGGTAGGATTCTTGCTTATCTTAATCAATATCTTAAAGATATTAATTCTATGATTATTTTCTCAGGATTTGTTGGAGACAATGATTCTTATCTTAGTTATCGTATAAAAAATGGTAAAACTAATAAAACAATTAATATTAATAAAAAACCAGTACCTAATAGAGCTGATTGTATTACAATGAGTACCTTTTCATCTCATGCTAACTTTAATGATTTGTTAAAATATGGTGGTAATTTGAATACTAATCTGCTTGTATTGGTACATGGTTCTATTGAAGCCAAGAATTGTTTAAAAGAACATTTAAAGGAAGAAATTTCAAAAAATGACAGAACTTATAAAGTTAAATGCTCTGAAAAGGGCATGATTATTCCTTTATAGGAAAATATTATGAAATTGGAGGCTAATAGCCTATGAAAGATATTAAAACAAGTATGATGCTTTATCAAGGTGAACAGTTTGAAACTGATGATCTTGAAAACAGAAGACTCTTTATTAATGATATTATTGACTCAGATGTTATTGATACTATTGTGTATCATATTTTACGTTATAATCGTGAAGATAAAGATATACCAGTTGAAAATAGAAAACCGATTTTATTGTATGTAAATACAAATGGAGGCTCAGTCCCAGATGGATATGCGTTAATTGATGCAGTAATGACAAGCAAAACACCTGTCTATACAATAAATCAGGGATATTGTTATTCAATGGGATTCTTAATTTTTATTTCGGGCAAGAAACGTTTTGCTATGCCAAATTCAACTTTCCTCATGCATGATGGCTCAAGTTTTGCATGGGATTCTACTGCTAAAATGAAAGATCGAGTTGATTTTGAAGCAGGACAAGTTGAAGTGCATACAAAGAATTATATTATTGGACAGACAAAAATTGATGAGAAGCTTTATGATGAGAAATATCGTGTTGAATGGTATTTTTATCCAGAAGAAGCTAAATCAGTTGGTGTTTGTGATTATATTGTTGGTAAAGATTGTACAATTGATGAAATTATTTAAGGAGGGCGCACTGCTCTCCTATTTTATTGGAGAAAAAGGAGATTGAAAAATGGCAGCTAGTAAATTAAAGTTCACAAGAACAACTACAGACAAATTAACAGTAAAGGCAGGTACACTCTCAGAGGATTGTACTACTATTACATACACAGATGAGAATGATATGGAGCAGGAAGTAAAAGTAGCTGATCTGCTTACTTCATTTAAGAATCAGGTAATTGATTTTACTGTTGCATTAAAAACAGATGAGGAGCTAGATGTTCCGTCTGATGAAGAGTAAGAAGGGATGTGATTACCATAACTTCTTATAAAAGATTTGAGGACGAAACAGATGAGGAGCTTATATATAGAATCTGTAAAGAAAAAGATAAAATTGGTTCTTGGCAAAATGTAGCAGATGTGATTAATGAACTTACTGGTAACGATTATGGTGAAAGCACCTATCGTAAAAAATACCAAGCGTTTAAGAAAATGTTAGATGCTAATCAATCGAAGTTTGTTGATTCTGACGCACAGTTAAAAGAGATTGAGATTCAGAAACGTAAATTAGAAAAAGAACGTAAGAAACTTCAAAGTGAAAAAATTGAATATAATAGATGGCTACGTGAAGACGCAAGAGATGAAATGATTGTAGAGAAAATTGAAGATGCTATATCTACTCTACCTCAGTTATCTACGCCTACTCGTATTCCGTCAATGCCAGTATTCAATAAAAAATCTTGGATTCTTGCTATCAGCGATTGTCATTATGGATGTGAATTTGAAATAAAAGATTTTTATGGAAATATTATAAATGAATATTCACCTGAAATCTTTGAAGAAAGAATGACTTGTCTGTTTAATCAAGTTATTGATAAAATAGATGAACTTGGAATTGATGAGTTATCAATTGTAGAACTTGGTGATGGTATAGATGGACTTCTCAGAATGTCACAACTTATGAAATTGAGATATGGTGTGATCGAATCAAGTATTCGTTATGCTGATTATTTAGCTAATTGGCTGAATAAATTAAGTGGTTATGTACGCATAAAATTTCAAATGGTTTATGATTCTAATCATAATCAGTTGAGATTATTAGATGGAAAGAAAAATACATTTCCAGATGAGAATGTTAGTAAAATCATGATAGCTCTTATAAAAGAGAGATTAAAGGGTAATGAGAATATTGTTATTTTGGAAAATCCTACTGGTATGACTTATTCTATGATGTCAACATACTGCGTTGTAGGTTTCCACGGAGAGAAAAAGAATTTAAAGAATAACTTATTAGAGATGTCTCGTACCTATGGAGTCCACATAGATTACACTATTTCTGGACATCTTCACCATGATAGCCTTAAAGAAATTGGAATGGATTCTGCTACTCTTTCAGTAGGTTCTGTAATCGGCATAGATCCATATGTCATGAGATTAAATGCAGCCTCAAATGCTTCATGCTCTATGTTTGAGTTTAAAGAAGGTATGGGAAGAACTGCGGAATATGTTTTTAAATTGAATTAAATAATAATTGTAGTCCACTGTTCGGCTCAGTTCGGAGCAATTGTGAAAGCAGATATTCACAGCTACGTCAATTGTAATCTGAGATTCCATACCCACATCTCAGACTGATTTAAAAAGTTA